ATGGTAGCAGTCTAGCCATTCCTGTGGCTTGTGGGCGATCTGAGAGCTTCTGAGATATCTTACAGGTGGATAGATTGGTTTTAGATAGGCTATTGTAGTTTTCTCATGCGGGTGGGCCTAGGCCATTGATTTGTAAGAAATTACAGGCTCATGAAATAGTATCCAATTGAGCCTGTTAAATCTTTAGGTTAGTAAATTGAATTTACCGTAGATTGGTAAGTATTCTGATAGCCCTTTCTAATGTAGGCTTGGTGGGGCGAATCTAATGTTGCGAATAGCAGCGCAACCTTCTCTGCGACAATCTATCCTACCGTCGCCAGCGGTGGTTGACTGATAGCAGTTGCATTTGAGGTTCATGTCGCTCATTCGATATGACCCTCGCGAATGACTTGGCCTTCCCAGATGCCATCCGAATCGAGAGCGTCACCTATCTCGTCGGCTGCCTGGTCCTCATTATCGACATAGGCCATGCGAAAATTACCGGCATCCACAATCTCCAGTTTCTTACCATCTAGATTTGGGCCTGTTGCTGGTTGAACCGTAAAGACGGCGACGTATGACATTTTCATGGTTGATACCTCTTTGTGGTTAGTAGGTTTCTTTAATCTCTCTACCTAGCTGAGCGTCAGCGTCGTACAGGTCATGCTTGATGTGGTGCTGGTTGACGGCCTGCTCCTTGGACTCTGCGAATTGCCAGACCCAGGCCGCTACTCCATCGCTATTTACAGCCTTCTTTGCTTCATGGTCAGACTCGGAAAACGCTTCAATAGTGCCTTCGTATGTCTCTACGGTTAGAAACCGTTTCATGTGTGTAGTCGAGTCCTTGGTGACATCAGCAACGATATCGCTAAGTAGGTCATGCAGATTGCTGTGGTCTGCCCTATTGAATTGTCTGGCGACCTCTGCGATTTGCTCCGACGTTATAACGTCGCCGCCAGCCTGGAGATGGGCTATATCTCTTATTTCTTCTGCCGTATAGCCAATGTGGGCAGGATAGTCCTTGCGAAAGTCCTCACTCATGATTGGTGCCTCTTTGTGATTGTTTGACGATCCATTCTCTCAATTGGCGACCGCACCTACAATAGCTAGACTAGGCTATTTGATCGTGCCACCGAATAATGTCCAGAAGCAAATGAAGAAGGTCACGATACAGACGGCGGCCACGTTAGGTTCCGTTGGAAATATAACCGCCACAACGATGCTAGATATGCCTGCTATTATAAACAGTATTACCTTGAAGATCATGACGTTAATATCTCCTCTATGTATACGATCCACGATAGGTGGCCGTTGACTGGAGCAAGCTGTTTGAGGCGTCTTTTCACGACTCTCCTTTTAAGAGATGCCAGTCTGCGTTTGCCTGCTGTATTGAGCGATTGCTTCCTTGGCATCTTCTGGCCGCAGCATTTGCAGGTGGTCTTTGGGCTGGTATGTGTCCTGTAATAGTGTGTGTGCATCCAGCAGAGTTTGTCGCAGGTGCCCTTGACGAGCAAGGATCGGGCACTGTTCGACAGTCCACCTCGACACCCAATCGACCTCTTGGCTCGTTCAAAAGTGTATGTTCTTCCTCGAGCCTCTTTGGTGGGCCTGGACATGATCTGTCGACGTTCGCTATTGCTTAGTCGATCAAGACCTCTCACGATCTGATGCGCCTGGGGTGTTCGCTGAACCGTCTATTTCGCAAATGGATTCGTTTGCCTTCCTTGTAGTATTCACAGGAAGGAGCGTGTTGTCGCCAGTCGGTCTGGGCAATCTCACAATTGCACCTACTCCATGCCGCACTCATGTCAGCCCTGTCTTGCTCTCCCTGTGTGACTTTGGGAGGCTTGGGTGCGCTGGCGTTGGCGGTCGAAACGAGATCAGCGCCCTCTTTAACCCATCGCATCAGCGTGGTCAGACTGCCTTCGCAGATGTGAGGGTAGGTGGTAGAATCGCACCAGCCACACTTCTCTTCCTCTTGGCTTGACGGCGTTCTATCCTTGAAGTATTTGATACTCCAGCCTAAAAACAACATTGCCTCGTGCCATGTGGAAACAAACATGCCGTCTATTACATCGTCGACGGTTAGGAAGCCGGTTTGGTTCATATCTAGCTTTCGACCGTTCTGCGACAATTCCAGGTAGTAGCCGTGACCGTGTAGATTGGTCATGCAATCCTCGACCGTGATGATCCACCAGCCATTGACTAGGATTTCAGCGACGACATCACCGACCTGGATTACGCCAATGGCATCATCTCGTAGACCGTGACCTCTTAGCTTTTCCATAATTTACCTCGATGCTTTAACAGCTTGAAGGGTGATTGGTTGCCAATACAGGTCTAACTCGAAATCGTATCTGAGCAATTCCTGTATGGGGACGTAGCCTAGCTCTGGGAAGCCCATTCCAAGGTCGCACATGCCAAACGCCTGTATCTGCTCTGGCGTGAGATCCTTTTCGATAACGTGGTAGTCGGCAGCGCCTCTGAAATAGTGAAGATGCACAATGGCATTGTCACCTTGGCCGTCTGTCTCGCCAATCTTAGGCATCTTGTCGATGGTGGCGGCAAGCTCTACCAGCATTTTCCTGAAGAAGTCACCTTCTTCGCCATTGCAGGAAGTCGCCATAACTACAAGCTGCTTTCTGCCTATAAAATGTTGCAGCGATGATATCGCAGCCTTTACGTTTTCCATAATTTTAGCCTCGCTGTGGTTTATTTCAGTCTCAATGGTAATTCATTCAGCCGAGTCCTACAATTATTCTTGGAGGTGTAAATTCAATTAGCCTCTTTGTGGAATTTTTTATTATGCCTGTAAATTCTCCATTGGTTCCTTGGTAAATGCCAGAGGACTAAAATTATCACATATCCAATCACAAGAACCAGGCGCAGAGCCAATTTGCCCTATCACGAATCAACAAAGGCCAATCTCACGGCAATATGCTGAATACTGGACTCGTTAGGTAATTTCTCTATCGTTCGCTCACCAGCCTGGTATCTGCGGTCATACTCGTCATGGTCGAAATCAATGCGGCTGGAAACGATAGTCCCTTGTTTGCTGGCCAGGACCGAATCTTTGAAGTCGCCGTTTATATGCTTGTGTCGAGCGGCGGTGTTGACGTAGATGTGCGCCCAATATTCACCGTCTGTGGTTCGGTCGACATGAATCTCACCGCCTGGAAAACAGATGCGATGCTGTTCAGGCTCTTTCTTCTTGCGCTTGTCGCCGAACACATTGATGATTACAGGCTTCATGATTTATTCCTTAATTCAAGTGTGTCCAGTTGTTTCTTTTTGACTGCCTCTATCTCATGAGCCTTGCAATTCATTTGCATCCAGCCTTTGTCAGTGTAGGTTGACACGTAATGCGTGTGGCCCTTTTTCAATGCGAGTGAGTGAGGCGGTTGTTTGCAAACAGTCTGTTTGCCAGGCCATAGCCAGAATAGGCGCTTGATATTCTCGTGAGTCTGGTACAGTTTCGATCTGGCCTCATCTTCGCTGTTGGCCTCGATATCCACGTTAAGCCAGGACTGTTCGCTAAATGGTGTGCGTGAGCCTACGACGCAGCCCATGAAACATGCCGTGTATTTCACTTTGAATTCTCCTTTATGAACTTTTTGGCTGCCGCTTTGAGAGTGCAGACCTTATCTGACAGCGATGTGAATAGGCCGTCTGTTTTGACATGCGTCGACCTGTTTGCTTCTGCCACCTGACGCTGCATACCAAACCAAGGCGCATTGTCCCAGATATTTAATGGAATGTCATTCAGGTGTTCATCTGCGCTTCTCAACAGTCTATCTTTGCCTATATAGTTCGCTACGGCAGCGACAACGTTAGGCGATGAGAATTGACCGTAGTATTCGTCATGAGTGAATTCCCTGTCCATGTATTGCTTGCGAGTTATCACCTGATAATCTCGATCTGGACGTACTTGTAGCCTTTGTCGATCCAGTGATTCGCCGTTCTGACGGTTCGCATATACAGGTTCCATCTTTCGCCGTCGATTCTCAGATAACCAGCCTGGTTGGTTCTTTCGATCTTCACTCTGTTCTTGCCTGGTCGTCGTTTGGGAATCACCTCGATAACTTTAGCTTTCGTGACGTTGAAGAATAAATCAAGTTCTTCCGCACAAAGAGCTTGACCTTGACTCCAACCATACTTACAGGATTGATAGTCGCCCTGTAGAAGATTAAACGTCATGGTAATTGGCCCTATGCCGTCAATCGCCATTCGCCTTGCGTCTGTCATTTTCATGGGAATATAGCTCCTATGATTTGTTGAATTACAAATAGGCTTACAGCGCCAGACGCTATCAACAATAAGCAGCCTACCGCTGGCATGTCACGTTTAGATGGTTGATGCATTACAGGCACCAAATCGCAATATCCGCAATCCTCATCTTCGCAAAGTGGCCTAAGAATTATAGTCTTGCGTCTTTCGCCGCATCTTGGACACTCGTATTCTTGTCTAGGCATTTGAGACATGAGTAACCTCCTGCATTTCACCCACCGTCATGTAGGTGATAAAATCCAAGTCCATCGGCTCGACCGATAGACACATGCTGTTATGAACCCTGACCATTTGGCCTCTGTGATTGTTCCAGTACATCAGATCGCCTACTTCCAAATCAGCGCAGACAATATGACCTGGCACACGATTCACCTTGAATACGGCGTATCGACGCGGTATACCCGCTATCGCAATATTGAATTGATTTATTTTCATTGCCTTACTTTCACCCAGCCTCGACGTTCCAGGCATTGGACGGTGAAGTCTCGAAAAAGAATGGGATTTAGACCGCCTCTACCACTCCAGGCCATTGCTCGTTGTTCTGCGATTATGGCGCACTCGTATTTGTCCTGGTCGATGGATGCTTTGGTAGGGTGTCGCAGCAATGTCGGTGCGCAGCCTACCAAAAAGAGAGTCACTATTAGAATCACTATTGCCTTCATATTATTCCTCCTCGCCAACCATAAGCAGCAAGCAAGTCTCAGCCTGCTCGACAATGTGAGGGTCCATAGGCCCTAACTCCATCGCGCCCTCATTGTAGTGCGTGATCTTGCTTGCAAGCAGGACACCGGCCGTGACCTTGCCTTCAAGAATATCGAACATGGAAAGAATGCCTTCGAAAAGAATGGCTCGCTCCAGGACTTCTGGCGTGGCGTTCTCAGCCGATTCGTCGCTCAGTAGCACTGACAGGTCGCGATTCAAGATACGTCGCATTTCATCGAGTGCCTTTTCCTGGTCTTTTGGTGTTGGGTATTTCCTGCTCATATTGTGCCGTCCTCTTCAAGTTCTCTGATATGCCGAGCGCCAGTTACGACGCCTACAATAATACTTTCGACCCATTCCATTGCGGTGATTTCGTCAGCCAGCCAGATAGAGGCCACGTTCAGCGGCATTAAATCTTGCGCTGATTCCTCTGCCGCTTCGATGTCACCACAGTCGCACAGGTCGTACATGATTCCATCGCTGCCTAATGCAAAGTAGCGACTCATTTGAGGACACGAAGTAAATTTACGCACTCGTTGTAGGCACCATTTAACATGCCGCTTTTCTTGCGTAATTCTTCGCCTCCAATCTCGCCGTCGCAGCACAGATTCTCTGGCGACAGGTCGCACTCGATGTTGTCGAGCATCGAAAGAGCCTCTTTCTTTGTGGTAGGCATTTCCAACGAATTCACTTTGCTGCTGGGAAACAGGTTGCGCCATTTGTTTTGGCTTTCGATGTACGCCTTCAAGTTGATGTTGTCTGTCATAATTTATCCTTTTATTAGCTCAGTCTATTAAAAAATCAAGACCTGAATCAATCGGTACACAAGTGAGATTAGGCAATTCCAAATAATACCCATCTACACCACCTATTGGATCGGCAAAAGCATAGCCACCTGGAATGCGATAGAAGCAATATCCTAAGCGTATTAGTTTTTTAATGAGATGCATAATTCAACCTCTAGCTGTGAGTGTAGCCGTCTGGTTCGATTCCCAACCACATGCCTGCCCAACGTACCATGATGCAATTACATCCTTGTTGGACTGTGCGCCTAAATTGACGATACGATAATTCAGTGCCGTTGCAGCCTCTAATGACTGGCGACTCTCTATCAAATACCTTCTTGAGCGCCACCCTTTGTTCTCGTGTTAGGTTCATGGTTTGTGCCTCGACTGTGGTCAATTCAGATTCGATAATGAACCATAAATCCCATACCTACAAGCATTTTCGGTGATATCCTACTCTCTCAGATCGTCGCTGTCAGCGGGTATTTTGGGCTTGATGCTGGTATCAAGCATTAGTTTCCTGGGCTTAGACGCGATCTGGTGAAGCCAATTTACGAGCCTGATGGCTCATACAGTGGCATATCAGCCAGTTTCAGGATTGTCTCTGCTGTCAGTCGCAGGTCGTCGTCACTCCACACCAGCCAGTTAGTGGCCTTTACCCAGCGGCTAGTTGCACTGTGCCAGTGGTGACCTGCCGGTGCTATCAGCACACCACCTTCGTCGTTGAAGCAGGCCAAGTGTTCGTCAATTCTGCACAACCACCACCTGGAACCGTACTCTTTGACAATCTGCTTACCTCTTTTTGAGACACCCTCGACCTCGATTGTCGTGACGCTCTCGTCACCAAGCCAGCCTATGTTTTTTGCATCTTGCATGATTCGATCCTCTTGTGGTTAATAAAATGGCCGCCCGAACTGCACCGTCCAGTCGCGTCTCTTTCAGCCTTAATTGCTAGGTGCTGGCATATGAGACTAGCGGCCAAGTGTTAAAGATACACGTATTCAACTCAACCTACAACGCTCTTTTTCTTGATACCTCATGATGTAATTCCAGACCGCCAGGTCACCCATCGCGTCAACATAAACGCAACCGATTGATCTGGCGTAGGTTCGAAAGTAGACCACTAGAGTGTCGACCTTTCATCATGCAAATCTTTCACAAGAACGCTCTCGTAACCTTTGATGTATGCCGCTCTTTCCAGATCATCCGTGTAGTTGCCTTGCCTGGACCGTTCGCTTGCAAAAGCAGCATCTCGACCTTCTTCATAGGCTCTCGTCGCATGTGAGTTTGCCCACTCAGAAGGATCGGTGCTGTAATTTTCCTCAAGCCAGTCGCGAATTTCTTTCGCGCCTTCTGCGTCAGACCCGTCCTGATAAATGTTGACCGTTTCCAACAGTAGGCCGTTCTCGTCTGTGATATTGATGTATATGTCCACCGTTTTCACCTCCATTTCCATCCATTTCGATTGTAGGTGCGACCCTGAAATTTATGATGCTGTCGCAGGGGCTTCTGCTTGATTGCGCCCAAGAAGTGAACTCAGGCGAGAAGTCAATTCGGTCTACCATTGCTTGTGAGCAGGCTTTTTGCGTCGGGTGCTTTTGTTGGCGCGACGTTTGCCTTCTGGTTTGGCAGCGCGACCAAATGTTCCTGCCGCTCGTCTACCACGTTTCTTGATTGAGCCTGCGTTCGACTCACTTTCGTTTTTCATTTGGCTTCTCCTTAGCAGGTGGGTAGTATCCAAATCCTCTCCAGTTATGTCCGCATCTAAGCATCATATCTCTGGAATCTCAATTTCGTTGCCCTCTTCGTCATGCAGGTTATCGTACTGGTACAGCCTGTAAACGTCAGTCCAATACGCGCCGCAACTACAGCAGGCTATATTCTGAGTGGCCTGGCCGTTGCTGATATCTACTGGCCCACCTTCAACGACATTATCCTCGCAGACTGGACATCGTTCGTCCACTTTGTACTCAACCTGTGAGATTGGGTCGCTCATGCCGCTACTCGAAGGAGACCGCGACCAAGATTTGCGTTTTGGAGGTTGCGACTCTCACGCTTTGCGGCGTTGATGGAAGGAATGTTTTTCTTGCTGCCCCACATTCCAGTGAAGATTACCTTACCGGCCATATCTCTTATGATGTGGCCTTTTCTGATGTACTTCTGTTCCATAGCTTCTTACCTCTTGTCATGTGATCCAGATTCTATAGTGACGTATTCCGACCACGCCTACAACTCATCTGTTAGGAAGTATTGTCTCTGTCGAATATCTTCCTATAGTCGGTGACCAGATCACAGGCATCGATGATTCGACCATCCTCGTAAACCAGAACTGCGCGTAATTCCTCGTCCGTGCCGCACTCGTTAGGCTCGCGCAGTCCCTTTCTGACCTCCACTCCGTGATCAATAATTATCTGGCCCATTTCCGCGTACCACTCTGCCTTCGAATCGTACAGATCAGGCTCGCGTTTGCAATCAACCTTGGTAACGCCACCGACCGACAGGCCACACATCGTTTGTGTTACTGACAAAAATTGGAAGCTAGGCTCCACTGGTTTTCTCCGCTGGTGGATAGAGTCCGTCAAGTGCTTCATTGAGCCCGTCGATGTCGACCTTCATCAGTGCGCCGCTCGATGCCTCCGGCAGATCAAGAAACTTATCACACTCAGGCCATGCCTCAAACAACCCCTTTGTGGATTTGACGACCTGTAGAATCTCAATCACGCCTTGCACTATTTCGATGATTGGCGCGGAAACCTTTTCCGCATCTTTACATGCAAGAACGTACCTAATCTCGATTTCGATTGCGGCGGCCTTTGATATGAGACCTCTTTTTACCAGACCTTCGATGTGGTTATAGGAACTCCTCGAACAGTTCTCGGAGCTAAACTGCGCCATTTTTTCTGGCAGGCTTAAGTCGTACACACTTCGCATAATACAAAGCCTGTCCATCGACATACCCCTGGAGAAATTACGGAATTGAAACGACTCGTTGATTGTCGGCTCAATAACACCTTTCCTGCGCGCTTTCTTCTTGGCCTTGACCGTAACAATCGACAGCGGAATATCGTCGTGCATGGAAAGCATGGAATCTGCCAAGGTAGTGATTTCCTTCTTCATGCTGCCGTAAATGATATCGTAGATATCCAGGGCCGCAGCCTGCTCGATTTTGTTTATGGCTTCGTGAGCCTTCTTCGATACGTCCCTGAAAAAGCTATGGAGAATATCCCCTTTAACCGCTTTGCTCAGAGAGACTGACCTTCTCACTTTTGTCTCTTTCATTTGGTTTCTCCTCCGGCACACAGCCGTCCATTATTAAAAATACGATCAACAAGATCAAACACAAATCCCCTATTGCGTTCAATTGAAGTTCAACGCTTCCCCTGGTCTGGGTTCCCTATACGTTGACTCTCTCGCATCGTCCTGTCTTGATGCCTTGTTAGTGTCTGACCTTGCCACTAATGCTTTTAGATTTGGCCCGTATGAATTTGGTGTATCCGAACCCTTCTCGCTTGATTCGTCCGTATCGTGTCTCGCTCCGGTCATCCTTGATCCCCTATTTGTTTATCGCTTCATGTCTATTATAGCCCAATCAAACCACTCCTAATTCACTTGCCTGTAGGGGGGTTTGTGGTGGTCGAGGCACTCTGCCTGTTCGTTGCGAAGAATCAAAGCGACCTCGCTCAACGAGAAAGGCTTCCATAGTCCAAGTAGATACTTTGCTGAATCCACACCTACATCAAGCTGACAAGGCGCTCTTGACAAATTGTTATGACAGTGGCCGTGTAAATTCCAGGAGCCATAATGCATCTTGTTCCATGACCTGAATGGGTAGTGACTCATTATGAGCCTATATACGCTGTCGTCCACGCACATCTTCTGCTCATGATAGGGTTTGACCCACTCGAAATAATCCTTGTTCCTAAGATTCAGGCCCTTATCGTGGTTACCTATTACAAGATACTTTCTGCCGTTCAACAGGCTTAAAATCTCGCTGGTCTTTTCTCCTTTCGACATGGAGAAGTCACCCAGGATAAACGTGTGTCCATCTTCTGGAACCCACCTGTTCCACTCGTTAATAAAGCACCTGTCCATATCATCGACGCTATCGAAACCATCCCTGTACTTAGAGGCATGGTGATGAGCGCCGAAGTGTTGATCAGCCGTGAAGAATGTCTTGAGTGGATTCATGATCTCTCCTATGCTCTCAGATCATTTCTAAGAGCAGGTAATGGGTTGCTGATATGCTGGCATCAGTCTGTTGTTTCCTGTGGCTGTGAGTGCGTTCATGTGCTGCGTCACATAGATACATTAGGTTTTCAATCTTGGCTGGATAAAAGAAGAGGCTGGACACGAATGTCCAGCCTCGCTATTGGCACTGATGGCCTACGACTTGCCAGATGCGGCGGGAGTCTTTGTGATTGCTTGGTACAACGTCGAAGCGTCCTGACGAATGCACGGTGAACCACGTTCGGCGTCCTTGGTTACGATCCCCACGACAGGGAACAGTGCAACCATTTCGCCAGCCTGACGGCGAGCGGTGCCGATCTTGTAGCCAGCGGCCAAGTAGAAGTCTGTGAGCGACTTCTGGGTAAACTCGCCTGCTTTCTCCAGCATGGAGACGGCCATACGAGTGTAGACACTTGGTGCCTTCTCGTTGTTCGCGCTAACGAACAGATTGATCGCCTTCTCGCGAGACTTCTTATCGAGCTTGTCGATAGCCGCGAGAGTGTCCGCCATGCTCTTTCGAAGGTTGGCAGCCGTGGGGTTCTTCCAACGGCCCACAATCAGATCGAACAGGCTGTGGTGATCGCTACCCAGGCGGGTAGTGATGATGTCGCTGGCAGTATGAGTTTCGAGGCTCATACGTGGGGCGGCAGGCTCTTTGGGCTTAGCGTCTGCTTTCTCAGCAGCCTTCACCGCTATTTTTTCAGCCGCCAGTCTTTTCTTTTTCTGAGCCTTTGTTTCTGGTTTGATGTCTGCGTTCACCTCTGCTACTGCATCAGCAGTTTCAGCCGTGGCGACCGCGCTTTCAACATCTGCCTCGTCAGCGTTATCGCTGGCCTCCGCAATTGTTGCCGCTTCTTCGATGGCCTCATCAGTGAGAACATCGTCAGCAGGTTTCGCTGCTGGTTTTGCCGTTGCTTTACCCATAATTAAATCCTCTTTCTGGTTTGTATTCCTGACTGTTCCAGCCAGACCGTGAGCATACTATAGCCCCGATAATACACTCCTACAACCATCCCCGTAGGAAGTATCCGAGCCACCTAATTGGCTTTTTCGCATATATAAGATGATGGTCAAGTATCATGGCAGCACCAATCCTACAAGAAGCACAGCACAATAACCTAGTGAGCGCACAACACAATAACCTAAAAATGGTACGAGCAGGCTTTGGCCTGCTTTTCGTCGGCCCAAACGCAGGCTGTGGCCTGACGCCTAGGTGATTGCAAATGCAAGCATAGACGGTCGTAAGAGGGCTTAATGACTGCCTTTCTGGTCATTAGCGATATCCCCTTGACCTATTCATTTGTCGGGCAGAACCTTTCCGATGCCTTTCTCCTATAGAAAAATGCCGAGCCGAATCTAGCACTCGAGCCGTTTCTATATACACGTATGTGAATTTGTGAGGATATTTCTGGAATTCACGAATGTCGTGAATTATGGCACTAAATGTACACCCCAGGATTGAGTCTTGGCTGTCTCAGATCGCCCAGAGCGAATAGTCGGGGTCTTTGGCTTGTGCTGGTATCGATTGAATATGCGGATCGCTTAGATCGACGCTGGTTAAAATTGGCGGGGATCGAGACAGTCGGAGGTGGTGACTGCCCAGACTTTTCCGACGAGAGCGGTCACTCTCGTTAGTCTGGCGAACTCGATCCCGCCGTTGGTGCAATCGTTTCTGTCATTGTTGTCCTGAAAGTATCGTTGCATCAAGATCGTTATCAAAAATATTATAGCAGCTAATTCATAGCCTTATGAGGAAGTATCGTCAGGAATATCGTTACATTTTTGTTAGAAAAACCGTCTAGTTTTTCGTGCGACTTTCTGGACAGAATCCTGGCGACATTCTCTTTTAGCTAAGTATAAGGTAATATGTGGGTGGTGTGGCCCCCAGGCCGAGCGAAGAAAGACTGGTCCTCATTTTAGAAGCAATCTCGCGTCATTAGCTCCGCAAGTGCAGGGGTGTGTGGCTCCCATAGTGCGATTACACGCGGTCATATGGTCACCATCAACCTCAAGCATCTTACTCAATACCTCTCTAAGCGAATCGACAAGCTGACAACACCCGCAAGACGACGCTCCACAACTTCCTGGTACACCTGTCATTATTTGATCCCCGTTTTTAATTTCTCTCTGAACATTGCCGAATCTACAGCAAGGTCTGCATTGGCAAGATGAGATGTCATCGTGAACCTGTGGGTGTACTTTCTATCATCATCTTCAAAATAGTTGTTTGACCTTTTCATGTTTCTCAACAACCAGCGATATCGTTTGGCCTGAATTTTGTCTCGCGCTTCGTGACTCATTTCACCCTCCAATTAAAGTTGTCCCCGGCTTTTGGTGACAAGGCAGCTTCCAATTGGAAAGCTGGCCGGGGCCTCGAAGGATTAAGCTGCCATCGCTAGAGGCTGGAACGAATCCATACCTACAAACTCTGACATATCTGCTTCTTCCTCGACAAACTGTTCGTTTGCTTTTACTTTAGAGGCGGTTACGCCGCTTACGCGAGTCGTCTTCCGTGATTCCGTATACCATGTCGAAACCGATCACCCCCATCAAAAACTGTCTGTCCGGATTTCGGGTCAATTGGCAGCGACCCTATCCTGTTGCTGCTTCTATTGCTTCAACCTTGCCAAAGATGAAACTCAAAGTGACTAACTCGACAAACAGCTTATGGTGGAGGTGGCGGGAATCGAACCCGCGTCCACAATACCTACTAACACAGCCTCAAACGACCATAAGTTTCCAACGAATTCATTCTTACATATTGCGAGTGAGTTTACAACCCACAAGTGTGTTTGTCCTTTCGACGCGCCCCACAGAGAATACAACCGTTGCTTCCAAGGCAACCGCGATTTTCTCTGTTGACGGAGGCTCTCAGCTTTCGAAGTCTGGTAATTTCACCCGCGTAATATTCCGGATCAATCTTTACCATTTTAATTAGGTCTTTATTTGCCATTTGCACCAAACTCCTGCCAATCCTCAACCGTCTGCTTGATGTAGGCCGTGTCGTGGTTAGGCATTTGCTTTTGGAATATCAAAAGATGTTTCGCGCACAGAGACATCGCACCTGTCTGACCATGCTCGTCTGGCTCGACCTCAGTCACTACGAAAACCGGCACGGCCGCGCATCGCACTGACGTATGACATGAGCCGCCAATTGTAAATGGATTGTATTTTTCTATATCCGTTTGGCACTGCTCAATATCAACAGGTTCCAGTGGCGATATCGCATCTTTCGACGGATAGATGTGACCATTCGCACACCTGTCATTTCCATTAGGTCGTCTTTCTCTGCTGACGCCTTCGGTCTTACAAGTTGGGCATAATCCGTAACTCATTTTACTCTCCTTGATTTGCCGTGCTTTCAACCGTTGTTTCACCGAATTTTATGATGCCGTGAAACTGTGGTCCGAATCGTCGCCAAAAGCCGAAACGATTGCGACGGACAGTTCTGAAGAATCCAGTGACCCCACCGTCCATACGGTTAGCTATCTGGTTTTTATTTAACCATGACGCTTTGCATGGGCCTTCGTGACCTTTCACTTCACTATAGAAAATCATCGCTTGACAACCTTCTTTTCGCCACACTTTTTACAGACGTAGGTGCTTGACCCCTTTGTGTATCCAAGATAGAAGGCCAGTGCAAGTAGAAAACATATTTGCAGAAGAATTCCAACCATGCCTGCCGCGTTACTCATGCCGGTAACCATACGAGCATCGATTCGCCCTCGACAAGATCATCTTCATGCGGCGAGTAGTTGCAAGGCTTGCATACGTAGGTAGTCATGCATCGCCTCCGGTCGCTCTGCCATTCAAATACATAACCATAGCGTTGGCGAACTTGCCCTTCTTGTAGTCCCAAACATTGTGTGTGCCGTGACCTTTTGTCTCGTGATATACACAATCTTTGTAGTCCATCCATACGGAATGATCCTTCATATCCTTCATAAACTGAAGAATAAGAAGGTCGTCATTGGCGTCTACCCAGGGGTCGAAATTCAATTCGCGTGACCATGATTTCTTCACGGAATTATTTGCGGGAGATATCCAAACAGACTCACCATGAACCGCATCTGGTACGCCTAGTTCTTGAAGGCCCTCCAGCGTATCTATTTCAACCCAGCCCAAATATTTTGCAAGCCTTCTGCACTCAATTTCCTTAATCATTATCTACGACCTCCAGATATGCACTCATGTAGTCGCCGGTTTCATACATTCCGAATATGAATGTGTTTCTTTTTGAAAACGAACTTTCTTCAAGCCTGACAGTCCATATTTTATGAAGAGTCTTGCAGAATTTTCGAAACTGATCTCGCCTCCACTCTTTCGCTCTTCTCAGACAGTAGTAGTCGTCCATTTCGTTATTTGCAGGGTCAAAGATTGGTATGTCGAAGTTTGGAGCAAAGAAGCCTTCTTCTTTACCTATATGGTGCGCTATATTTCTTCTAGCAGCCTCCATACCCGCTCTTTCAATTAGATTCGGCATTTTCCCTCCTTTGCTTGAATTTTTTCAACAAAGCAAGTGCGCCTATTACCAGTGCATAGGTCAACTCCGTTGCGCACATATTCACAATGTGTACCAACCGTTTGCCAGACCAACCTGGAGACAGCGCATCATTCGATCCGTATCGTATGATGCGGCGTGAGCGGCTTCTGGATCATATGACACACCACAGGCAAAGCATAGCTCGCCCAGGTTTGGCAACTTGCCAATGGCGGTCGCCCACCTTCCATTCTCCATCGTACAGAACAGTTGCGGTGAGCCTGCAACATCTTTGCTTATTCGCTCCAACTCACTTGCGAGAAACGGCCCATCGAATCCCATGTTGTGAGCAACCAAAATATCAGTGCCCTCAATGAACTTCAATATCTCGTCGGCTATGTCCTCGAAGTAAGCCTCGTCTTCCAGCATATCGTTTGTGATATGGTGTACAGCCGTTGCGCCAGGTTGTATGGTTCTGCGCGGGTTGACTCTTCTGTCATAAATATCCCACGTTGGGCTGACAGGCGTACCCCACTTATCGGTGTCGGCTCTTACCATACTGATCTCGATGATTCGCTCACCCTTTGAATGATCAATGCCTGTGGTTTCCAGATCGATGCCTGTCAATATCATTTCTTGTCTCCCAGAAACCCGGCTAACAAATCTTTTAGATGCTCTGGTACATGACCACCTCTTGCGTCACGGACCTCCTTTAACATTTCGACCAATATGTGGTTCATCGCTATTGAACGAAAACGCATGACGCCTGTCATCATCGTACTCTGTATTGCGAAGACCATCAAAACGATAGGTCCGAAAGCGGTGACTGTCATTATCAGCTTTCCGGATGACACCGCAATATACGACAGCAAACAACCTATACATACGGAAATTACCACCCCCAATTTCTCAGTAATTTGTAGATACTGCCACCCTAATCTTAGTGTTTTCATAGTACGTCCGCCTCCTCAAGTCCATCAAGATCATCAACACCTTCTTCTTCGAGAAAACCGATGTCGTCGCCTGCTCGAATTGTTTTGGGTCTACCTCTGCGTTTACGAGCATCGCTTGTGTCGGCTGATGACGATGCTGTCGAAGATTTTTCCTCCGATACAGTCACGCTTGTCTTTTCCAATACAGCCGTTTCGACTGGCCGCAATGGATCGCCAACAAGCCTTCTTGTCCATATTTCGAGAACAGTGTCTTTGTCGGCTTGACTCAATTCATCGAGGTCAAGTGTGATCTTCGACATAAAGCCGCCGCGCCTCATTATCTCGGTCAAATCAATGGAATAAATTTCCTTGATCTTGCCAATGAATTCGTAACCAACCTGGGCCAGTCCAACCTCGATGTTGAACATCTGGCTGGCAGATACGCCTAGCTTCTTGGCCATATCTGCGCCTGTCTGGTCAAAGTCGATGCGAACTTTCGCAAGCGCCCTTCCCAACTCAGTCTTTTTCCTTTTTGGCTTTTTGGACACTACTGCCCTCCCTCTATTTTTAATCCGCTTTCCATCTCTGGCATCTCAGCAGATATTAGCTCAAATACTTCTCGTCCTACAAGTCCACTGACTGTCATAAACAACGCCTGTTGGCCTATGAATAGCTGTGCGTCAGTTATCTCTCCAGCCTCGTGCTTTTCCAACAACCATACAGCCGTGTCGAGTGCTTTCCGCTCGATCTCTTCTCGTATGCTTGGGAACTCAGACTTAGGCATTGATAAAGTCCTTGCCTTTAATCTTTGTGATGACGCGAGAGCCGAATCGATTACGTAACTCCACTTGCGGTCGTGCCACAAAACCCTCGAGCGGTAGGCGTGTCGATGACAGCAGAGACTCACAGGCTGGATATTCTTTCAGCTTTTTGTAGCCGTTCATCAACGTGTTCGTGAAGATGACAGGCACACAAGGAATGCCAAGTTGATGAGCGATATCCTCTACACTAGATCGCTCAAGCCATATTCCTAATGGATGATTCTCGCAAGGCTCCACGAACACATCGAACAGAATGAACCTTTGCTCGTCGCCATATAGCTTTGACATCTTCTGAATCTTGCCGCCGAACCCTTCGCCAATGAGAGTAATGCTACCAGCACCTTGAAAGACTGAGCTTAGCCTGGCGTCGGTGAAATGATCCTGCAAGTGTATAAGCAACTGCCCTGGAAGCTGCGCTCTATCACTACGACCGCCAAAGCGAACGCCATTACCATCCCAGCCGATACGAATGTTTGTACCGTCGACCTTCTCTGTGAAGTCCCACGGAACATTCTGGAGAATTTCGAACGCTGGATCGCTGAACTTACCTTCTATAAAGGACTTGTAGTTATTCTCCGGGTCGCGATAAAATATCGACTGGATTTTATGATACGTCTGCATGGAATTTTCTCCGATAAAATTATCACATTCTTGTGTGAATTATAGCAGAAAAAAAACGCTTAATGCTTTAGGGAAGAGGTGTTTTCGTAGGGAGACTCTTCTTCGTATATGTCGAACACAAACCCTTTTAAGGCGATCATACGCTTGTCCAACTCAACCATGTCTCGACGAACCGTAAACATCTTTGTGTCCGTAGTTTCGTTCACAAGCCTGGTGTGTATCAGACCGTTTCCAAGGGCGCTTAGGTGTTCGTTTCTTGCCCCCGCTCTCAAAGGTTGAATGTGCATGATTACGGATAAATATCTCGAACAGATTCTACAGGCTTCCTCCCATAACTTCTCTGTTCTTTTTTCGTTTTCTTCCGATGGCTCATTGAACCAGGCGTAGTTGGAATAAAGCTCCGACATGATGTCGAGTGGTGTCATATCGGCAACAAACTTACTTTCGGCATTGGCGTATGTAGATTCCAACTGTGCCATAGCAATGTCATACTCCTTCATAACCCCATCGCCGGTTAGCCTTAAGCGAGTCATTTTGAGAAAATCTCCGATGGAGAATGTCAACAAAGAGCAATCCGTTTCTTTGGAGTAGGCAACAGCAAGATCACTCTTGCCAGTGCAGTCTACTCCGCTTATTCCTACCCCCCTCATATTGGACATGCTCCGGTCGAACACTGTAAGGTTTCCATATCCACATCTTCCGCCAACTCTTCGCTTAAATTAACGGCTTCCAAGATGCGCTCGTACTCTTCCTTGGTGATGGGCGACTCAGGTAGATACTCGTAGATGTTGGCCGAATCCGGATTCTCAGGCATGATTGTGCAGCACTTGATATGCGGCTGATAATGCTTGAGCGTTTCCACATACTCTTCGAACGAAACCTTGCGAGTGTCCAGCTTCAAAGTGTATGAAATTTGATTACCCGTACCAGTTTCGCCTAACCAGTATTTCTCCAGCAACCTTATCCATTCGTATTGATCGGCTGGCGTTGCCTCTGGTGCTGTTACAATTTCGTTAGGATCATCAACGAGGCGACATATCTCAGGCTTTGTTGGGAAGCCAACGATTGTTGTACCACCATACGTCCTGAGTTCGCGAATTGGATAGCCCATGTCCTTGTACTTTAAGACAAGAGGGTCTTCGTTTATGAACTGCACCCACCGCATGTACTCTCGCATCGCCGGAAGATGTGCGCCTTCTGTCAGTCCAAATAATTTCGACGTTGTTCCTGCTGGCTTTATCGTGGTGTTGGTATGTGGAACCTCAACTCCCAACTCAAGCGCATACAGTATAGCCTCGTCATCAACGGCGGCTTTGAATCTGGCAATCATGTTCCAGAACTCTGCCGATTTCTCCTCGTCCACCAGATCGTGCCAACCCAGGTTGAACCGCTTGAGTGCGTACTCATGGATACCCGTCATCGAAACGCCAATGCGATTCGTTCGATCAACCTCACGCTTGTACAGGCTCTCCATCAGATTGACGCGCATTAAGAATCTCGTTGCCGTTCTGAATGCGTCTTCAGCCTCATCGTCTGAGTCTGCATGATAGGGCACCACATCTGCAAGCACACAGTATCCGCCCCACATCACCAACGGAATTTCACCGCACGGATTGACTATCATCTGGTAGTCTTTCTTCATTGCCTTTTGGACAATGCAAGACATCAAGTCCCTCGTTTCAATGTCGACCTGATATTTGGAGCCGTTCAGAACATCACCGTCAAGATAGACGCTGGAGTCACCCTTTTCTTCCAACTTATCCTGATTGATTAGACCAGGCTCGCCAGTCTTGTCGTTGTATGCGCTCTCTGTCGCAGCATCGAATACCATGCGTGGATAGCCACCACGAAAGCCATTCTGAGAGAGCCTCTCCCAGAATTCGCTATCGACTGTTACTGAATTATTTGAAGACCACAGATGACCACCTCGTTTGAGTTCTATGAACTCTAGGACACCCTTGTCTTTCCACGACTTAGTTGACATACGTGCCGCTCGACGAGCGCCTCCAACCAGTACACATTCTGATAGGTAGTGATCGATAAACATTGTCGAGCGCCAAGGTCGCATGCCGCTGGCTCTGATCGCGGCCATCTTCTTAATAGCACCCATTAGAGGTCCAGGCCCAGACGCTGGTCGATGTTGCATTCCAGCGATTGCAGACCCTCGTGGCCTGACATCACTGAAATCAATAATCAAAACCTCATCTTGCTTCTTATTCCAGGCCATGATTTCGATCTTCTCGATTGCTTTGGCCCAGCCTTCTCGAGTGTCAGGAACTTTGAAGTAAGTCTTTTCTGCGAACTTGTATAGATGCTCAGCCTCAGACTTGGTGAGTTCGCTAATCTCTCCGCTCTCTGCGTCCTTATGATCGTGTTCAATAACGGGCACAACGATTGGCATTTTCGACCAGTCAACGACCATTATGTCATCGTCGTATGACCTGCCAACTCCACTGCCGTTAAGTAGAAGATAGAAGGTTACGAAACTGGCGGCCGACGTAGAGCAATTTGTGAAGACCTCCATGTTTCTGTCTTTCTGAGTTTTGTCGCCGTGTTGCAAGTGTCGACCGCTGGTTAGAATCGTCGCCTTGCTGATGTGGTTTCTGACTCGCGCAAGCTCCTTCTTCTTGATCGCAGCGCCTGTCTTTTTTGAGAAAGCGGGCCGTCTGTCGAGGATTCCGACATTTCCAATAGCGACTCGCTCAGCGACTTCCGCCCAGGTTTCTTTCCTAATTCTTGCAGTAGCCTTGATGATGACATCGACCTTACCCCTTTCAACAGAACCTTCAACAGTGAATGACTCGTAAATATAGCCCTTTGATTTTGCCCACTCAGCAACAGCCTTATCCATGTCGTGATCGGAGTCCCAATCAATCGTGGCCTTTATGTTTTGCTTTCGTATGTACGGAGTGGTGATGTCCCTGTTTATCGTTCTGTTGGCTACCGCTTCGCCAATTCCTGGTGCGTATGATCTAGCTTCCTGAATCACGTTTCTTGTCCTTATAGTTGTAATCGAAAAGACCTACCAGTCTATCAGAGTGAGTCATGCGAATGATCCCCAATCCTCATAAATCTCTTCCTGAGTTGGTGGCGGAATGTAAGTGTTTGGTTCTGGTGGTTTATCACCTCCAATAGAAATTATGTTTCCGTGTTGACCTCTTACCGCCTCTCTCGTTGGTGTCTTTGTTGCGCTGATTGGTCGCTCAGTCATTACGCCGAACGGTTGCACATATTTTTTCGGAAAATACTTTTTCATGTAAGGCGTTGGATTGCAGATAATACTGGAGTGATCCATATTTTCTTGGTACGGCTGAATGTGTTGCGTAATGTAATCGGCCCTTGCTTGGTTGAAGGTTTCAAATTCTGGTTCACTCTTTAACCATGCGATAGGTTCGTCAAGCGAATCGGCATTACTTACGAAGTTTATTGTCTCCGTCATTTCGTGCAGAATGGAGGCGTTCTCGTCAGCCTGTTCTTTGAACTTCTGATTAATATATTCGACGTAACTAGGTTTCTTGAGCATTGTCTCTATGCTATCGGAACCTATTCTATCCTCTTCTAATTCAAAACGACCTATTGAAAATGAACTTGAGATTAACTGCTCACCTAACTTTCGTGGAATCCCAAGGTCTTTTAGATACGTCTTGCCTGGCTCACCGCCATCTGGACAAACTGAACCGAGCATGGTCATTCTTTCACATCGAGCGGTTATCTTGACTACTGTTTCGTCTTTTTCAGGATTTTGATCTACACTTACGAATTTTTTTGCATGAGGACAATCAACACAAGACGGAGCTATTATATTGTTTATTCCTCTGATCGTTGAGTCGGTCTTGTACTCTATTTTTCCAGTTAATTTCATGCTGGAATTATAGCAAGTTTCTAATGACCTCCCATTCAGGGGTTACAAGTCCGGCATGGATAACACCACATGCGTCGGCCAGATGCTCGTTAGCGTTCATGATGCGACCGACAGTGCTTCTCTGCCAGGGTGCATCGGGGTATAAACCTACAGCCCACTCGATCATCTCGCCTTTGGTGGCTGTACGAACGCCTACGCTTTGCAACTTGGTTTGCTGCGGTGTAACCTCGATTGGCTTCGGCTGCATCGTGGCCATAATACCTAACGTGATGCCTAACGCAAACGAGGCTCTGGAAGACTGAGTTCCGGACGGTATTTCCGCAAAAACAACCTTTGGATCGTATTCATGAACGACCCTTCTGATTGTCGCTGATATTACACTCGCAGCCTCAAAGTCAGCACTGGACTTTCGCTGGCTCTTTGGGCCTGGTTGGGTTCGAGCAAGAACGAGATTTATAATTCGCTCGATCTTGTTTTCTTCCGTATCGACAAATGCGACCGCGATACCCGTGTTTCTTAAAGACGGGTCAATACCCATCACTGTTACTATGCCCATGATCCAAAACTCTCCCCGTAAGCCTCTGACTTACGTTCAATGTCTTTCTTTAATTGTGCGGCGATTGCCAGTCTCGTTCTTTCCTTTGCTTCATTCGCTGCCGTCACTATGTTCGACTTGCCTGCGAATTCCAAAAGTTCGTCAATTATCACCTTTCTGTTTGCTGGATTTGATTCGTTTCCTTCCAATATAGCGGACACCATCTTTTTACCAAAGGCTTTGATCGTTGTGTCGACCATCATCTCCTCATCAAGACCAACGATATTGCCCGTAGTCCATTTGATGCAGATACCGTCTCTCTTGCCTATGACGACGCTATGGTAGTGAAGAATCTCACCGCCCAATGCGGATACGCTCTTCCACTTGCCCGATTCAACACTTTGTGCTGCCAGGGTCATTGGCTCTATGACTTGCCAGTCTTTACCACGAGCCTGAAAGAATTCATCGAACAGCGGAATGATCAACGCCTCTACCGCCATTGCCATATCTTTATTGTCAGGATAGAGAGCATCGTTTAGCGTGGTGTTACCTTCAATTTGTTCCGTGGTTGAAAATAGAATATTACCAAACATTTCGCCACTGTAATTGGCCTTACGCGAGTCGGTTCGCGCTTTCTTTTTCTTCGGTATTTTTTTCTTTCGTGCCATATCGCCCTCGTCTAATAACTCCATCGCCTTTCTTAATTTATCTGCCGTCAGCGTTGTCGTCTCTTCCGTTTTTTCAGATAATGCAGCGAAGCTTCCTTCCAAAGTCTCTACTGAATGCTTCTCCTTTGTCTTCGCGTATTCGCTAACTAGATCGGCCTTCCAAGTATCTTTATCAACCTCCGATATCTCATCAAAAACTACAAAATCAATCTCGCGACCGTTAAATTTTGGTTCAACTGGCACTATTATATCTGAACCACTTCTTGCCTTGTAGTCCCAATGTCTATCAACCTCTTTTGGCCCCCTACTTAAACTTGCGATCATAGGCATTGGCTTCATCATTCTATCGACAAAATCTTTTGAAGATTTTAACCGATCAAAAGCGGGCGAATTAGACACTAAGTGCGCCAGATATTGTAGCTACCCCACCCTCCTTTCTGACTAGAGCAACTTCACGAATCCAATCACTGAGGCTTCTGTGGCTGATCACCAAGACCGTTCCACGTTCGCGAGCCTTCTCTTCCAGCAGACCCATTAAGCGTTCCAGTCCTGCATCGTCCAGGGCGTCGTCGATCTCGTCTGCCATGAACAACTCGATAGGCTTGGTTGCTCGACCAGACACAACGTCCTGCAATGCCATCGCACATGACAGTCTGACCTTTCTCTTCTCGCCGCCAGACAGCAGTCCAAATTTCTTGCCGCCAGTCATGTTGGTTACCTGGATGCTGAACTTCTCTCGCATCTCGCCCTTCTTGGTGAACGATAGCGTTGACCACTCAGCAGATAGATTACCGTCTGACATTGCAGATAGATAGTGAGCCGTTCTTGAATTCAGAAACGGCGTAACATGATCCAGAATGTGAGCGCGAACACCCGCTGGCGAGTAGACCTCCATCGTTGCAATTGCGGTTCTGACTATATCGACTTGTTCACCTAATTCTTTCTGGGCCACCTTTTGATTCGCCTTTGCCTTCTTCAAATTCGCATTGACAACCTCCAGATGGGCGTCGTATGGATTGTCTATGGAAGTGGCCTCCGCTACATGATTAGCCGCAACCTCCCACGCATTCTCGAAGCCCTTCGCTTCGGCTCGAACCGTTTCTATCTTCGCAAGAACAAGGTTGCACTTGTTCAGACGGTCACTCGTCTCAGTGTAGTCTGGCATGGCCTTTTCATATTCGTCCGCTCGACCCGCGCACAGTTCAAGAACGTCTTGCTCCTTTTCCCATAATTTACTGGCGGTTGCAAGATTCTTGTTCATTTGCACCACTACCATTTCAGCGCCTTTCTTAACCGTTTCCAGATCGATCTCTTCGATTGGCTTGCCACATTCCGAACAGTCAGTTCCTATCCGACCAGATATTCCGGCCAGCTTCTTTTCACTCTCTGTGACCGCTCTCTGTGACTGCTCGAACTTACTTTGAGCGAGCCTGGTTGTCGTTGACTGTTCATGCTCCGTGTCGCGAAGATCGCTTAATACGGAGTCACAACCTGTTTTTTCCTCAAGTACGGTTTTGTGATTGGCGATGGAGGCGTTAATCTTTGGAATGTTTGTCTCCGCCTTGGCCAACTTCTCGTCGGCGGTCTTCTTGCTAATCAAAGAGGATTCCTCGAGTGCTTTGGCCGCTGCTACTTTTTCTGCATTCTCGCGATCCCACTCTACGATCCTAAGCTTCACCTCTTCAACGTCTGACTTAGCCTGCTCAGTTGCGTTAATCGTTTGCGTGAATTCGGCGTCAAGCCTATCGAGAAGCTTCTCCTTTTCGTTTTTCTCGAATAGCGCGATCTTGTAGCAATCCTCGAGGACGCTGATGCCAGCGGCTTGCTCGATCAGATTCTTGATCTGCTTGTCGGTCATGTTTGGCATGTCTGGGATGCATTCCTGGCCCTGGTAGATGGCGGCGTTGAACACATCGACATCACAGCCTACGATCTGATTGATTCTGAGTTGCGTTTCCTTGTCGCTACCCAAGGTTAAATCCACCGTTGCTGTTTCACTAACCTTCTCAAGAATCACATGGTTTTTGTATTTCTTGTCCTTGCGATATCTGGAAACGCGGTAAATAGAGTCGTCGTCTATTAATTCAGTAACGACGCTTGCCGTTTTACGAGTGGTGTTAATGATGTCATCGCCAGACTCTCCTCTTGCTGTGACACCGTACAGACACCACGACAGCGCGTCAGGTATCGTTGACTTACCAGAGCCATTCGACTTCGCGGAAGCGTCGTCGAGATTTTCTCCCTGTATAAGAACGAGTCCGCGATCTGTTAGCCCCAATACCGCAGAACCAATTGCCATAAAGCCCTCTATATTTACGTTTCCGATTTTCATTCCTTTCGTGCCTCCTCAAGAATTCTTACGCACTCGGCGGCTACATGCTTGCTGTGTTTCTCCACCGCAAACTTCGCTATCGAATCATCCAAACTATCCACGGCAGAGACGGTCTCGCCACCGTCTCTTGTTGATTCTTTCTTGTTGACCAGGGTTCTAACCGTCACACCAGCAGCACCGAAACTCATGACGTACTCGCGCAAGGCGATGATCTTCTCTGGCGTAGGGTCTTCGATGTCTGCTCGAATGAAGTGACCGTCACACTCAATCATATCCTCTGGGTCGTAAACGACTGGCAAAGCAACGAACTGAGGTTGCTTGCTTGCGTGGAACTCAACTCTATCATCATACACAAGGCACCAGCCAGCCTGGGTGCCTGGGTCGTTCCATGTTTGATGTCCTGTAGCACCGATAGACTGAACGCGGTCGGATAGTTGCTTATGACTGTGGTAGTGGCCTGCGAACACTCGATTGAAATTCATACCTTCAAATTCAGAGGCATTCAGTCCAACGTTAGGAATGTTAATCAGGACATCATTCATTGGCGCGTGGATAATCAAATCCGTAGGAACATCTGGTGATTGACCATCGCTCAAAGCCTTAATTTCCTTGCGTAACTCGCCCAGATCGGATCGCCACGGAATCATATAGATTTTTGGATTATCCGACACCTGACAGGCTTTGTTGATTGCCAGTGTCGTATCTGACTGAATCACAGATACGGCGCTCGTTAGTGGGTCTGCATCGCTACCTTCAAGATCGTGGTTGCCAGACAGTATTACCGTCTCGATGTCGAGACCGTCTTGCTTGCGAAAAAAGTCGCGAACAGGATTTGTGACGCTGGGTGCCAATTTACCGCGAACATGAAACAGGTCGCCAGCACAAACTGCCAGGTTGCCACCCGCTTTTCTCAGCGCATCATAGGCTCGATCAAGCTCATCAATTTGATATTGCAGTCGAGAGTTTATACCCTCCTCGTTTATGTACGAGAAGGCATTCCAATTGTGAAAGTGTACGTCACTGAATAGAAGGTATGGTGGTTTGGATTCTGGCATTTTAGCCTCCGCTGTCTTGTCTCTTGTGTGATTATATCAGAGTGCGATCACTATGGTTTAGGAGATACGCTCCAAATTAATGACGGTGCAAATGGAATTCTTTCTGTGTTCCAAGATGTGACCGTAAGCCTGTCTCATAGCCTCTTCCATCTTACCCGATGCTGTTTCTTGATCAACACCAAGAAACAGGTGGTTTTTGTAGGCGTGGTCATAACACATCTCGCTCATGTCGCCGTTGTAAGTCGCTGTGACTACCGCTTTGCCAAATATCTTCTTTTTACCGGCATCATACAGGGCGCAGATGATTCCAGGAGATACTCTGTTGTACCATGTCGAGCCGAGTCTGAACGTGTTGAACTCGTCTTTGAACCCGTCTTCCATTTTCTTGGTAAGGCGAAACGTAAGTATCGGCTGGTACGTGTCGCAGGTTCTTACGAGTATGCCAACACCTTTCTTTTCGTAGCGAAGAAAGGCACTGTGCTTGATGCACTTTGGAAGTGAGTCGTGAGGGTCACGCCACCCGCAGAAATTGCAGAGCAAGTTATCCTTTTCCTGCTCTGCTGCGGTTTCCAAGGTGAACCTCAGTCCCTTCTCACCCGGCACCCTCTTAAGTCGGCGCATGTTGATGTTGATGTCTTTAGGTGCTTTACTCACCTGGCGATTCACTCGCGATCAGGGCGGCAGTCAGGTATTCTGGAGTAAGTTCTTCACGCCAGTCCTTCTTGTACTTACTCTTTCCGTCGAACTTGATCCAAGCACCAGCCTTTTCCATGATGCCAACAGAACAGGCTTCTTCGATCAGCCCACCCATGATGTCGAAATGACCCGACCCATCTGGATTGAATTTGAACTGCCAACCAGCCTGTTGAAATGGCGCGGTAAGTTTCGTCTTGATGACCTGTGCGAAGACGTTTGACCCAAGATCAGGTCTGGCCTTGCCATCTGGCTTATCTCCCTCTCGCATTGTGTTCGCTCGTAACTTGATACGAACATCGGCGTAGAATGCCGGAGCTTTGCCGCCAGGTGTTCGAGTGTTGTCGCCCATCGTCTGGCCTGGGTTCTCCCGAATCTGGTTCAGAACCATCGCACAAATATTGTCCTTTTCACAGCGAATCTTGAGTACGGGGAACGTAGTGCTTGTCGCCTTTGCAAGTGCAAGTGAATCGGCCATCGTCATCATGTCCAACTCTTTGGACATCTTCGATTGCGGCACCATTGCTGCCAGACTATCGAATACACAGATGATGGGCTTATCTTCTGGTATGAGACCCTTGTCACGAACCTGTCTTGCCGTATTCAAGGCTATCATAAATGATTCTTCGAGCGTGTCCGGTTTGAGATGCACGAAGCGACCTGAATCTACGTCAAGACCGATGCCGTCTCGAGCCAGGCCAATGTCAAAGCTCCGCTCGTGATCGTGGAACATGGCAAAGCCGCCTTCATCGACGGCAGCTTTCATAGCCAACGTTGCGAGTGCCGTCTTACCACACATAGACGGGCCAAATATCTCGATGATGCGACCCTGCGGATAGCCATTAGGATATGACCCTGATATTCGTTTGTTTAGAGGAGCATAGCCACTGTCGATGAATCGAGTGACTTCAAATTCAGCAGATGCTGTTGCTCCGAGTACGCCTGAGAGTTCTTCCAAAATTGATTTCGCTTTAGACATGGCCGTTCCTAATATGTGATGTGGATATTATAGATCGAAAATTGACGCCTAGAATCTGTCGAAAGGCACAAGCCAATCATCAATCTTAGCGGTGATTGAAAAGAAGGCCAGTTCATGACACAGCTTCTCAAAGGAGTCCGGACTCCAATTGCCTTTGGTAATGATGCGATCTTTGATTGTTGGATGCTTACCGTTCAAGTTCATAAGGAGCATGTTCGTTTCGTACTTTGTCGGATCATCATACAGTCGTCGCCACGCTGCTTTCATTTTTGATTCTGGGTCTGCTTCAAGCAGGAAATTTGGCACACTGCCCCACTCGGTCAACAACTCTTTCGCACCCTTTGCTCCGATACCACCAACACCTTTGATGTTGTCGGAAGTATCGCCAACCAGACACTTCTCGTCCAGAAATTGCTCGACGTTCGGATAGTCTGTGAAGCTCTCGAAGGTCATGATGTCAACTTGACGGTCACGAACTGGATCATTCCAGGTCACGCTTGGTGTGACTAATTGCAGCCAATCCTTATCGCCCGTTACCAACTCAACCAAATGACCGCCAGATTCCAGAAGTCTCGCGTAAGCGCCTGCGAGATCGTCTGCCTCACACGTTGGCGAAACCATCTGATCGATGCCGAGATTTGTGATGGCCTGTCTTATGAATGGCACCTGGGTGCTGTACTCATCTTTGACGGCAATCTTCTTTGGGTCGCTGCGTCTATTTGCTTTGTACTCTGGACACAATTCTTTGCGCCATGCTGCATTACCATCCCACAGAACGATAGGAATGCGTTCGTTGCTGTTGGGCATAGCTACTTTGCGAAGAGCCAGTAGAAAGCCATAGATTGCGTGTGTGGCTTGGTCACCTGTACTGAGTCTGGTCATACCCAATTGCTGAGCATAACCTATGGCGTTGCCATCTATAAGGATGAATTGCTTCACGACTTAAATGCTATGTTGTTTACGGTAAGAAGCGTGTTGTTCTCAGCTACTTCAACGGAGTGCTTTATATCAGGCTTCTCTCCACGCATCTGCCGAAAATCCAACTCACGTTGCAGGTGCATTACGAACAAACTTTCTCTCAAACTTTTTGTCACTTTCATTAGATCATCACCTTTATGTTTTGTGGAATCAGTTTTGGTCGAGTGTATTTCCAGGCCAATATAGCCCACACTAGATTGCATACCGACATTGCTAGGCCACCCCAAAAACTCCATACGTGATCGTAGTAGCCGTAAAAATATATATTCCACAGACCCCACGACAGGAAGAAAAACTTGGCTGGCCAATAGACGCCCTTCACTTCTTTGTCTTTGATCAGCATTTTGATGTCCATGCCGAGAGCTATTGACCCTGCGAACTCAAACAAGCCGTTTACTAAATCAGGATTCATCTGGCAGACCCTGTACGAGTACAGTCGCAGCGGTGAATGATGTACGTATCGAAGTCGCCATACGGAACATGCCACTCGCCAAATCCCCCGCATCTAACGCAGCCTCTTTTTGCAAGACTTTGGTAACTAAAAGAGATTCCACTCTCGTTACCAGAAGGAGCGTATTTACCGTCGTAGTCGTCTGCGTTTCGTTCGGCAATTATCTCTTTTTCTATTCTCAAAAACGAACGATCATCTTGCCTGATTTTGGACTCAAGAATTTTTCTCTTTCGATCCATCTTTATATACAGCCGTCTCCAAAATTTCGTCGCGCTTTGAAGATCATTAATTATCTCGAGCCTGTCACCCATAATCTTGATCAGGACACTCATTGCATCCTCGTGAGCGATGGAGTCTTTCAATCTAGCGGCATTCAGATTTTCAATCTCGATTGCCTTCTTGACGTTATCGGCAACGGTCCAGTCAATGCGCTTTGACTGCATCTCGTTATCCTTCTTCAATTGACTAATCTCAATCGACAAATACAATTTTTCGGCAATAAATTCAATTAGTTGTTTAGACATTACCATAAGTCCTCAGAATGCAGAGCCGTCAACGACAGCATCTGGTGGTCAGACACAATGATCTGTTTATTCTGTCGAGCCAGAATCATAGCCTCTTCGCGATTGTAGAATCTACCGAATTGATCTACAAAGCCTTGCTCTATTTCAGTCCCAAACATTGGCTGCGGTCGACCCTGGAAAAATCTTACTGCCTTATCCCAGAGCTTTTTGCTGTGTGCTTTCTCGCCGTATATTGCCTGGAACTGCTTTCGCATTTGAGTGTCCCAATGCCGAATGCCTAATAAAAGACGGCCATTCGGCAATTGGTTTGCGGAACACACAATCACTGGCTTAGTTGTAGGCTCCCAAGAGTCGTCGGCTTCCATCAGTATCTTACCGCAAAGTATTGATCGAGAACTTTCTGTCGTTTCGCACCTTTCAGCGCCTTCTTCCCTTTGACAGCAAGCATCGCTCTCAAATCTCCTCGAGCCTTCATAAAGGCCCTACTCTTGACGACGTAGTTCATCCACATCATGAAAACCTGTGTGACACCCTTCTTTTTCGTTTCGACCATGACTCTGTTTTGCTTCCAGCCGTGGTGTCTGCCCTTATAATTATTGATTCTTTTGCTCATTTCTCAGGCTCCTTTTGCTAACTTGCTTTCTCGCTATGGCGTCACGAGTGCGCCTCTCTTTTCTGTTGATAGCTACGGGTATTCCATTTGGCTCAGAAAACAGCCTTAAGAATTTAGTCCATAGCTTTTTCATTCTTCCTTTCTCTCGACCAGATTGGTCTTGCCAGTGCCGTTCATCTCCACATCGAAGGTGATCTCTTCGTCGTCATCAAGAATGTGGCCGGGAATGTCGATATCCAAACCCTCTATACTTTCCAGAGAGATTACCGCTTCGTAATCCTCTTTTGTCAGCAGATTGCTGCCGCACTCTGGGCAAGGCTTATCGACGTACTCAGGATAGTTATCACGGTTCACACTGTCATCGCGATAATCACACTTTGGATTGTCGCACTTGATGCCTGAAATATGGATCGCCATTAGATTTACCTTGGTCATACTTTTTGCCCATCCTCGATTGTGTATTGATGCGGAGTTTCATCCCCATACAAATCCTGGAGATGCTTAACATGCACCGCAAGACTGTCCAACAGTGCGGACACTGGTGCGCGGGGCGGTCGATCATCGTTTAACTTGCCGACCAGATTAGCGTCAAGGATTATGGCGCAGCAAGCCATTACGGATGCAAGATGGGGAACTTTCGTAACTAAATCTACGTCCTCCCCGTTCTTGTACTTCTCCATGTGCCGTTCCATCGCATCCAGATAAATGCTTGCCCGTACCCCGGCGATGCGCCAATTGTACTTGCCGTATTTCAGTGCGCCCTCAAGAAAGCCCATCGCAAGATACGCCTTCGCTGAACCAGGCGTCAGATGCAATGGAACTTTCGTGACACCAATGGCATCCTTTGGATTGGTCATCTTCTTTCCGCTCACTGTGTCAACTCATTGAAGCGGGTGATGAACGCGTTTCTAGCGTCAAGATGGGGAAGACCCTTGATTTCATGAGCCGGGCAAACACTCAGGTCGTAATGCTTAACCCAATCTGGGACGACCTTGGCCAGCACAGACGCTTCGACCGCGCAGATGTGCGTGTCGATATAGGCCACATCTTCTGGTACGTCGAGTGGCAGACCGTACAGACCGCAGACATTCGACATAACCTTGAATTCGAATTCATCATGACCAGTGATGGAGGCTTTGAATGGTCTTGGCACATCACTGATGAACGCCTCTGCGTAGTCATGAAGAAGACCGTAGAGTGCATTCTCCGGCGACACAAGTCTCGACACCAGAACGCAATGCTCCGCTACCGAATAGTGTCTGGAGATGTGGCCGTTGAATCGACAGTTTAACGCCAGTGCATTGGCGACATCTACTATAGGAATGTCCTGAACATTGCACTCGTCGACAAAAAACTTTGCGCCAGAGTAGGTCGAAATCCACGATCCACGATCATCGCCCTGCTCGAACACGCCTTTATCATTCAGGTTGGCGTGTTCGCCCATTGCTATTTCATCTTCACTCATTTCTGTGGCCTTATTGCCATCTCTTATCTTGTCCAAAATACTCATGTTGGTTCCTCTTGTGCGAGATTCTTTCAACGTGGCCCTTGATATAAACCCATCATAGGAACAAGGATGATGCCTCGCGCCAAAGACCACTGTGAAAGAATTGGCCCCGAAGGGCCAACTCAATTTGACGCTTAGGTTACGTCTTCCAGATCGGCCAGGTCGAGATTCTCAAGATCGACATCTTCGAGAGAATCTGCTGCTGGTGTTGCAGCGCCTACATCTGCCACTGGTGCGGCTGCCACTGGTGCGGCTGCCACTGGTGCGGCTGCCACTGGTGCGGCTGCCACTGGTGCGGCTGCCGCCGTTGGCGATGGAGCGGCAACTGCTGCTGGCAATGTTGGTTCTGGAGCGACGAGCGTCGGTCTCTTCGGTCCACCAAGTGCCGCCATTGCTTTAGCTCTCTTCTCTTCCGTGATTTGATTCACGAAGGCGTCGAGATCGACTGCTTGAGTCAGCAAATCAGGGTTCGCAACACTCGAAGTCGGTGCCGCTTGCACCGTGTACTTGGTGTTTCGACCAGTACCCGAACGAGTGATGATGATATCAAACCCTGTTGCCAGATCGAATACGTTGATTCCTTCGCCTAGAAAGGACTCAACAATCAGTACGAACTGCTCGAATGCAGTCATAGGCAGAGCCAACTGCTTGACTTCTCCGAGAGTGCCACCCGGCGTTCCATCGATATTCTTCGTCCAAGGCGCTGCATTCACGATATGCTTCTGTGCCGATTTCGCTTCGCCAATTACTTCGGCTTCTGCGTCTCGACCAGCGGCAATCATTTGCGCCTTGACTGTCAGAATCTGATCGCAGACGTCACACTGCTTTCCATAGGTCTTAGCGGAACACGCAACGACAGCGAGCGTTTCTTTGGTTGTCGGGTCTTTGATAAAGTGCTGGCCAAAATCTGCAACCGGCAGCTTATCGAGATCACCATCAAATGATGGCATGATGCGCCAGCGAGAATTCCCTGGCGGTGGTACGATAGCAAAATCGCGTTGCCGCTTGGACTCCATGTCCTTTTGCTTGACTTTTAGTGCGTCGAGTAAACTCATGTTATATGTTCCTTCAAGTAAATGGCCTTTCGGCAAATGGTCATAGTGACTTACATATTATAGCGTGAAAATCACATGGTTTAAGGTTTCCCGATATTTACACGCAATCAGAAATATCAGGTGGAGGCTCTACCACTTCTGTCACCGCAGCGATGGGCGTACCAAACAAACTATCTGCCGGTAAAATCTCTACAGATGATATCGCATCGACAGGTTGCTCTGTTGATTGCGAGTCGGCTGCTGGTGGTGCCTGTATATTTGGTATGACTGGTGATGACAGTCTTTGCCCTGCCTGTAGATTCTTGTTAATCTGCACCAGCATATCGCGCTTGACCTTCACGGCATCACGAGCTTCCGTACATGCCGCAAGCACAGCGGCCGCCTCGTTAAGTGACAACTCCGCTTCGACCATACCTCTGTTGCCAGTGACCTTTGCTGCGACCTGTGGATTGGTTGGCTTTTCTTCTGCCTCAATCGCTTCGTCGCGAATCTTCTTCTCCAATAAAGCCGCCAGAAGATTTCGTCTGCTCTTGAACCCATCTCGTTGAATTCTTGCCTTCGCTACCAACAAACCGTAACGAGCGAAGATTGACGACAGGCCCAACAGTTCGTTCATCACGTTGTTAGGATTGATGATCGTGTCTTTTGTCACCTGCTCGATGCTGATGAATTGTCTGACTAAAGGCGCAGTCTCGATATCCATCGGAACTCTCGCGTCATCAAGTAAATCGGTATTTTCTTCACTCATGCTATTGCCTCCGCAACTTGTGCAAATAGATCGTTGAGAATGTCTTGCTTGTTATCATCGAACGTTATAGCTGCGGGATTGAAGCCGACAAACATACTGCACTCCCGCTCTGGGTCGTATATGATCTTACCAACTGAGTCTGCACCTGGTTTGATGCTTGGTGTTAATTCTCTTATGACTGAGTTGCCGAGCATAATGATAATTGGAGGCTTCAGTATTTCCATCTCCAAATCCAAAAACTGTTTGCAGCCGTTAATCTGTTCATTGGACAGTAGGGTGTCGAGTTTCTTGGCCTTCACTAGACTGGTAAAATAACCCTGTCCAACTTCCAGCCCCGCTTTTGATATTGCTTCGCGCACATAGTTTGAAGCCTTACCGCTGAGCATCTTATTGTCATTCTCCTCAGAGAAGTTCGGACAGTCAGTGATAACCATAAAGCTGGCCTTGCCACCCAATCGTGGTATCGGATGAACCAGTCCAGAGAGGTCGCACTTGTCACATGTCTCGCATGGCTTGATGACCTCAGTTATTAAGCGACCCTTCGCTTTAACCCCCTGATTAATGGTTCGGTCGGACTTCACCACTGATATCATCAGACCAGGCATGAGTTCCAGTTGCTTCGGCAGTCTGCTTGTGTCGAGCGGGCTAATCTCATCGTCTTCGATCAGGGTTAGTGCGCCAACGTCACGCAAGTTTGCCTTGTGTCGCTTGTTAAAGGTTCGACCGGTAGTTCGTTCTTCAAGATCATCAAAATTCTTAAATGGCCCTCCAGCTTCTCTGACCTCGATCAGATGATTGGCGGTCTTGTCTGATATCTGTTTGACGCGATTGAACGGTGAGATTAGAACCGGCCCACCTTCAGTATCGAATATCTCAAAGCGATTGGTCGATGTGTTGATCTCAGGTGGCAATACTTTGATGCCGTTCTTTATCGCCGCTCTGACTAGATTTTCCAGCTTCTCCTCTTTCAGAATCGACAGTGTTGCGGCATAGAATGCCTCTGGATAATGAACCTTCAGATACATCGTCCAGAATGAAATGATTGTGTACTCGACCGCGTGGCTCTTGTTGAAGGCGTAACCCGCGAACATCTCAATTTGATTGAACAGTTTCTCGGCCGCCTTTCTGGGAAATCCAGACGTTGTTTCTGCGCCGTCCACAAATCTATCCCGCCATTTTGCCATAGCGACAGGATCTTTCTTGCCCATCGCCTTTCTGATGTGATCGGCATCAGCACCACTAAATCCGCAGAGTGACTTACAGACTTTCGACACTTGCTCCTGATAGATGATAACACCGTCGGTTGCCTTAAGTGCAGACTCCAAACAGGGGTGCGCATACGTGGGCATCTTGAGACCCTGTTGAATAGCGACGTAATCATCCAAAAGACCGGACTCTTTCGGGCCAGGTCGATACAGTGATGTCGTCGCAGTAAGGTGGTCGAACGTCAGTGTGCCAACGCCCAAAGAGAGGTCGCTAAGCAACTTACGCATACCCGGAGACTCGAACTGGAACACCCCTGCTGTGTCAGCTTTTGAGAACGCTTCTAACGTAGCCTTGTCGTCCAATCTGATGTCGTACAAGTCTATCTCTTTTCCTTTGCGCTCGTGGATATACTGGAGTGCTAACTGTAGAACATCGAGATTGGATAGCCCAAGAATGTCCATCTTAACCAGGCCCATGTCTTCGACTGTTCGCTTGTCGAAGCCTACCGCTGGTTCGTCTTTTGAATAATCTACAACCGCTCTGTTGACTAGCGGTTCACCAGCCACAACAATTCCTGCTGCATGGCGTCCGAGTGTTCTGTTAGTACCCTGTAGTGCGACTGCATTTTCCCATACTTCCGGGAACTTATCGGCAAAGCTCTCCAAGCCTGGAACAGCTTCTTTAGCGTCTTGCAGCGATACAGACTTACCTCCAGCTTCGTCCGGCACAAGTTTCGATACGAACATGATCTTTTGCGGAACCTCGAACACTCGTCCAACGTCACGCAACGCACCTTTAGATGCTATGGTGTTGAAGTTGACGATACCCGCCACACATTCTTGGCCGTACTTCTCTTTCAAATACTCGCCAATCTCGTGTCGCCGTGACGATTGAAAATCGAGGTCGGCATCTGGTAAGTCGATTCTATCTGGATTGATGAACCGCTCAAAGAGCAGGCCATGTCTGATTGGGTCAACGTCTGTAATTCCCAAGAGATAGGCAACGAGTGAACCACCAACTGAACCACGCCCTGGCCCGACTAAAATGCCAGCATTGCGCGACCATGTAACCAAGTCCTCAACCAGCAGAAAGTACCGCTCGAAATTCATAGACTCAATGGTGCCGAGTTCCATTCGTAATCGCTGCAAGTATTCCGTCTTCTGGGAGTTACTAGGTTTGTAGCCCATCATATCTCGATGCAGCCTGCTAGACCATCCAGCGAGACATTTCTCCTTGAGCATTTGCATCTCAGTCTTACCACCTTCTGACATGTCGGGCAGTGAAGCCTCTAGCGGTTCGAATTTGTAATTTGCTTCTGCAAGAAAAGTCTCTAGAGCTTTGTCTTCTGGCGACCCGCCATCTGGAAATCCCTCTTGAACCTCTGTTGGTGTCAGCACATGCAGATCGTCATACCAAAGTTCCGTTCGCCAGGGCTTGGTGATTGTCGTGTGGTTGATGATCGCCGCCATCGTGTCAAACGCTTTCACTTTGCCTTCTGGATACAGCACTGGTCGCGTACACAGATACTTGTGCCATGTTCCGTCTGATAACGCAACGTTGATTCCTCTGAAGTACGGCCCTGAATGCGCTTGATTCTGGTACAGAAAATTCTCTCCAAGCTCCTTTCTACCAGCCTTCAACCACGCCGGATTTTCAGCCACCGATTTTACGTCACCGGTCGTTACTATCACGTTGCCTGTGCAAGCGTGATCTAACAGTTCCGCCCATGATACTCGCGGCTTATAGTAGAAGTGATCTGCGTCAGTCGCCAAAGTCAGCATGTAAAGAAGCTCCTCCCAACCCTTTTGATTCTTCGGCCAAACCATAGGGTAGTATTCTGGGATTTTCTTTTCACGTAGGCTCGAGTCTTCGACGCATCGAATTCGACAGCCGATTACCGGTCTGATCTCATGAGTCTTACACGCCTTCACGAACGATGGCATTGAGGATACTGTCATCGTATCTGCCAGACCAAGAACCTTGTGTCCATATCCGGCAGCAGTCGCTACGTAATCCGACACGCTAATAATCCCCTCGCCAAACGAGAAGTCGGATCGTGCTATCAGCAAGGCGCTATTCATTGCCACCTCTCGTTGTCGTCCAGAAATTTGCCGACTATCCACTGAGCATACCATATGCCAAAATCAATCTCGATTTCCTCACGAGCGGTCAGTTCACTCTTCGACTGCCAAGTGCTGCGACTGTCCGCTACATCATATAATTCTTCTTGAATTTGAGGAGTCATTTTGGCATCTCCGGTTCGTAGATTTTGTTTTGCCAGATATACTCTACGTTATCCCAATCACAGCCGCCGAAGCAGTCGCTACCGTATGGTTCGCCAGTCTCCTCATCGATTCCTTTTATGCTGAACAAGCCTCGATATGATGGAAAATCATACAGCATGGAACCGGCTTCGCCTGGTTCGGAGTCACCCTCGTAAACCACCCAATACAAACCAGGCTCGAGTGCGTCGAACTGATGTTTGTCATCATGATCGACCTCAATCCAATTGTCCGACGCTTCAATTTCATCTGGCATAAATCTCTCCTTCAACGTGTCGACCTCGACAAACTCTACCGTGTCGAGTCGTTGTGCGATTTGTCCCGCTTGGAACTCGTCTTTATGAGCCTCCCAAAAACCACGGCAACAAACATCGTCGCTATGGTGGCAGATGCGATGACCCTTAAAGCCTATGTGCGGGTCTCGCACATCTTCCTCTAAAAGCTCCAAATCAAGATTTGAATCTGGCCTGTAAATACAGGTCGAACACATTCTTTTTTGTACTTTGAATCCCATTATAGCTCAATCGTTTTGACCGTTTGCCCATCGACCTTCACCAGATTGAGAGCGGCGAAGATTGATGTGCATATTCCTACGTGTGAGTTGGCCGTACCACGGGTCCATTTGAATTCCAAACAGAACTTTTCAGCCAGGTCACGTTTCTTGTACCCGCCCTTCAAAACTTGATCGAATGCGAAGGCTAAGAACTTTGGCTTATCCTGAAGCGGATTGAACAGTCCCATTAAACCCGCTTTCAAATCAATGCCGCGTTTCTCCACACTTCCGTATGTTTCTCTTGCTTTGACGGTCATTATTCCTCTTTTTGTCTCTGATACACCAGACATGTGCGACACAACAGCACTCTGCCTGGTCGTTGGCTTCGTCAGTCGCTCTGTAACAGCAGGTTTCTGCTTGGATAGCTCAACGCTAACCCCAAGTTTACGAAGTCGCTGAGCGCGATCTGACACGCTCTCGCTACAAGCCGCACTGTCATTGCACGACTGGCATATCTGACTGTCAGGATTGTGCGTGACTATGTGTCCAAAGCAGCCTTTAATTCCCATATTGGATTCTCCAGAGTTCCGTCTTGATACTCTTGAACTCGTACTCTCCTATACCCCAGATGACTCTCGCGATCTCGGCTATGACAATAATGTCAGGTGGTGCATTTCCAGCGGGTCTGATATTCATTTCTCGTCTCAGTTTGGCCTGTTCTTTTGCGGCGTCAAACTCTTCTCGTAACCAATCTGGCGGCGCAAGCATGAGTCGATAGATTATTCTTGCCTTTGGGCTGAGTGATTCCATTCTGGCGTCAACGTCCTCTTGCATCTCAAGCAACACATCAGGCTCATACATCGCCCCTATATCCAGAACCTCTTCCAACGTCTTTGTTATACCCTCTTCATTGCTCACCGGCTGATTGATGCTGTCCATTCTAGCCGACACACCATGTTTAATATTGCCGTTGTTGTGGACGTATCTATTCAAATTGGTAAGAACCGCTCGATGCAAGTAGGTTGTAAACTTGACGCCATATTGAGGATCAAACTTCTCGCAAGATTGCATCCAAGTCATGGCTCCCTCTTGTATCAAGTCCTCGATTGATATGCGATGTTCGAGCCTGGCGGCCATGACTCGACCAAAAACCTTATGAGCTATTCCGCACACCATCTTCTCGATTGAGGGCCACTTTCGAAACTTGTCATCGTCGACTAGCATCCTATGCGAATATCCGTTGCGCTAGCTGCCTCGCTACTTCGCGGTCAATGGTTGATAATCTATTGACGTACGCCAGTTCCAGGCCCTTGATGAAATCCCCTCGCATCGTACCAATCTTACCGGCATGAATGAGAGCGCGTGGTGATACGGGCATTGACATCTCGCTTGCGTCCACCAACTTTCGAATTTTGTTGCCGAACTTCACCAGTAAATCCGCATCCTTCTTGTGAAGATTCGCCTGAGACTGCAAAATCAGGGTCTCGATCTTTGCGTCCATGTAGTTGACCTTCTCTACGATTGCGAATCTCTCGTAGTTGGCGGCGTTCTGTAATTGGGTGCCCTGATATAGACCGGACTCATCGCCAACTCCGTTGGTATTGCCAGTCGCTACAAACCTGAAGTTCGGATGCGGCTTGACTACGCGCCATTCACCCTCTGCTTCTTTGATGACTAGCGGCTTGCCTTCCAACACTGGTTGGTAAACGGAAAGAACATGTGGAACGCCGAAGTCGTATTCGTCAGCTAGATATATCCAGCCGTGCTTCATCGCCAATGGTAAAGGCCCTGGCTTAAACATCGTCTCGTTTCCTCGCAAGACCATGTGGCCGAGAATATTTGATTCCTCTGTGTTGAGGGTGTGTTGTACTCGAAGAACGGGTCGATTGATTCGAGCAGCCACTTGCTCGTGTGCGGAAGTTTTACCGGTTCCAGCATGACCCCAAAGATAGACGGGCATCGATTCTGACAGGCCCATAAGAATGATCTTGGTGAGGGCAATATTGTAGACGTAATTGCGATCAATCTCAGGCACCATATCTTGATGATCGTGCTTACCTAATATGGCGATATTTATCGGCGCACCAGATGGTGTCATTGCCTCTGGTGCTGTGCCTAGTTCGAATACTTCGTGGAATGGCGCACGAGAGTCTTTGTCGCCTAGCTCACGAGCTTTGTATATCTTTTCCGCCGCCTTATCATCGAGAATTCTCTTAACCCTGTCAGATATGACGGGTGCATCTGGATACTTCTTTTTGTACTTCTCAAGGCTCCAGCCCTCATCTTTGTGCGCCGTCACGAGATGCTTTTTGATCGCGTGAACCTCTGCGCTACAAATTTGACATACTATCTTTTCCTCACCCATGTTGCTACCTCACTTGTTAGATGTTTGCAGTTGATTTGCCAATCTTACAGCAATGGTATAAGAACGCAAATTCTCCCGTAGGCTATAATGATCCCCTCATTAGCATAGCCTCAAGAACTCCCATGACCGTCGTTAGTACCTCATCCATATGCTTGATCACCACGGCGTTCTTGTAGAATCGCTTTACGCTTTCATCCATAATTCCTAGTCCGAACACTTCAACGCCAGACGCTTCTAGTCGTTTCACTACCCGTCTAAGATGAACGGCTTGCTCACGATAATCTCCACGCGCAGATGGACACCCGTCACTCAAAACAATCATTAGTTTTCTAGCGCCTGGCTGCGCCCACAACATTCTTCCGGCATACTCTATGCTCTCGCCGTCAACATTGTTTCTCAGACGAACATCTTTAGCCGCCATAATGACTGCCGACTGTCTGTCTGCTGTGAAATTCTGATTCCAATCCTTTAGAATTGGCATATAGATCGGCTCATATCTGGATGGCGCTCTACCGTCTTGTCGCTCGATGATCTCAGTGTGATGAGTTACTAGATTCATATCCTTAGTTGTGAATCCGACAATTTGATTGTTGATGCCGAGTCTATCGAGTGGTAGTCCAACCGCGTAAGCGACTTCAGTTGCCAACTCAACCTTATATCCTGACATCGATCCAGAAAGGTCGACGACCAATTGAACGTCAACGTCCTTGGTTGTCATTTTATGAACGCGCCGAAACACTCTGTCGTCACCCGTTGGCACACGATGCAATGCTGAGCCGTCCAGCTTTCCAGATCGAAAACCAGGTATCTTCCTGTCATACGATCTGGCTTGAATCATTCTTTGAAGGCGCTTGGTCAGTTGACCTATGTGCTTTGCAATGTCTTCTTGTCGAACTCGAACGTAAGAGGTGTTGACGTTTTTCGGAGTGTAGCGTTCGATAACGTCTGCGTCCTTAGTGAGCGGCCAGTAGTCTACAGAACTCAGAGCCTTGTCCATCTCTTCACCGATCAATTCATTTGCAAGACTCTCCATGTCTTTCATGTCCTCCATCGCTTCAAGCATTTTCTCCGCTTCAGATTCAAAATCGGAAATGTCCTCTTCTTCCTCTTCTTTCTCTGGTTCCGGTTCGGGTTCGCCTTCTGGTGAAGTTGATCCGCTCTCTTCTTTTTCTTCTCCAGTTTCTTTTCCGTCTTCACTGGTAGCGTCATCACCCTCCGCGTCTTCACCTTCTCCGCCCTCAGTTGATTCTTTTTCGTCCGAGTCAACTTCGTGATCTTCGTCTTTTCCCTTTTCTTCTTCGTCACCTTCGTCACCTTCGTCACCTTCGTCACCATCGTCTTTTGGCTCCGACTTTTCGACTTCTTCATCATCAGGCTCATCGTCTTTTCTCGAATCGGGTGGGCGAAAGTCTTCGTCGTCCTCATCAAAATCATCGTCTTCAGAATCGTCACCCTTTTCGCATTCGTCATCGCCTAAGACAGACTCTTCGTCATCATCGTCTTCTATTGGAGACTCAGGGTCTGGTTCTCCATCTCCGTCCGGATCTTTTGGAGGATCGAGTACGTCGTCCATGCTTGGCTCGGGTGGTTCACCTGGCTCGCCATCCGAACCCGGCTCGCCTTCTCTTTCGGACCTCTCTTTTTCACGCTCCTTCTTACGTTTTTCCCGCTCTTCTTCTTCCTCTTTTTCTTTCCATTCCATGAGTCTGTTCTTCATGGCTACCGCCAATAACAAGCCGTCATTAGAATTCTTGATATCAGGTATCTTCTCGATGATATCAAGTCCGATAATTTTCTTGATGTCCTCGAAAGCCTCCCATCTGGTTGACATGAATTCTTCCGCAGCTTCGTTACCTGCCCACGCATGAATAGCGATTGGCAAACCTGTCGCTACGATATTTGGACGACTGCCGCTGGCAATAGCCGCGTCGAGCGGCTCCTTCAACATCTCTTCGGCTATGAACCCCCAAACCTCCAGGAGATTGTGTTTGGAACCGGCGTAGAGCTTTTTCATCTCACGCTCTATATATGTGTCTTCGAGAATGTTCCCAACCATTCCTGCTCCAGACTTAATTGCTGCCTTTACGCATTTGAAATCCGTAAAAAGAACGTGGGCGCACTCGTGATCTACAAAGCCTTGCACCGCTTTGATAAGGCGATCAGATGCGTTGTCCGGAACGTATGGGATATTGATTCGTTTTGGATTGCCCGTGACTGGATGCCACTCGACAAAGGCTCGTGAGCCAGCTTGCGTTACCGGCACTGACTTCTCTGACAGAGCCGAGATTATAACCTTTATAGTCTCTCTTAGAATTTCTACTTTCGTCAATCTCATTGACCACCTCCGATTTGATTAGCCGATCTTGCTGGCGACTCATTGCTTATGGTACAGCAAAAAGTCGCCAGCGGGGTAGGTGACTTTGATACTACCTGGATGGTAGTGAGGGGTGGACTCGAACCACCGACCAACGGGTTATAAGCCACGCTGCTCTAACCTGCTGAGCTACCCCACCTTAATTTTTATCCCCACTCTCCAACGGACGGATCAGCCTTATTCTTTCTGTCGTTTTCGATATCGTAGGCGTCTTTGTCATCGCGAAACCACTTGAATCGAGGGTGTCTCATACTCTTGTCGGGCGTGACTTCGTGGAACCAGACTTCGACAACCTTTCCGACCAAATTACCGGCATTATGATCAATCCACAGTTGCGCTCGTTCAACGTCCGAGAAACCACCGCCGACGTTCACTTTGACGCCGTTGAAATCAACGATGATAGCGCCAAGCATTCCTTCGTACTTACCAGTGCCTTCTTCTGCTCCAATGATAACAACGTCCTCTTCTTCCTGGCCCTTCATTTTCATCCAGTCGACATTCCTGCGTGGATGATACAGCCCGTCGATACGCTTGAGAATAAGACCTTCAAGTCCACGCGCTCGAACACCATCGTAAATGGCGGTTATTTCTTCAAACGTTCGAACGATATAGCTGGGCGGCAGAATTACCCCATCGTCCTCACCGAGATTCGCAGCGTCATATACCTGCCGCAATTCTTTGTGCCTTTCTTCGTAAGGGACAGATGGATTTGGTTTGCTGCGAAGCTGCTGAAAGACCTCGAGTGGGAAGGCGTCGAAACAATAAAACTTACCATTCTCGAATTTGTGACCCGCCTTGCGGCCCTGTCTCATTGTGTCAGCGAAGTTTTCACCCATCAGTTCGCCGTCGAACACCATAAGCGTCTCAGGTTTCCACATATCGATACCCTCTTCGTACATGGTCTTCAAGGTGTTGATGACGTTATCGCTGATCGAATCAACCAGCTTGCCTGATCGTGTTCTGAACTCGAACCCGTCCTGGTTGCCAATGGCGAGCAGGCGCATACCATCGTATTTCGGCTCGACTCTGATTGGATATTGAATCTTTGCCTCGTCGAACTTGTGGGCCAGCATCACATCAAAAGAGAATAAAGTTCCTGGCCGCACACGATTCACTGTATTAGCGCCAGCACCAACGCGTAAATCCTTCGACAGAATCTTAATCAAAAGATCGTGTGACGGGCCGTCGTACTCACCTACTACACGACGAATCACATCTTTTGCCGCGTTGCCAGTCAATGATCTGTTTGCTAGATCGATTAACAACCTGAAGAAAGACGATCCTTTGTAATCGTCCGCAGTTAGCATTTGACCGGTTGATGAACCTTCGATGCCTTCCAAGAACGAGAGGTCTTTGATGCCAAACGTAATCATTGGATCGAGAGCCTGTACGATGATGACCCTGAACAGTTCGTCGTTCAAACTCTCCTTCATCACCCTCTCTTTGTCTTTACGACCGGGCCAATCCCCAATCTCCTGAATCATTTTCAGAACTACGGTGCTATTTGTCATCGGCTTCATCCTCTATAATTTTATTCACCAGATCAGCGTGACTCGCTGAGTTTTCCGATAGAGCTTCCTCCATCGACAAATCTCTCTTGACAGGTGGGTCTATTCGAACCTCCATGCCAAGACTTTTCTTTTCTCGCGGCGGATCAGGCTCGCAGAAGTTTTCCGTGGTTCCGATCACAGGTGGGTCATCTTTCTTTGCCGTTTTGAGATACTTCTTTATCTTCTCGAACAAAGCAATTGAAAGGAATCCGTTTTCGTCTTTCGTTTCTATACTCATGCCCAACCTCCCCATTCTGAACCGCGTATGACGCTCGGCTCTGGTATGTGAATTTCAGCTTTACTTTCTATTGTTGTGACTGACGATGCCACCATCTTGTCTCTCAAGCCGTCAGCCAATTGTATTATTTCCTTGATTCTATCCCCATCCATAGGGGAGTGTGACACTGGCTCACCGCCCAACACATCTGCTAAATCGTCCTTAGCTGATGTCATAAATTCGTCTATAGCAAGTATATTATCAGCATATTTACCGCCGCTCTTGAATGTAGCTTTAACCCTTGAGGCCATCCCTTGATTTAATTGATTGCAAGTAACGGTCTCATCGTCTAAATCAATTATGCCGAACATCGTCTTATTGAAACAGGCTTCACTGTCCCATGCGTCATCAGCCCCTACTATTTGTAGTCTTAGTTTTGCCTTTTCATGGTTGCTTGCTTCCAACGCTTTGCCGAGATTTTTCAGAGGACCAATAACTGAATACTCGGCATCACCAACCATTTCCAGATCAATGTTTTCGTCCAAAGCGTTCATAGATGATTTTGCAATTCTTCCTGACAAATATTTGCCAAGTAATAAGTCCGTTCTGAATGTCTTTATATATCCATCTGGTTTGCCACCCCAGGACTCTATCAGCATTCTTGTCGTCGCGTCAGTCCTGCTAATTACGTCCCAGACGTATCGCAGGGTCATTTTACCATGACCGTTTCTACGTCTGAATTGTAAGGACTGTACGCTAAAATCTATTGCCATTGGTCACCTCCAACCGTATGTTTGTGTTTCGATTTCTGAAGTATGCCATATATAAGAATAGAAAACATCACGGCTATAGCAGTTGCCTAAGCAACTCCATTTTTTGACCTGGAATGGCTAAGTCTTTCGCGCTATAATAGCACTTGATTACTTCTTCCGGGCGCATCTCGTTCGGGTCTTTACCGTCAGGTAATATCGCGACTCGAACTCTTAGACCCAATCTCTGTAGTCGCACTGCCGCTTCGAGTGCTTTCTTGAGGGCGCGTCTTTCGCCATCCCACATGAAGGTCACTCGTTGTAATCCCAGGCGCTGTAGCTTCACGAAGCAGCCAACCTGATCATCACCATCGGAAGAAATATTATCAGACAAGTGCATTCCAAAGGTAGCTGTCACTCCAACATTGGCAAGATCAATGTCGGCTCGCATAGCTTTGAGAACAGACCAACAATCGAATACGCCCTCGGTCACCACAATCTCTTTCTTCCCCTTCGCGAGATTTCCACCGTAAAGAAAGCGTCCACTCGCTGGCAAGCCTGGTGGGAACAGGTACTTTCTATCACTCAGACCTGGTACATCTCGACCTTGGAAAGTGACTTGCTCTCCGTCTAGGTTGAAGATGGGAATCACAACTCTTTCCCCGTAGTATTGAATTCCTTCCCTTTCCCCTATAGAATTCGACCACCGAAACTCACCGCCGTCGCAATAGCACAAGCCGAACTCTTTGGACATTTCGGCTGATATTCCACGATTGCTTAGATATTCCATATGATTGCCGTGTTCATCTGGAATCGACACGCATCTTGATGGAAATAATGGGCCGGTTGATATTATCGGTGGGGCGGCTGGTAGAGGCGCTCTCTTTGGTTTCCAGCCGTGTCTCGCTGCTAATCTCTTTAGATAGGTAATTACATCTTTCGCTGGCGGATTGCTAAGTTGTTCGCGTATGAACGAATACTTGTTGAAGGTCTTTTGATGACAGTCACCGTGAAAGCAATTGCCAAGGCCAGACTCTTGATTTATCCAAACTCTCCACTTTCGATCACCACAGGCTGGACACTCTTGAATGTTGAATTGTGGGCCTGATGATCCCGTTCGTTCCTTGTATTCGATACCCTCGTATTCCAAAAAGTCGATTATGTCTAGATGTTTTAACGCCTCTGTTAATTCCGATCCCATTGTTACCTCTGTATATGGTGTTGTAGCTTACGTCGCCCCAGGCCGCACTACAAAGGACTGGTCCTTCATTTCAGACCTACTCCCATGCAGTTTATCCAATTGTCAGTTCCGTCTAAATAAAACTCTTCACATTTTTCCGGCAGACTTATTCGATGTCTTGCCACTTTCTTTTCAACTTTCTCTACCGGCAAAACATTGAATACAGTCCCAACAATAAAACACAAGATGATAATTATTGTCGTAATGACGGTCGATTCAAAAGGCTTCATTTTGAGTTTACACACCCGACTTCATGCACGATCCGAGTCCTCGTTATGAGGGTTTACACTTGGCGGATTATTCTCACCAAAATGACCGTTATTCCGAATGTCTGCCCATGACCAACTTTCGGCCCCACTTACGTGCAATATAAAGCTGATCTCACCTTCTGGTAATTCCGGGTGATTAGTTTCGCGGAGAATCTTTTGTACTGCACTCGCTATTTGTTGTTTTTGACTCATTGAAAACATAATTTACTCCCGTCCTTTCTCAGTAGTCTTCTTGTATCGACACGGATTACGTTCTTGTCTTGCTCGACGCTCTTGATGCGCTAATGACCAGGCATCATCGGTCAGTTCAACCCAATTAGTTCCTTGTCCGTTATGATCTTTAATAACTATACGACCGAACCCGACAAACCCATTTTCCGCCCAACATTTAGCAATCTGAATATCGTCTTCATTCAGACGACGCATATCCACTCGGCCACCAAGATCAACAGCGCATGTTTCGAAGTACAATAGTAACGACCGCTCATTACGACTCATTTTATTAAGATTCATCGTCGTTCTCCTGGTTTGAATCATCTGGAACACCTTCCAGAGCCTCGCACAGACTCTTTGGGTCATTGAATATCGGCCCTCTGTATTCCATATTGTGAACGTGCAAGAAAACCCAGATGCTTTTATACCTATCGCTTTGGATAACGTATTCGTACTGCTTGATGAAATCTCTGGCGCAATCTCTCACAAGCCTGAGCTTTGTTCTTTCCTTCTTGAGCGTGTCGACCTCATCAGACATGGTGTTGATTAATTTGGCGGCATCATTGAGTTTTTGTCTATCTACTGACGACATAAACTCTGGCGTATTCGATCTGGCCGAAAGCCATTTTGATAATTCGTTTTTCATTTTTGATTACCTGAGATAGTAATTGCAACGTGCGCGAGCCGTCTAAATTCATCCATGAGTTCGTCAGATGGCGGGTTATGCTCAATCAATTCCTCAACAAACACCTGCCAGTCAGTGTTTTCGGCGATTAGATTTTCAACCGCTTCGATAAGCTCCCGAATGTTATCCATATCCTTCTTGCCAAGAGCATTTATTTGCTCATCAGGATATTGAGATTTGATTTTTTCTATATTCACTTTGATGTCTCATCTACTTACGTTTTTGCACCGAGAAATTTCTCGATCTTCATTGATATCTTAGCACCAAACATGCTGCCGCAAGCGGTGCCAATGATGTATGGCGCAAACAAAGCGTAGCTTAGTTCCGCCGTAAACAACTCTCTCATCATAAGCAACCAAATACCGTTGCTGAAAACGGCGCAGAAACCGTTGTACAACATATGATCTCGATTCTTTGACCTCGATGTCATCGTGAAGGCTATGCTTTGCACAAAAGCTAACACTAGAATGAATAGTAACGGCGCGACTGTTAGTATCGTCTGTTCCATATTTATCCCCTTGTTTTGGTTGGCTCGGTAGGAATCGAACCTACAACCTCTCGCGTATCAGGCGAACGCTCTAACCAAATGAGCTACGAGCCATAAATTTAGCATGTTGGCCTACCAACTCCGGGGTGCGACTCCCGCACAGATCACGCTGTACACGGTTAGCTTTGCCCAATCGGGCGGCGGCTCTACCTGGTGCCGAATCGAGGAGTCGAACCCCGGACAAACTGCTTACAAGGCAGTTGCTCTACCAACTGAGCTAATTCGGCGAAATTTGGTTGGTCGGGTAGGGCTCGAACCTACAACCTCCGTAGTACAACACGGGCTCTGCCAATTGGAGCTACCGACCATTATTCGACCGCTAATATCCTAGCTATGAATTTGCCACGATCCAGAGCGGTCTGTACTTTGATTGTAACATCAGCGGCCTGATTTCTGGAAGCGGCAAAATATAACCTTCTGATTCCTCTTGTTACTTCGTCTGCCGTAGCGTTGATTGATATCAACAGATCGCAGGTTCTGGCCTTATTTATGTCGTCTGATATGTCAGTCATCTTTGCTACGGCCGCCTTCATGCCTTCTCGATTTGTCTGCGTTGCTGAAAGCATTGCCAGGTCATGTTGCTGTGCGATACCTCGTAGGTCGATGTAGATGCGCTTTGAGTTCTCGATCACATCATCCATCGTCCTTGTTGGAATCATCAGATCGGCGTAGTCGACCACAACGAGATCGAACTTGATTCCCATCGCGTCATATCGACTGATCAATCTGTTCAAGTCCTGCGGCGTCATCGCACCAGAAGGAAATTCGTGTAGTTTGAACACCCCGCCCTTTGCCATTGCGGCGTTGACAGAATCGAAAACCTCCTCTGATCGAGAGGCAATCTCTGAAAATGGTATCTCGGATATGCTGGCGTCCAATCTTTCGGCTACGATCTTGGAGGCGACCTCAAGCGTCACATATAAGACGTTGAAGCTGAGTAGACAGGCTGCTCTTGCAGCATCAATCAGCATGGTTGTTTTGCCGGATTTCGCACCGCCCATGATCAGGCTGAGTTCTTTTCTGCCCCAGCCCTTGTGGTACAGCATCGCGTCCATTGGTCCGATGCCCGTAGGGATGCCATCGTGAACCACCCTACCCGCTGTGATATCGTCTCTAAGCGTCTTTCTGCCCAAAGACTCACCAACGTAGTCATATGCCCCTAAAGTATCGTCACAGCCCACCTCGTTGGCTTTGCGCACTATTTCCTCGACTGTATCAAAGTCTCCCTTTTCAATTAGATCGACTGAGTTAAGAATTGCGTCTGATAGAGCCTGGTGTTTGGCGAATTCAGCCACCTTATCGACGATGAAATCTCTGTCGACAATCTTGAGGGCTATTAGCTCAGCCAGCTTGCCTTTGACATCTGGAATCATGTCCTTTCTGATTCGAGACTCTTTGATCCCCTTGGTCAAAACTTCTTTGATGACGCCGGGGTCTGCTGGGAGCCTGCGATACTTCTGGAAATGATCCTGCCATATGGCAAACAAAGAACCTTCAATCTCGCTTGTGAAATACTCTGGCCTTATGAGTCCGTCTGTTCTTATACAGAAGTCAACGTCACGTAAGGCCAGTGCAGCCACGCAAGACTGAAACTCCTCATCGAAGGAATATGTTGCAGTCGTCATGGACTACTCTTCGTCTGGGCCGTGTGTCTTGTTCTTGTCGCCGTGAACGTGGAGGTTGAAGCTCTCGATGCTGTGCTTATACACGATCTGAGTGTGATGTTCGGCGTTGGTCAGTTTTTGCCCTACAACTTCATCATCGTCGGTTCTCTCGAGCATAACCGCTTCTCGCAGAGAGATCGTGAATCGATCACTACCCGCCAACTCGCCAACCATTATCAGGCCAGACATCATCATAAGTCTGATCGTCGTTCCTGGCGGCGTCAGTTTTGCGATCAACTGATCGTGCCCTTCCTTTTTGGATTTTACTCTTTGCTGGGTGTGCGCCATTACCCTTCCTTTGTCGTCTGCATCCAATGCTTCCGCAAGTACATTTTCTCTTGACATTTTCCCTGCTCCTTATTCATAAAAGTTAGCGTACATTTCCAAACCAAAATACCGTTCGTTGTTAAGATAGTGCCAATTGCGAACCGGGTCCGACTTTGTGTCTAGCCAATCCGAATAAGCCTCTTCCCATTCTTCTTGATGCTGCTTGCGCTCGTTATTATAGCGTAAAAAATAGTCCTCATGATCTGGCATCTGTGGCATTCCCGATGCCGACAACAATTCCCAATCCTCAAGTACAGGTATGATCACATCTCGTCTATACATTTCCTGTGGTCGAGGTAAATCTTCGAAGTAATCTTCTGCCTTACTGAAAAACTGCTGGCAGTAAAATCCATATGGCATTCCAGCCTCATCACAGTATCGTCTTGCTTTCCAGAAAGCTCTCGCTCTGGCCTGTGCTTCGATGAATGGATTCCAGTTTCTATCTATGAACGGATACGAAACCAAATCCCATCTCTCTGAATTGTCACCCTCTCTTCTGTCGTGAGCCTGTCGCCATGCAAGACCGTATGCTATTGCAAATAGAGTCGTAGCGTGTGCCGGGTGAATAGGTCGATAGTCCCACCATTTTGTTTTATACAGAACTGCCTCATCCTGTCTTTGCTTCAACGGAATGTGTCGCAGGACTTCAATGTCCCATTGAGCATCACTCAATCTTTCGATGAACGCTTCCGCTTCTACTGGTAAATGGTCTTTATTCATCTTGATATTATAACGAGATGAATAAAGCCTTTCTACAGAACGTTATAAGTTCCAACCACACCAGCATTAAGGCTTGCTGCTGTACCGCCCGTGACGTTTGCTCTAGCTATGTATTCACCCGCCCCAAGTTCAATCGTTCCAAAACCTATAGCCGACAGACTTACAGCGGTTGGAAACCATGTCACACCTTCGTCGGGAGAAATATCAATGACGACGGTTGCGCCACCAAATGTTCCCCAAACAAAAAACGTAATTCTTCCTGTTTGAGAATTCTTAAGATAAAACTTCTCCGTGTCAGTGGCTACATTTCCAGCCTGCGCGGTCATAAACTGTTTCATTGGTCTTGCTCCTATTAGATAGTAAAATTATAACCTATTATTACTTTCCTGGCCACACGCCAGGGTTGCCAGCGCCTTCTTCTTCCGTTCTGTAATACCAGTCACCCGCTACCACAGAAAAGTCCGTCATCTGCACGTAATCCATATTTGTAGATTTCGATTCGATGTTGCAATTTGCCATTAAGAATCCGTTGGCCCACTTCTCGCCTTCACAATACGTCGCTTCTCGTTTATGTCCTGCACCAAGCTGATGCCACTCGTAGGCACCGAACATTGGGCTGAACTTGGAATACATTTCGTGCCTGTGATGGTGGCCGTTCCAACCTGGCATACCAAGGTCTTTGCCGTGTGCGAAGTGATGCGCGATGAAAATGTCATAGTAGTTTCTGTACGACTTGGCTAACTCCTTCCGCATGTCGTGCTTGTTTGTTGCCGCCAGGTCTGCCTTTGCGACGTAGTTGATCTCGTATCGGTCGAGTCCGAGTAGCTTGGGTATCGTCAGGCCATGTAGGTCTGACAGAACTGCTTTGAGTGCTGGTGTGGCGTCTGCAAGGTGAATTAGCATTCGCGCTTCGTGGTTGCCCTCGATAAGATCGATCTGCGTATCCGGACAAGCTTCACGTAGCGGCTCAAGAACATTCTCGTGAACGAATTTGATGCGACCTGTTACGTCCCACTCACGAGGGTCGACGTTGTATCTGCCGAACTCTGGAAGATCAAAGATGTCACCGTTTAGGCAAATGATATCTGGGTTGATTCGTTTGGCCGTGTCTATGAACACTCTCAGCCAGAAAGGGTCGCACTCGATATCGTGAAGATCGCTACCCACCAGGATTGTCTTGTACTTGCTACCGTTGTCTCGAACGTACTTGTCCTCGAGTCCGATACGCTCTTCACCAAGTCTGCGATAAACATCACGGCTGACATGGGTGGCGATCTTCCTTTCCATTCCATGAGCCGCTCTAGACAGTTTTATCTTGGCTTGGCGCTTGAACTCTTCGAAGGTGCCAAAGTGCCTGTTCCAGACTGACTCGGCTATTGCCCCGTTACATCGAAAGAAATTCCTGGAAATGACTTGATCTGGATGGGCCTCTGCAACTTGTCGCAACTCTTGTATACAGTCTTCCGAAGTCATGAAGCCGCTGAATTTAGAGGGCGACTCCGACATAAGAGTGCGATCTTCGTATATCTTTTTACTTCTTGCAACTAGTGGTGGCAGATTTGTTTCACCTTCTTTGCGACGAATTCGATACTGCGCCGCCTTGTTCTTTATTGTTTGTGGTGCGAGTTTTAGCTTTGTCGCTACGTCCTTGATTGAGGGGTAGGCTTCGAGATTGTTGTATATCTTCGCAAATCGTTTAGGACTCAAGGTAAATTCCTTATTGGTCTAGGGATGACTGTTGAATGTCTATCCACTCAATCAGCGCGTTTAGCTGGGTATAAACCTTGTTGTACTCGATTGCTAAGGCTGTGTCGGACTCAAGTAAATCTGCTCTGGTAACAGTGGAGGCTTTTCGGCCTTCTTCATCAGACTCGTCGGTGGTGCCTTGCAGACTATCTGTGCGAAGCTCTCCACTTCTTGCATTGTTGAGCATCCGGACACTGCCAATAGGAATGTTGCAAGCAATGGGATCAATTTCACGGTCGACATATTTGATTACCTCTTTCTCAACGACCTTTTCGACAATTCGAATCTCGGCCTGGCGAACTGCTTCTTCTACCACGATCTCTTGCATTGGCTCCTGAGCTTCGGTTACTTCTTCTATATACTCGATCTGCTCAGATGGCGACGGGTTTATGGTTTTGACTGCAATCCAAAAACCCAACGTCACACCTATAACAACCAGTGCTAGATATTTGTAAAACCCAGATAGCATTATTTTCCTTTGGCGGCAGCGAAATAACCCGCTACGTTACTCACGCCATAAATAGTTAATATTGCTGAGATTATATCAACAAACTCTTCGCCGCTAACATTCCCCGCAAAAAGAGCGACGTTTGCCATGAATAGAGATGATGCCGTCAGTATAAATTTTCTCGAACTATAGCGACTCTCGGCTGCTGTTTCTAAATTAGATGGCACCTATCACCTCCACTACACCCATGTAACCGGTTGTCTCGCCTTTGGCAGATGTCATTTTGTAACTTCGAACATCACCCTTGAACGCTACATCGGCGGTGTCCATAAATTCAATAATCATTTCAAATTCTCTATTGTGTTTGATCGCGTCATACCAGGCTTTTGCTACCCTGTCTCTTTGTGACGGGTGAACGACGTTTATCCAGCCAGAGCCTCTTACTTCCTCTATGGTTCTGCCGGTGTGTCTTGCGTACGCTCTGTTTGCCCAGGTGCAATCGCCCTTTTCGTCTGTGATGAATATCATCTCTCTGTCATTGTCCATGCGCGCTCTTTGGACTTCAACATTGCTCCAAGTCATAGACTCGATTCTGTTTAAGGTCTCTTCATTTCGAATCACAGAGTCTCGTAGAGACGCCCCGCCATTCGTCTTTAACTCAGATACGATGAATTCAATGTCTGCCGACATCTTGGTTATTTGCTCTTGCATTGCGTACATCATCCAACCAGATACCTTGGCCCAAATTTTAGGAACTAATCTCCATGCGGTAGCGATGGCTACTATCGCGCCTCCCATAATCTTACCAATCTCTATAAGAGGGTTCCAGTCCATCTTATTTCATTCCCTTGTTGTAAATAATGGGCCGCGTCAGATACATAAGTATATCAGTTTCTTGGGCACAGTTGGTATTCTCCGTCATTAATCCATCCGGGAATAATCGACCTAATTATCGCCCTTAATAGATTACAGATAGCTGGCGTCCCGCAATCGCGAGTTTATTCCGACGGGCAACGATGAGAAGAACGCACCCACTTCAGCGACGGTCGTAAACCCATCAATGGACAACTCCTCTATCAGATCATCTTCGCTGTCGCTTACGACTGAAATTTCCAACGTGGCAGGAAACGGAACAACATTCACGGCTGCTCCGACGGGAATTGCAATATTACTCAGGCCAGATCGAATCTGCGCCCGTGTATATGGGTTAGAAAAATGCATTAATACTATCATTACGTGTTCCTTATCTTCTTGATCGTAAGACTGGTACTTGTTCCAACCTGATTACCAGTCGTTCCAGATTCGTCGTTCTGTTGCAGCCGAATTGTATCATTTGCGACGAATAGGGCGATGAACGTACTCGTTACGCTTGCCGGACGAGTGTTGGCCTTATAAATCAATTGGCGAGACTGCGATCCTGACAGCACCGTGGTCGTTCCGTTTTTCGTTACTCGACAACCAATAGAGTCGTTCGTCGCTCCGCCAGTTGGATGATAATTGAAGTTATATGTTATTTCATAATATCCTGGCGAACTGATCGTAACAACGTCAGCCGAAATCGTGTAGTTAGCGTCAGGATCGTAGACTTCTGTTGTTAGGTCCATCGTTTTCCATGTTGTACTTCCTGATAGTGCCAGAGAACCGGCCCCAACAAAAAAGCCTGGCTTTGACGCTGGTGAAATATCTGCCGCACTAGCTTCATCTGCGTTTGCTACTGTGAATTTAGGGTCGAATAAACTACCGGCAGTTTTTTCATAGCTTATTCTGAATTCATATACAGAATCCGCTACTGTCGATGAATAATTGAATGATCGTGTGGCGTTTAGAGTATGACTCCAGTATTCTATTTCCTCTTCTTGCGGATCTACGTACTCCTCATATACGCCAGTAAAATTGTACGAAGCGCCCGCAACGTCGTTCCAACCTCCACTGTCTATATTGACCTGCCACTTAATTGTCCAAAGCGCACGAACCTTGCCGCCAATGCCAAATCCAGAATCGTCATCTACGAATTGAAAATTTAGAAGTATATCTTGACCCGCACTTGTAATTGAAGTGCCGATAGTAAGTGCTTTTGTTGCTGGCCCGGCCGTTACGTCAACAGGCGTTGCAAAGCTAACATGTCCACCCTGTCCTCCACCGGACAATCCCAATCTCAATGCCAAAGCTGAAATTCCAGTCTGAGAATATGCATTGGCGGTATTCAAACTGTCAGGCGAAAAATCTCCCAGCAAGGTCATTACTAGATCGCCATTCCCATCTTCTGTTAAACCAAACAACACTGTTGTGTCGTCGTCAGGTCTGAAGACTTGAATAGGGGAATTAGTATCTGACAGTCTCAATCTTGGACTGGCGTTTGCATCTGCGCCAGGAGTTCTCGTATCCAACTGGCCGATTATTGCAGCCAAAGAACTCAAGTCCGCTATTTCGATTCTGCCCGCAGTAATGTGCTGCGAAGATAACGTCATGGGTGAGGTTATAGTTGCGTTCGCAATCAAATTTGCGGCTGAAGCATTGTACGTTCCGATGACAATATGCTCTGTTGTAGGGGTAAAATTTACCCACTCCGTATTGTTATCGTATTGCCACTGAACTGTGCCGATTGTGGCCGAGGATTGCATTCGACAAGCTGCCATATCTGTGCTGGCACCTAGCGGCGCTGTGGTTGTGAAAGCTCCTAATTCAGCCGTGTCAAAAACCAAGAAGCCTTGGTTTTCTAATTGAGAGGTCGTGATATAGGCGTTCGGTATAGCTACCGCAACCCCATCGAAAAGAAGAGAACCTGGAACATCTGCTGGTGTGCCGCTATTAAATCCGTGAATATACATGTCACCAGGGCTACTTGCCACTGTGAACGTCTTTGTGTTGAATCTTACTGCCGCCACAACAAGACCATCTACACCCGCTACTCCGTCTGCTCCGCCAATTCCGACAACCTGGGCGGCATTAAAATCGGCAGTTGGTACGGAGTCTGTTGCCGTATTCGAACTAGCGACTGCTTGCCTTTGCCACAGATAATCTCCAGCCGCAAGAGTTGGTGCATTCTGCGTCCAACCATTTAGAGTGCCGCCCGACAATACTCCAGTAGAAAACGTGTAAGTAAATGTTCCGCTAAAGGCAGATGGAGGGGTTCCGCCATCTGTGTTGCTGGCAAAAAGTGTTACCGTTGCGTTGTTAAGACCTGCATCGCCATCAGCACCATCAGCACCATCGCCACCATCAGCGCCGCCAATTCCGACAACCTGGGCGGCATTAAAATCGGCAGTTGGTACGGAGTCTGTTGCTGTATTTGAACTTGCTGGCGCTTGCCTTTGCCACAGATAATCTCCAGCCGCAAGAGTTGGGGCGGTTTGTGACCAACCGTTTGGTGTTCCACCCGATAAGACTCCGGTTGCAAATGTATAGGTAAATGTTCCGCTAAAGGCAGATGGTGGAGTTACGCCACTGGTGTTGCTAGCGAAAAGCGTCACCGTCGCATTGTTAAGACCATCTGTGCCGTCACCACCTGTATCTCCAGTATCTCCCGTTTCTGCTAATTTTTGAGCCGCTTGCCATTCAGCGGCGAGAATTTCGTCTGTGGCGGCAGTGTTACTTGCCGTTGCAAACGACGCCCACAGAAAGTCATCGGTTCCGGCTGCTGGTATGGTGCTTGTCCATCCATTATCGAGCGCATCCAGTGCGCCAGTCGCAAACGTGTAAGTGGCTGAAGCTGTTGTAGGCAACGTTGGTGCGCTGTCTGTTGCTGTGCGCTGGTAAATATAAACAGTAGCGACATTCAGTCCATCTGTTCCATCTGTTCCATCTGTTCCGTCCGTTCCGTCTGTTCCTGTTCCGCTTGAAACAACCGCCGCCGCAAAATCTGCGGTTGGAACCGAATCTGTTGCCGTATCTGCCGACGCTACCGCCTGTCTTACCCATAAAAACTCACCTGCCGCTACGGTCGGTGGGTCTTGTGTCCAGCCATTAGGCGTACCACCAGAAAGAATCGCGGTTGCAAACGTATAGGTAAATGTTCCACTAAATGCAGATGGCGGCGTTACATCGCTGGTATTTTTATTGTAAAGATAAACCGTGGCATTATTAAGGCCATCGGAACCATCACCTCCAGTTGCGCCATCTGCACCGTCTTCTGCCAAATGCTGTGGTGTTTGCCACTCACCCGTAAGAATGTCATCTGTCGCCGCTGCTGCACTAGCCGTAGCTAAAGTTACCCAAAGAAAAGGATTCGAACCCGCTGCCGGTACAGTGTCGGTCCAGCCATTATCTAGACCTGTGATGTTTCCCGTTGAAAATGTAAATGTCGCTGTGACACTTGGCACAGACGGTGCTGAGTCCGTAGCTGTGCGCTGATAGATGTATGCTGTTGCTACATTCAGTCCGGCATCGCCGTCAGCGCCGTCAGCGCCGTCAGCGCCGTCTTGCAAAATTAATACAGGCGCGGACCAATCGGCAGACAGAACGTCATCTGTTGTTGCCTGAGAACGAGCCGTAGCTGATAGCGCATACAAAGGGTCTGATCCAGCGGGTATGGTTTTTGACCAGCTATTGCCCGGCGTCCAGTCTGCTGTCGAGAAGGTGTATGTTATTGATACGCCTGGATCATCCGTTGGAGCTACCGCCGCTCTCTTGAAAGCAGTTAGTGTTGCTGTGTTGAAACCGTCCGACCCTGGCGACCCTGGCGTTCCATCTGCACCGTCTTCTGCTAAATGCTGTGGCGTTTGCCATTCGCCCGTAAGAATGTCGTCTGTTGCTGTCGCTGCGCTGGCCGTAGCTAAAGTTACCCAAAGAAAAGGATTCGAACCCGCTGCCGGTACAGTGTCGGTCCAGCCATTGTCTAAGCCAGTGATAGCTCCTGTAGCGAATGTCAAAGTTGCCGTTACGCTTGGTACAGATGGTGCGGAGTCAGTTGCTGTACGCTGGTAAATATATGCTGTTGCTACATTCAGACCGTCACCACCGTCAGCGCCGTCCTGTAAAATTAATGCAGGGGCGGACCAATCGGCACTAAGCACATCGTCCGTTTCTTCTGTTGAAAACGCAGTTGCCGATAGCGCATACAAAGGGTCTGATCCGGCTGGCATTGTTTTAGACCAGCCGTTTCCTGGTGTCCAATCTGCGGTTGCGAATGTGTACGTTATCGACACACCCGGATCGTCGGTTGGTGCTGACGCTGATCGTTTATAGGCGATTAGTGTGGCTGTATTGTAGCCATCTACAAATTCTATTGGTTGAAGATCGGTCGGCGTTGTCGCAACCCAAGCACTCGAATTACCATTGCTGTCAACCGCACGTATCCAATAAAAATAACTATTGGCGGCAATCGTTGCCTGAACATCTTCGTATGAAACCTGTAACTTGTCTGTGGTAAATATAATTGTTGCGCCAGGTTCGTCGTCTGTTGTGTTTCTCTTGATATCGCAACCGGCAAAATCTGAATCAACAGGATTGACCCAGCTAACTTGAAGACCCACTGTTCCAATCGAGATGGCTGCACTTGTTGGTACACCAGGAGCGATAACGTCTCCGGTCATTGTTAGTCCCGTAATCTCCGGCGCTGTTGAGTTTAGAGCGAATCTGCCGTCAGAACTCATTGCCACAACGCGAACATCTGCGGCATCGTTAAGACTAACCTCGACTGTGGTGCTTAGCCCGCCTCTTTGAATCTTCGCAAATTCGTAGCCTCCTCCACCTATGTTAAGCTCCACCAGAACTCCGGCATAGTTTTCAAAGTTCTCTGGTAAATCCCAGGAAATATCTATTACTGGTCTTAATATCCCGCCTATACTCACGCTTCCTTCTACCGCATCAAGATTGATAACGTGAGGTACGATTCTGCTTTGACCGGTGTCCGGCTCTGGTTGGACCGTTAGCGGCGTCCAATCGTATATTTGCTCGTCGTAGGTTGCCCCCGTAATCGTAACCTCGAGATTTTTGTTAATGTCGAGTTTTGTAACTCGCCACTCACTTTCCATAATGGTGTCTTCACCTACCATGTAGATGAAATGCTCTGACGGAGCAGAATCTAACGCCGAATTAAGAGGTATAGTTGTCAGATCGCCGCTGGTCGCTGCCACAACATCTCTGATTTCGATTGCATCCGTTTCTATCAAATCAAGAGAGTCTGTAACCGAAAGACCGCTTACGTCATCAACCCAAATTGTGTCCGTGTCTACTCTAGTTATTCTTACGTCAACGGTGTGATCGGCCGTCAACCAACATCTATTGATATTTGTTGCACCAGCGTATCCGCTAAGCGTTATTTTTCTACCTGTGATGTCCGTTATCGTCGCAACATCTCTAACCAGATAATCAAATCTGGCCATGAACTTGTATGATTTAGCACCGTCAAATGTTATTTCTCTATCGACCTCCATACTTGTAGTTGTGCTTCCAGAGACAAACCTACCTCCCACAGACCATTCTGGTTGATCATGTTGAAGGGCAAATACGTCTCCAACTACAACCGCTATCGCCTCCATTGGCGACTTAAATGTTACGACGCTTTTGAGATACCTGTTGTTCAGTAGCATATAGGTTGCTTCTTCTGCGGCCCTTGTTTTATCAACGATTCCATACATCGTTGCACTAGCCGTATTTTGTGCAGCACCCGTTACGCTCAAGGCGTCGTAGACCTTAATCGTTCGTCTTTTGAATCGATCCGACTCATCAAAGTAATGAAGCTCTACTTCATTAGCTCTGTCACTCAAGGATAACCACTTCTGATTAAAACTTCCCTTTATGATATTTCCAACCGTAAACATCTGCGAAGGCGCTATCGCTCTGTCGATTGCAACCGAGTATTTCGTTCCCATTTTGATCGGACGAGCGTGGCCAGCACGAAAGATATGCATGGATGCGTCCCAAAGATTTGATGCCGTATCAAATACACCTTGAAAAGTCAGACCTTCGGCATCACAATACTCTCCCCACTCAATCCAGGCGTCTATATCTATTCTTGATTCATCTACGCTACCTCCAAATCTTTGATTGGTAAGCGCATCATAAACTACCCATGCGGGATTTTTACTTGGACCGCTCGACCACACTTTATTGATAGAGTCCCAAAATTTAATAACTCGACCTGAGTTCAAATACGTAACCGTAGGAAAGCTAGATAACTGATCTGTCAGTCGAATCTTTAACCCAAGAAGAGCGGTGTGCTTATATGTCACCGTATCGTTGACTATTTCATTGAGATCAGTCCACGTAATGGCGTCTCGAATCTTTGGATCGGTCGATTCAACAGTGGTTCGTCTTACGCGAATGTCATAGGTGTCCTGGTCAAGATCGGGACTGTAAAAACTGAATCTTACCGCACTTGTTTGCGCTTTCGTTATGATGGTTGATTTTCCATAGACCGCCTTGTGCTTAACAAAGCCAACTACATTTTCATCCACATCAAAGATAAACTCTCTATTGTGACTGCCTGCTACATGTATATGATCTCCGGCATCACGAAAAGTCGTTCTGTCTTCATACGGAACGCTCGATGTGACATTTCCATCGGCGTCATAAACATTGTACGGATAATATCTGTACCACTCATCTACATCTGATACAAAACCCTGGTCCTTTAATGTGGTCCAGATAGTCGGCTCACTAACTTTTTTATATTCTATTTCGAATATGACCTGGACCACTGATCTGGTTCCGTCATCATTATATTGAACCAAACCTTGTGGCGCAACAAAGTCCAGCCTGAACGCATCTATTGTGCCTGTTGTTCTTGTTTGAAATGTGTCCGTTACAGATGTGGCTACAGATATTGGACTGACGGTATTTCCGAACCATTCAATTATGTTATCGTTGTCGGTGTCTCCAAGACGTATTTTCACCTCTGCATCTAAAAATCCAGCTATGTCCTGTTCATTAAGCTCTATGTCACTTATGCCTGCGCTAACACCTTCGCCCGCATTCAACAGTAGATAAAGATATTGAGCGCCAGCCTGGTTTCTGGTGTGGAAATTTATGATATTTCCGGCCATTCTAAAGGGGCCGTAACAAACTGGAAGTGGGGTGCCTTCATCAGAAGTATTTTTTGCTCCGTCGATACCATAGGTTTTGGAATCTTCAAAGCTACTTGATCCTCCCAAAGCATCTGGAGCTATTGGCGGTAATATTGCATTTACAAGTAGAGAGCCTGCTATTACGAACGCAATCTCAATTGCGCTCGTGGCAAATGTCCCAAACTCAAACGCCCCTGCAAACTCTGGAGCGTAAATGGTAATAACAACCATAAGAACTAGACGCAATATCGCTTTACTATCGTTCTCGTCTCCACCGCCCGGAACTTCAAAAATAACAACCACATCGCCTTTGGCTATGAGACTGTCCTTCCAATCTTCCTTTGGAATTATGTCGCCGTTTATACTAGCTACTATAACCTCGTCGGGTAACTCTCGAGCCTTCTTGGATATCACATCAAAAATAGAAAGTCGCTCTCCTACTTTCTTAAATTCGTGGGTATGTTTGGTGTTGTCAAACGGATTTGTGGAATATATGACGCGAGCCATACCTTCAGGAATTGGGGCAACCCTGAGTTTGGCGTTCGACTTTAATTCTGCTTTACAGAGGCTCATAATATCCCAATACTCTACGTTCCCAAATTCGCAGGTACTCAATTGTCACACCGCCTGTTGATTTAGTGGTGTGAATAAATTTTTTGTAAGGCAATAAAAAACCAACATGCATCGACATTGGCAGTTTAATTAAAATGGTGCAGCCAGGCTTAGGCTCTACCTCAACCCACTCATTTACCTTACCCATCATCATAGCAATAATCTCCGCACCTTGCGAAGACGATCCGTAATCTGCTATATCAATGCCGATCCTTTTGTGCATTTCCATCAGTAAACCGTAGCAATCAAATGTCTCAGGGCCACGACCGCCATACTCAAATGGAGCGCCGATCAGATCACAAAACTCAACATCTTGCGCGCTAACCATATCTTATTCCAGTTCCTTTGAGACCTGGATAGCCTCCAAAATTCGGAGCGTTTGAGTGAAACCCACATCCATTTGCACCCTGCAATGTAAGATCGCAAGATGATTCAACACCAACATAGCCGCACTCATCAGATTTATATCTCCATCGACACCTGTCACGCATCTGTGAGCTATTTGGAAATCGTCTGGCTAGAATATTTTCCGCACCCAACTGGAAATTAACAACATAATCATTTGCAGACGAACCGATGATCTCAAAAATTTCCTCTAGCTCTGGCTCCTCAGATAAATTATCGGAATTCACAACTCTCATAATGACAGTCGATCCGGTTGCTCCGGAGTATTCATTCATCTTGTTCAACAGAATCTTTTGGAAGTCTTGCGCGGTTAATGAAATCTGCGGAACCCCGCCAGCCTCGTGCTTCATTTTGATATCGAACGGATACGCTTGGTAAATATTGGAATCGTAGGTTATATCTTCATTGTTGTTGACTACGTATTCCGTCTCGACAACAAGACCTGTATTTGTGTCAACAAATTGAACCTCCAGCAACACCAGCCATGCATTGGCCGAAGCTATCTTGTTTTTTTCAACCGCGTTTACTACTGAAAATGACTTTGACACTATACTTGCTCCAGTGTAATGTCCGTTATCTCCCAACGTCTCAATGCGGCCATACCAACGTACTTAATTTTTGGCTGACTCATAAACCTTACGGTGTACGTTGTTGCGTCTGCTGGATTGAGATATGTGAATGACGCCGAACCTCCCATTTTCGCGTCCCAGAAGTCGGCAAAACTGTCCTTTTGAGCGTCTGTTAAATCCGAGAAGCCCGTTGTCCATGTTTTCCTGGGCAAGCGAGTATAGCGAGATCGACTGACGGTATAGCCACCTTCAACCTCTGCCATTTTTGCCGGGTTTGCTTGAGCCACGCCAAAATACTTAGAGTTTTCAAGTCCCGCTAGTGCTACTGTTGGAAAATCTGCCATTATCGTTTCCTAATTATCTCGTTGCTGACTTTAGTCCGTCACGAAAACCGCCTGGTCGACCAGCCGCCTTAAGTACAACATCAAGAACATAACTCTCTCCGTCAAATTCAATTCCGCCGCTCTCTTCAGCGTCGACAGGAACCCCAGACTCATTTATAACATTCACGGTTACGTCCGGCATTTGACCGCCCCCGCGTCCGCCGCTTATCGAAACGGGTATACTTCTACCATCAGGCAACGGAACATACGCCTCATTCATATCGCCCTCACCGAATACAGATATCTGAGGTTTGGTTGCTATACCCCCTCTAGCATATTGTTTGATGGGGCCGTTTGAAGACATAACCCCTCCAAGAGCAAACATACCAGCAAACGGATTAAAGCCATCACCGCTTCCGTCAAGACTGCTTGTGTTTATACCTGAATTGGTTGTTCCAGTTGTTCCACCTATCGAAGCCATGACAGCGCGAACAACCAAGGCCCTCAGAAGAATCTTCAAAAGATCGGAAAGAAGCGACTTTGCAAAATCCTTGAATGCGAATTTTCCTTCCGCTATTCCATCAACAAATGTATCGACGAAGTTACTCATCCAGTCCGCATAAGACGCCTCCAGTTTACCTCTGGTGTCCTCCCAATCTTTCAACATACGTCGCAAAGGGGTCGTGTCTTCGAACGCCTCCGCTCTCTTCACACGAAGCTCCTCGTAAAGACGAGTCATCTCCTGTATATTTTCCGCCTGTGCGTTTTCCAAAAGAAACGACTCTACTTGCTGGTCGAACAATATCTGCTCTGCCTTAAATCTGTCTCTGGCATTTTGAATTCCAGCTACATCTAGCTCCTCTATTTCCCTTCTGATTTTCAGTATTTCTTTATCTATACTTGTAGACGCCTGCACCGAAAGCAACTCGTCTCTCAGGGCAATCATCTTCTCCATTTCATCACTGCCCTCTTCGATACCAATCGCAATACTTGCAAATAGCATACGTATCTTTCGAAGACTACGACCTGGAACCTCACTGAGATTCTTACCAACTGCGTCTGCAAATATAAGGGCCTCTTCTTTTGCCTTTGCCAGAGTTGCTGTTGCCGATTTCATTGCCGACTCGAACGACTTTTTGGCCTTTACTTCGTCACTCAGTTTGTCAATCTCGAAAAGAAGAGGGATTATTTCTCTCATCGCCTGCTTCATTTCCTCACTCCATTCGGAAACATTCCCGAAAATCTTACCGGAGTTTACTTTAGCTATGAAGCTTGCCAGCCTTGTGCCTTGCTCTAGCAATTCGGCATTAAGACTTGCCACTTTCCCTTTTGAGTTGCCGATGATTGTGTTAAGAGATGACGTATAGCCTTCCATCGCCTTTTTCGCTGCGGACATAAGAACTGTCCCCGACGCTATATGCGCAAGATCATTCGCAACCCTTAGATTTTCAGACCTTGCCACATTTGCAATTTCAATAAGAGCGGCTATCGCCGTTTCCTTTTTAACTTCCCAGTCCGACCTGTCTTTCTCATTTAGCTCACCTCGCATAGCGAAGTCTGCATTATTGATAATGTCTCTGGCTTCGGACGCCTTTTTTACTGCAAGCGCGGTCTGAGCAGTCTGAAACTCCTCCCAATTAGCAAGACGCTCCTTGAGTCTTTGTTTTGCGTCTATCTCGCCCTTTTCAAATCTAGTATCGATTTCAGAATCGTTAGATCGAGCCAGATTTCTAGCCTCTTCGAGACTATCTCTAAACGCCCCCATCATCTCTCTTCTGGCCGCACCCGCTCTTCTTCTTGCAGCACCTTCGGTTGCGTCAGATATTACCTTTTCTGTTTCGGCTAAATTCTTTTCTAAATTAGCCACCATACCTCTTTGGGCTGCTATCGAGTCCTCGAGTATCTTCGCTGTTGATTTCTGACCTGTATCGTTTGCAGCCTTAAGACTGCCGATCATACTATTCAGAATCCTTTTCTGTTCTGCTACTCGTTTTCTACCTACCATCACTTCTGTTTTGGCAAGATTAATGCTGGCCTCAGACGCTGCCTCGCCATACTTTCTTACCTGTTCGATACCTGTTTCTGTCGCCTCATTAACCGACTTCGAAGCTCTCCACCATCCCCAAAGTGCGGCAGCAACAGACAGTATGATGCCGATAATACTTGACAGTCTTAGCGCCTTGAGTGCCTTGCCGACCATTCCTACGCTACCACCCAGCAATCTCATTGCTGCCGCTGCCTTTGCTGTTTTTCCAAATAGCGGCGCTAGACCCGCCACTGCCAACAATGACAGTGTTCTCGTCATCTGCCTCAATACTACGTTGGTTAGCATAAGGGCTTTTAATATTCCCATAGCCTTCCAAGCACCCCAAGCAGCTACGACCTTCCATATCATCTTTGAATGTTCACTCAGCCACGTAACCGACTTTCTAATGGCGTCGACCAGAAGCACGAATGCTTTGACCATGCCGCTGGCAATATCAATGCCGAATCGACGAACGGCTGGATCATCCAACTGCTCGATCAAAAGTTTGACTTCACCCTTGACCGCCTCAAACAACCCACTGGCCTCGCCCATCTCCTTCAACGTCAACTGCCAGACCGTAGACAGTCGAGCCAGGGAGCCTATGTACGTCTCCATAAGTCTTTGTGATGCGCCACCAAACGTAAGGTCAAACTCTGCGAACAGCTTCTGTAGAGCCGGTTTTGCTACAACAGCACCCTTTGAAATGGCATCCACCATATCGCCAACGGACATGTTCATACCACGCGCCAGTAGTACCATCGCCTGTGGAACTGCTTCACCCATCTGCTGGCGAAGCTCCTCCATGCTTATAACGCCCTTACCAGCCATCTGCTGGACTGCAATGGTCGCTCGATGCAAGATGTCACCAGTACCACCAAAAGCTGATACAGCGTCAACCAGAGCGTTTAGAGAGCCAGTAGCTGGGTCGACTCCAACAGATTTGAACTTGACCCACGAACTTGTGAGTTCCTTGACTGCAAACGGGGCATTCTTGGCCAGGTCAATTACCTGGTTGAATTGGTCCGCCGCGTCAGTCATCTTCTCCATAGCGGTGACGCCCTTGCTCATTCCAGTAAGCAGAACGTTCAGTCGTTCGAATTCGGCGGTGACATCGACAATGCCCTGAACCAGACCGCCTGACACTCGCCATGCGGTTCTCAGGGCGTCTCGCAAAAGACCAAGGGTGACTACGGTGTGTCGAAATGAGGTACTGAGATTGCGAACGTTCTTTTCGTGGCGCTTAACCTTTCTGTCGGCCTTTCCGACCACAGTTGAAAACGCTTTTAGAGCTTCTTTTGAACCACGGATTCTGGCCTCGAAATTCTTCGAATCCAGGGTCAGTTCGACCTCTAACTTGGAAATTGTAGTTGCCACCTAAGCTACCTTATTTGCACCATGTCTCTCAAGCCAGCAAGACCTTCGCTGTCCAACTTAGGCGCTTCGAGAGCAATAACTCCAATCTGCTGCTTGAGGCGTTCGTGCATATCTTCGTATCCGTCCTTACTCCCAGATGCGACCATCAAATCAAGAGTTTGGATACTGCCCGTTGCCTCTATTCTCGATACGTTCTTGTCAAACAACCAGAACCGCTTTACTGGCATCGATAGGACTTCGTTTGGAGAGAGTGAGTATGTGCTGCAAACCCTGCAAAACAAAAATCCAAAATCTATTGTTACTGGTCCGTCGAGGTCTTCTCCTCCGGCTCCAGTATTACTTTTCCCTCTTCTGCGGCCTCTGCGATTGCCGCTTCAGCGCCTTCAGCGCCCAACTGACCGGTAAACTTAATCAGAGCCGTCAGCTTGACGATTGGAAGAGCTTCTATTTCCTTTCGAGGACATGTCGGGAACTGTCGACTAAGAACCTCGATCATACTTTGCATGACCTTCTCGTAACCCTCGTTGTCCATATCACTCGGGTCTAGTTTGGATTGTTCACCGGATAACTTCTGCGCCCACACAAAATCCGCAACTGACATCTCCGCCATCTCATGCTTGTTGCCGTTTATTAAGATAGAGACTGCGACCTCTGGTGCGAGTGCATCAAGATCAAGAAAACGAGCTTCGGTCTGGGTATTTTTGGTGGGTTTGGTCATTTTGGTACTCCCTCTAAAGAGTCAATAAATAGTGGCGGCCCCTTCTGGAGCCGCCACCGCTTTTACTTTCGTTCGACAATCAGTCTATTACGCTGATGTGTCTCCGACTTGGAACAACAGTCCACCCTGGGTGTCATCAGGATAAGCGTTGAACTCGACATTGTAAATCCGCTCCTCGTCCAGCTTGAAGCTGAATGTCAAGGCACCGCCAGTTGCAGCCAGTGGAACCGTAAAGTCTTCGTTCAAATCTGCGCCAGCCGAAACTGGATGCAGTTTGAGTGTGGACGCCAGAGCCAGGAGATCGGCCGAGATGTTCGTGGTGACATCGACGCGCTTGCTGCCAGAAGCAGAAGGTGTCGTATCGGTAACCGTATCGAATGCACCAGGGCTGTCCGTTGCTTCGATTGCAATGTAAGACTTTCCTGAAACTCGAGCCGTCAAAATCAGATCGTCGGCGGGTGCTGTTGCGTCCATCGCACGAGCCGGATCAGCGTTGACCACAGCTAACAGTCCATTGGCCAGATCAGCAGGAACGGTACTTGTCGTCAAAAACTCGTAATCGACGCCATTTACGGTGATTCTGTAGATGGTCGCGTCGACCGGCAGGGCTTCAACGAAAGTCGTAACCTGCTTGGTTGCGTTATCGATGAATGTGTTGCCCGGCATGATATCCTTGAGAATTTCAAGGGTCGTCTCAGCCAGTGGACAACGAACCACACACGTTCGAGCGGTAATGTATTCTTTGATTGGAGTGTTGCCGAATTGATCGATCATCGACTTGTACGTTTCGGTGGCTACTTCAACCTCGACACCGCCCTTGGTGTAACCCAGGTCGACACCGCCGAAAACGATAGTGCAAATGCCGAGCTTGACATTGGTTGTGGATGACGACATGCGTTGTATCTCCTAACTAGGTGCAAAAATTGATATCGTAGATAACTAACAACTCAATGTAGTCACCCTCCGACACCGGAAAAACCATCGGAACTATGCGTGGTCGAATGAAGTTCACTGCAAGGCCACCATATACACCGCTTTCGTTGATCGTGAGGGCGGTCGACATAGCATTTGCGGTGGCTTCACCTTTCGCATGTTCTGTAGCCCTTACAATAGCATAAAATTCCGTCGAGAAATATCCCGGTAGCTCGTGATCGATGGGAGTTCCCAGCGGTGCGTCCTTCAGTAAGATGGCTGAATCCACCCTATCTGGCATCTGATACACGAAAATATCCTTCCCAGCACCGGTGTAGTTACCCAATCCGGAGTCTTGTAAATGTTGTGCGATGTTCAGTAAGTAACTCATTTTTAAGCCTTTATTGAAATTCTATATAAGACCGCGTTCCATCGCGGACTTGAAAGCCTTCTTGAAACGCCTGTGCCATTTTATCTCAAGAGCGTCTATCGTTCTGCCAAAAAATACACCGCCAACATATGTGCCTTGTGGCGATCTTTTGACCCCTAATCCCGCCAGTTTGCGCTTATTTACGTACCCTTCTTTTTCCCTTGATCGAGGGCCGATAGCTTCGAAATTACCACTCTCTATCTTCAGGAGATAATCCCTTACGTATCGACCTTGTGCGTCACCATTGCTACCCCTTTTCTTCGGCACTTTTTGATCTTCATTTATCCAGATAGTCCAACTATCTGCGCTATTCCTTTTGATTCGAACCGCTCGCTGTAATGTTCCGCTCTTGTACGGAGTGAGCATCCTCATGACTGCGTGTGTTTCTTCGGCCGCTTCCTTGAGGCGATTTCTCAATGCCAGGTTTGCTCTTTTGCCTCTTTTCCTTAATTCATCTGAAACTTGATTGGCTGAGAAATTTGCCTTTAGGCCCATATTACTAAATCCACTTCGTCGTGATCGTGTGCGCCTCCCATAACGTGTCTTGGGTCAATCGCGATGACCCTCAGTGTTTGTCCACTGACTTCTACCTTTGAATTTATCGATGCTATTCCTGGAGCCAGTAATATTCTCGCCTCTGATGTTCTTTCATTACCCGATCCTCTCGAGGCAGCCGAGTCTGTGCGAACAGACGTTGGGCCGGACTTCAACGAAAGGCTGATGATTGCGCATTTTGTGCTTATCGAATCACCAAGTTGTTCGGCCCCATAGACATCGAATCCGATTGTCGGGGTTACTGTGCAAGGAATTCTGGGTCTCATTCTCATAATTAGATTATAGCACTAGGCTCCAAATGATCCAAAGACAACTGTTGGGCCGCTGACTGCCACCGTGACTGCTATCCAACCTACGTCCCCGTTGTTTCTATTTTCAACCCCAAGAAATAATGATCCTGTTGGGAATCCAACATTGTCATCGAACGTGATTGATGTTCCGTCTGCCGCCACACTCTGAACTGTCATTTCTGTTGCACCGACAAGCGTCTCTGTTGCGTTGAGATAAACTCTCGGCCATATGAATGAATTACCAGAAGCTGTAAATTTGGTAACTGATGGGCTGCCGTCAGCAGTTTGATCTGCGCCACCGCTTGGTCCGATTGCTGCACCACTTGCCTCTACTGGCGTGATGCTCGGTGATCCATCGGCCGTTCTAATTGTCTCCGCTACGCCAGCCGCTTCAACAGGTGTGATTGAGGGCGAACCATCTGCTGTTTCAATCCTCTCTGCTACACCGGCAGCCTCAACTGGTGTGATACTTGGTGATCCGTTTGCCGAACGCTCTTGTCTTGCTGTACCGGCAGCTTCAATTGGAGTGATTGAAGGTGAGCCATCTGCTGTTTCAATTCTTTCTGCTACACCGGCCGCTGTAATTGGGGTGATTGAAGGCGAGCCATTTGCCGTTTGATCTGCTAAAGCTCCAAGGTCAACAATCCACTTGAACGCACCAACTTCTACGCCGCGCTGATTACTTGGATTGCCCGTTGCGCCGCTTGTTTGTATTAGTGCTATAAGAACCTCTGATCCGTCAGGGTCTGTCAGTAAGTTGGCATTCCACTTACCAGAAATAACTTCGCCGGGATTGAGAGTGGTAGTTGTTCCTGTCGCAAGAACGGAAACCTGTGTATAGGTAGAGGATATAAGCTCCCAAAGTTCTAGTGACCAACCAGGATCGTTGCCGCCTGATGCGGATTTTCTTATCTGTACGCGAAATTCCTGAAGATCAACACCTACTGCTGGATTACTTGTTGGATCAGCTATAAGTGCCCGAACAGTGGTATTACCGGCACCGTCCCAAACTAGCCAATTGCCGTCTGGAGAATCAGGATCGTCATCAACATCTGCGATACTTGGCGCTGTGTAATTAGTTCCTATTTGTAAGCTAGTGGCAAGTTTATTTTCAATAGCCATTACGCGAATCCCGTTCCTGTTATTACGAGGCCAGTGTCTCCATCAGTCCAGGACTCTGTGCCGTTTACATCTGTAATTTTAACAGATGTTCTTACACCTTGACCACCTGAGATCACATTGCTGATAGATGGGGAGCCGTCCGCTGTCAACTTTCTTTCAGCAACACCCGTCGCTTCAACTGGTGATATTTGCGGCGAACCATCTGCCGTTTTTCTTGATGCTGCCGTACCAGCAGACTCAACTGGTGTGGTCGATGGTGACCCGTCTGCTGTTATCTCTCTCTCTGCTGCACCAGATGATTCGACAGGCGTGATGCTTGGTGAACCATCTGCCGTTAGCTCTCTCTTCGCAGAACCGGTCGATGTTATTGGCGTGATGCTTGGTGCGCCATCAGCCGTTATTTCTCTTCCAGCCGTACCCATCGCTTCCACTGGAGTTATGGACGGTGAGCCGTCTGCTGTCAATTCTCTTTCAGCTACACCCGCTGCTTCCACTGGTGTTGTAGATGGTGAACCGTTTGCTGACTTCTCCTGTCTTGCTGAACCAGAAGATTCTACAGGGGTAATTGAAGGTGAGCCATTCGCTGTTTGATCCGCAGCACCAGGGTTTAATACCGCCGTACCCGCTGCTTCAACTGGAGTTATGGACGGTGATCCATCAGCCGTCAGTTCTCTTTCTGCAACTCCGGCAGCCGTTATTTTGGTTGTAGACGGTGAACCGTTTGCAGACCTTTCTTGTCTTGCTGAGCCAGACGATTCTGCCGAAGTTATGCTTGGCGCACCATCTGCCGTTAATTCTCTCTCAGCGACACCTGATGCTTCAATGGGTGTTATGGACGGCGCACCATCTGCCGTTAGCTCTCTTTCAGCAACTCCAGCCGCAGTGATCTTGGTTGTGGTTGGTGCGCCGTCTGCCGTCTGCACTCGTTCTGCTGAACCAGATGACTCTACCGGAGTGATACTTGGTGAGCCATTTGCAGATAGCTCTCTCTCAGCGACACCTGATGCTTCAACGGGGCTTATGCTAGGGGAGCCATTTGCCGAACGCTCTTGTCTTGCTGTACCGGTTGCTGTTATAGGGGTTATGCTTGGCGAGCCATTTGCTGTGGGACTCCCTGCTTCGGCAGGTGGCGCACGAAAGCGCCTCCGATAAATCGGAGTAAATGACCCGTCTCTTCGAAAAACGCCGCCGCTAGCCATACATAACGCCCAAACGCCTTGTCACTCTTTTACGCGCACTTGGTTCTTTTATAAATACAGCAATCAACCCTGCTCCATCTACTGCCGCATTGTCCCATGTTGCCTGACCACGGGCGGGTTCTTGTCCTGTCAAAACCTTATGCGCGCTTCCCATAAACGTGTCGCCTGTTGGAAGGGCGGTCGGATCGATATCTTCGATATATGAATTAACCCAAGAGCCGATTGCGTCTCCCTGGTCTATAGGCTCTCCACCCGCTAAAACGATAGCTATAGAATCTGGCCCAGCGAGACTTTCGGTTTCGCCAGAATCGAATGCTGTTCCAGTCTGTTCGCTAATCATAGCCATTTTGTCTAAAGGATCGGTTTTGAACGGACCCTCTATATGGTACAAAATACCACACATAGCCGCAGAAGCTGACGTTCGAAATGTTACTAGCTCTTCGTCGCCAGCCGCTATTTTATACCATATATTGTAGAAGCCTCCCACGCCGTCGTACGCCTCTATAGGAGCCTTTGTCCATATATTTTCACCGTCGTCTTGAGGGACTAGCGACGTTGCCGCTTCAACATGATGACATGCTACCAGCAAGTTTCCGGCTATAGCAGTTTGAGATACGTCATTCATATCAACAGCAAATATCGCCGCTGTAGCTACAAACGATTGCGGCGGTGAGGTGAGTAAATCGCCAAAGGCCATTGTTGTTACCCTATTTCTTCGAACTCGATCTCGTAAGCCAATGTTACTGAGGTAACGGCGATTCCAAGATTGATAGCGAAGAAGTGACCGCCACGAATAATCGGACGCTGCTCTGGAGTCCAGATTTTCTGGTAACCAGCAAGCAGTGAAATGCCTTCGCGCACCAGAAACTCTTCACCCGTCGAGATGTCGACCGAATGATTGTCTTCGGCTGTACCGGCAAATGCCGCATCACCAAAGTCTTTCTTCTCGACGTTTGCGACAATGTTTGTGCCCGTACCAGAAGCTGTATAGCGGCCCATAGTCAATAGGGTGCTATCGTCAGTCTCGCTAGTAGACTGAGATACAGACACCGAGTGAATGACAACTATTCGATTAGCTACTGCGCCAATCTCAACAATTGTCTTTGGCCCGGTGAACGCGGCTATTGTGTTTGATAAAATATACTTTCTGCCCATGACGGGACTCCTACATAGTTAAAAGGGTTTTCATTGATCGTCGTCGTTCTTTGATTATGTGGTACGGAAATGCCGATGGTGCTTCGCCAACTACAAGAATCTTTTCATTGTACTTTTGAACTCCTGCATCGTCATATATATATGCAAAAACAGTGTCGACGCCGCGAATATAGATATGCCCTGATAGCCAGTTGCAAGTGATCGCATCCATTTCTTCGTTAAGGCTACCCCAAAGAGCGCCATCATTGGTGCTGGACATATAATAAATATCTTGATCGACGCCCTGTGCGCCACCGCCAGAGTAAAGTGCGTGGAGGTTGCCGTTTTCCTCACCGATTGAATGAACCCCAAAATTACCGTTAGCGAATACCTCTTGCGCGCTTGAAATAAATCTAGCGGCTAATGTTGAAATATCATCGGACCCGTCTTCTACTGCTCGAATACTGTTTATCGTATTTATGCTGCCAGCGTTACGAGTATAGGCCCAGCACATGCGCTGAGTTCCAGCGTCCTCGTACGACACTGCGTTAGTGATAGTGGTCAACGCTTCAGTGCTGCCAAGATTAATGGCGGCAATCGTTGTACTTAAAACGTCAGATGGATCGAGCGTTCGCGCCTCATATTCGATGTACGTTGAGAGCGAGCCACCGCCAGTTGTTTTCGTCCACAATAGGTGCATATCGTCAGTTAGCGGACCCTTGGTGATAACCGGGTTTCCAAAATGAATCGCACTTGCGTCATCTATTGCAACTGGGCCTCCCCATGTTCCACCCGTTCGCACGTTAAGGTCGATACGCTCTTTCTGCGCACCATGAACAGTCTCACTTGCGCCATTGTACGCAACCACAACATCGCCGTCCGAACGAACCGATATAGATATCCACTGATTGAGTGGTAAAAATGTCGTAATTGTTTCGATTACTTCATTCGTAATAACCCACGCATCGGTCGCCATGTTGAATGTGTGATAACGATAATTTTGGTTCGCACCTGACACTTCTGCCGTGGCGATATGCAGAACGTCGCCGTCTTGATATTGACTTACGACATTGGCAATTACGCCGAGAACTGGATTATTTGCCGCGTCCTGGATGGCCCATGATGATGTTGGGTCAGTCGCCTTGAATACGTCAACCCCCGTTCCATTAATCGATACAGCGTAAAAACTTCCACCGCTTGATTTTCTTGGCGGATAAAACCCACCAACTTGAGCGGTTGATTGAATTGTAGTTGGCAAAGCCATTACGGAGCTACCAATTCAAAAGTGCCGGTGGTTATCACACGATGGCCTGTCAACGTCGCCAGGTCTTGTGCTGTTCTGAACCCTGACGGTGTGTAAATCCAAAACTTCTTAGCCGTTGATTGATCGAACAAAGTCACCATCGTTAAGATTTCAGCATCTGTCATTCCGTCCGTTACCATGTCCTCGGTGCAAATCCACGTAGGAGCGCCGCCCAGAGCCGCCCCAATCGCTTGTCTCGACTCTTGGGTACTCATGTCCTCATTGAGAACCAACTCCTTAGCCCTGGCCCCTACAGTAGAGACTTTATTGAGAACCTCAAGACCTCGACCAGATGTTGGATTTAACCCAACGGCGGTGATAGCTGCGCCTATCTCCACGGAGTCGTCTGAGTCTTTCTCTGCTTGGATATAAACCGATGTGTCGGTTCCTATCGCTGAGCAACCAATTCTGTTTCGAAGAGCCTTGACACCCCAACCAAATCCAGCGCCTACAATCAACACTCGATCAGAAGCATCTATGGCTGGCGTAATTATAGGAAGAATGCCTTTCCAACGGGCAACCATAATTGGTCGCATAAAGTATTCGTGATAGTTTATTCGAACCTCTGGACGAGTATTTGGATGACCACCCATGTGCCTTTCTACACGAAAGGAATACGATGCGTCAAAGTCTGATTTTGTCCAAGCTGCCATACTACCCTCTTTCAGAAAATAAAAAGGCGCTGGCCCAATTACATGAGCAGCGCCTTTCGTGGATTATTATCGGTCTCCACCTACCGCACCCTCAATGGAGTGTGGTAGATAGTGGCGTCAAAATCTCGCTATTAAGCCGGTACGTCTATCGAGAACGTTGTCAGTTCAACGGTATCCGTCGCCCCAACAATCAGCGAAGACATATTGATGTCTGCGCCTGATGTAGCAACCGTTCCCGTAATCTTGAGAACAGCGCCTGATGCAAAAATCTGGAAGGCATCAACTGCGCCAGCATTACCCGTCGCATTGGTGTCCTGAATTGGTTGGCCTGCCATTGTGATAACGCCAACAGCGGCGGAACCAAACGCCGGATTCTGGAAGGTAATTGTTGCAACCTCCACCTGTGCGCCAGTCTGGAATTCGAGATAACCCGCCGTTCCAATTTCCGCGTCAATCGCGTCTGCTGCTGCGTTTCGAACAGCCGTTTCTAAAGTTAGTGCCATGCCAAATTACTCCTTTGAAGGCTTCGCAGCAGGAGCAGGTTTCTCGAGAACTTCGAGAACCCGCCCATATGAATTTTGGAACTCAACAAGGGCATCTTTGGCCTTCTTGTAGTTGTTCTTACTTTTGTCGAAGGAGTCGCGAGCCTCGTTAAAGGTTTCCTTTAACTCGGCCTGTTCTTTCTTCAATCCAACAACCGTAATCTGTCTTTCCGCCATTACTTCCTTCCTTCTTCAAATTGGGCCGGGTCAACTCCGGGGTCGTACTTAATGTCGCCGTTGGCTTTGCGAACTACCGCTGTGCCTCGCAATCTTGCTCCTGGTCTTCCCAAAAGCTCCTTGATATCTTCCGGGTCCATAGCTTCCAGTTGTTCCTGCGTGAAAACCCGTCTCAAAACTTTCTGTTGTTCGTCCATCCTGGTCTCCCTTAAACGACTGATTGGCCGCTTACAGAATAAGCGAGGTGACTATTCACCCCGCTTACTTATATATTACGCTCCTACCGCTACGAATACAACCGTAGGACCAGCAGAATCAACAATCGCATCGATGTCAACCGACAAAGCGACTCCGCCAGATTTCGTTCTAAACTCAAGCGCACCATAATTGATGGCGGCTCCGTTTCCACAGGTTATACCTGAAGTCTCGGCAGCAGCAAGGGTCTTCTCTGCTATACCACCGCCAGATGTCCATGTGAAATCGTTGACCGACTGAACACTGTGGTTGGCCAATGTGACATGCGAGATACCACCTTGGTTTGTCCATCCTGCCAGAATAGCTAGAGTTAGTAATGTGTCGCCGAATGTCTGGCCAGTATAATCCGCTGCATCAAGAGCGATGTAAGCAGCGCCCGTTAATGCGTCACGCGCCCAGAAAGAATCTTCGGCATCTGTTTGGTTTGCTCCAGAATCGTCGACTCGAGCCTTGAAATAGTTTTGATCGCCAGGGGCGTCCGACACGATTGGTGCCGTTCCTATGGTCTCGATGAACGACCAACCAACCTGGAATGAAATTGCCGTTTGGTTTCCACCGGCCATAAATGGGTCATTTTCGAGAGTTACCCTGTCCGTTGAAACCAATGCCAGAATAATATAAAAACCGTCTGTAATTGTTGCGTGTGAAATATACAGAGCGTCACCCGCTGCAAGACCGGTATTTGAAGCTATGTTTAATTCATCCAACGTATCGTCATATGTCGCCGTTGTACCGGCCAATACGACTGTGGCAGCAGGAGTAAGCGAAGATTTGACTGAGCTTGTTCCGGGGAATCCAGACGCTTGATCAAGCCAAGCCTCTACTACCGTCGCGACATCGAAACTTGACGCGGCAAATACAAACTGAGCGTTAAGACCGTCGAGAATTGGATCAGCGGCAGATGCACCAGCGCCGTTTATTAATAGTGCCATGTTTTATTTCCTAGGTCTTCAGTGCCCAAATGCCATCGGAGACTACGTGCCTCTCCATGAATGCGATACGGCTTATGCCGAGCGCCCGCGCAAAATCATTTGGCCCATCGGCGTCTTCATTTGCCTTGTCCAAAATCTCGTCGATTTGAGGCATTGAGAGCGGCGTCCCATTAAGTTTCCTCAGAAACCTTGGCACGTAGTTCAAACTCTTGAAATCGCTCAACCTTTTCTCCTCGCTCTCATGTCGATGAACTTATTCATTGATGCAGCACAACGACTGCAAACCGGAACATACGGCTCACCCATGTGTTTCCAGATGTAAAACCGCCTTTCGCAAGAACAGGTCACACGCTTCAAAAGGCTTACCATATCAGACTCTTAGTTTATCATACAAAAATTTTGACCGCATCAACAATACTCTTCTCAACCTTGAATCTCACAACGTGAGAGGGTCTGATTAAAGTGCCATTTGCGTCATTTGTGAAAACCTGAACCATGTATTCACCTGGCTCTGTGAAATCGGTAGATTCGATATCAAAATAAACGTGACCGGTTACGGCGTCCAATACCTTTGCCAGCGGGATCGTTCTTGAAACAATCGAGCCATTTGGTCTGCCAATAACACCTTTGACCTCCCCTTCCTCCAGATTGCTCATATCGATGCCCGTTTTGATTGAAAACGAGAAACCCGCTTCACCAGGATAAAATACTTCTTCCAATAAAATATGTGCCATTATGCTGCTCTCTCCGCCCCGATCACTTCAAGCGTTGGCCTGACTGTGACTGAGTTTGTGTGATATGTATATTGTACTGCAAATCCGTCGATCACTTCTAGCGTCAAGGTGGTTATATCCTCTCCCCCTAGCGGAACTGCAACAGAACCAAAAATCGTATAGTTACCGGCGATGTCACGAACTCGACCTTCAAGCTCGTAAAACCCATTGATAATGGACGCAAGAGGAACCGTTATTCTCCAAACGTCATTTGGTATCCCCGGTGTTTCATCTGGTACAGCGACAGTGGGATAAGACACTCTGAGACTGTCTGAGAGACGCTTGAGCGTCATAAAGCCATCTACCCCATCATAGTCTTCAACATAGTCAGAATCCAGCACACCAAGCTCTTCACTGGACTTGATGGTCAGGAGCATATTGGTAAATGCACCCCTGGGAAACACAACGTCCACGCCGTACCCCACCGTGCCGACGCCAATGGTATTTTGAGACCTAATCGCATTCACGATTTCTGTCTGTCGAAGTCCGGCCGTTAGGATCTGAGTCATATCAAAATCCCTTGGCTTCCTGGATGGAGATATTTTGATTTCATCTCTGGAGTAATATCGACCAGATCAAATTCTATTCCGTCACTCAAATGGTCTGGTCTATTCAGGGTGACACTCTTGCGATTCTCAGAGCTAATATCTCCAATTGCCAGATCATTCGCCAGCCCGTAGTAGTATTGTGAGCTATGCGCCTTCAAATATATTTTGGTATACCAAATCTTACCAGCTTTGTCCTTGTACGTGAATGTATTCGGCTTGGTTATGTGTCTGAGAGCTTGCGCTTTGGCCGAAACATGTTTGTCTTTGGGCAATGTGTTGATGACTGTCTGAACCTGTCTAAACAGGGAGCTTACCGCCTGGCTATCGCGAGATATTTGACGAACGATCTCGATCTGAAAGTCATATAAGTTTGCGACCATCTCCGGAGTCTCTATCCAACCAACCACGCCTTTTATTTCCTGGGTGATTGATTTAGCAATACTCCTTTCCGTTCTCGCAGCTTCACCACCTACGGTAGATAACTTGCGATCAAGTTGACTTTGAGCCTTTGAACTTGGAACGGCTGGTGAATAAACGGCCGACATAAACTCACCACGCATCGCGGCATGGATTGCGTCGTATCGTCCAATTAAGTCTCGTTTGGCCCTTTCAATGATTTGTCTAAGCCTGACTGCTTTTTCCGCATCCATGCTACGTCCTTGTTATAACTGGCGTCCAGTTGATGTACTTGCCGACATACTGCAAGGCGTGTCGAGACAGCGCCAGCGTCAGTGTCGCTCTGGGCCGATAGAATTGTGATACTTCACCCTGAGAAGATGACTGCAACCCATCGTCGATATCCTTTTCAATCGTCGAGCCTCCCAGGTGATAGTCTGCCTGTGCAAGTTGTGCCATGCGAAGATCGTGTTGATGCCTCGAGTCGAGCAAGGCCCATTCTGCCAAAGTCAAAAGATCAAGAGTCTTCACCTGGTAGGTGTCATCTGTGAAGTTGAATTGCCAGTTGAACCCGCCGAATCTGTCATAGGCTTGAGTCATGGCAGACCTGCGATGATCTTCGTTAGCAGCGCCCCACCCTTCGAGAATTATTCCGCGAGAGTGTAAAAGGGCTTCCTCATACGTCTGAAAGGAATTCGAAAGCAATACCAGAGATGCTTTTAGTTCGACAATGTAGCCCGCTCGAATTATGATCGAGTCTGTGGCCGTTGTCATCGTTAGAATTACTTGTCGATAACCTCGAACGATGTCTGCCGCCAATGCATTATCTGCCCCCTGGATTACAATAGAGGCTTCACCGGTTGTTGGTATCACTGGAATGTTTGTCGTCGCTACAACTTCGACACCGAACTCGTTTACGACCGTATAGTCGAGTGCTATCGGAGTTATCGATTCCCCCTCGTCATCGACGAAGGGCATCTTTACCGTTACATCGACGCTTGGCTCAAAAATCCTCAAGAGACTTACTCCTCGGCAGCGTCGTCAAACCCATCGCTATCGGGAGTTGGTTCGGAAACTTGCTTCGACAGAATGTTCTGGATCAGATCGCCAATTGACCGGCCTTTGACATTAAGAATGTCGCCAACCTCTCTCAAGCCAGAGATGCCTTCTGAGTCGGCAATTGCCTCAAGCTCTGACAATGACCAAACGCGAGGGTCTTTATGCTCTTCGCCTGGCTCGTGGAATCCAACGTTGTCATCGACAAAGCCGCCGTCGTCTTCTTCCATTGGTTCGTCAGATAACGCCTTTCCAGCAGACTCTTCAACCTCTGCCATTTCAGCCGCCTCGATGTCACTCTTTCGAGGGCTGACGACAGAAGGGAAGTCGGCAGCAGATACTTCGCCGACTTGTTCAAATTTGTACGTGTTCGGATTCAAGGCCCTTCCATCTTCATCTTCGCAAGAACATGATGCGCCGAGTAAAAGTGCCATCCTTACTGGAATGGCTTCGACTGATTTGCCGTCTTTGAATAGATGACGCCGAAGATAACCGTTGTACGTTTGCATACCCGGCTGAGTGATCGTAACTCGAATCAATTTGTCGTAAGCGGTTGGCATGTTAAATTCCCTGTTTGTTAAAAACGAAAGGGGGGTAGAATTTAATCCTACCCCCCTTCTAGACCTTGGGTCAAGACCTACTCAGCTTAGGAGCTAAGCAAACCTTCGTACTTGGCGAGCGACCGCGTAGACTTCAGCACGAGGCCAGAGTACCATTTCAGTCGGACGCGCCATGCATCCTTGTTCTGTACCGTGCCGATGTTCTCGACTCGAATACCGGCAGACGCTCCACCGAAGATTGCGTGTACGCCGTCTTGCTCGTTCAGGCGAATGGCGTAGATGCCCATGCAATCTGTCTTCGTACCCTTCGTTTCGTCGGCGTTGACGAAATCGTTCTTCAGAATCGGAATACCGTTATGCGTGAGCATCGGACGGTCGAAGTTCTTCAACTGAAGCATGTTGGCGTCGGTGCCGCCACCAACAGTTCGCAGGAGGTTACGATACTGCCGGATCGCAATGCTGTTCATGATGAAAGCGTCTGGGCCGTTAGGCACCTCGTCTTCCAACTCGTCAAGCATGGACAGGGTAAGTGCGTCACCGTTCGCGCCAGCACCCGTGAGAGTCTGACCGGCAACTACGAGATTGACAAGACCGTCGAATTCTTTCGGGCTGCCTGTTTCGTCACCGTTGATGAAAGTGTCGCTCCACTTGCGGCCAAGACCCTTCGCCTTCAACGCGATCTGAATAGCCAACTGCTCATTGGTATCAGACATTGTTTCGGACAGGAACTTGTCAACATCGACATCGCCAGCCAGAATTTTCAGCGTGGCAACGACGTTCGTGAAGGTGACAGCCTCTTCGGTAACCGCATCATTCGGATCGAGGAATGTACCCTGTGACTCCGTGTTCTCGCGGTTGTAGACGTAAGCCTTACCATTCGTCTTCATGAAAGGAATAACCTGGAAGACATCATCGTGAGTGATGATCTCCTCGATCACGCCGCGCTGTAGATCGTTGTTGGAGAGCTTCTCAGCTTCAACCTTCAATAATGCCATTTGTGTAACTCCCTAAAAAGAAGATTCTAAACCAATGACCTACAACGGTCACGACTGCCTTCAGACTTAATTATGCGTCAGTCGGAACCTAACTTCAACCCCTTTGCTTCTTTGAGTAGGCCGTCTTTGAGACCGGCAGCAATACGAGAGGCTCCTGGAGCTACACCTGGCGGATCATCATCAGGTCCGCCCAGAGGATCTGTCTTCGACCTTGCTCCCGGCTTAACCTTTGATCTGTAAAGGGATTTCTTGTCCGGATCAGCGTCGACAATCTTTTCGAAAGCCGCGTCAAACTCAAGATTTACCCCGGCACCGTCAACCAGTGGCGCTCGTCCATCGACGCCAGAAGGTTTGTTGTATCCGACAACATTGCCGCTTTCGTCACGCTCAAAATGCGCACCATAAAGTGTTCGCGCTTTCGCCGCTGGAAGATTTAATCTTTCCTGGATAAACTTCGAGGCACTAAAGGTATTGCCGATACTGAGATTATCAATTTCAGTATCCTTCCCTGCGAGCTTCGCATTCAGATCCGCAATGATTTCGTCTTTGCCAGTGACAATGACTGCATGTGCTTCGTTCATCTGATCTTTGACCTGAGTAAACTCGCCAGCAGCGATCAGAGCCGCTTCGTCAGCGTCCTTGTTTTTCTGAAGCATGTCTTTGACCGCAGTCAAATCGATTCCTTCCCATGCTTTGGCCGCTTCTTTCAATGCCGCGACTTCACCGGACAGAGTGCCGATCTTTTCCTTCTTCTTCATTACTTCTGTGAGAAGGGTTTTTTCCTTGTCGGTAGGCTTTGGATCGGGATCGGGATCGGGGTCTGGATCAGGATCGGGGTCTGGATCAGGATCGGGGTCTGGATCAGGATCGGGGTCTGGATCAGGATCGGGATCAGGATCGGGGTCAGGGTCTGGATCGCCATCTGCACCGACAGATCGGTGAAACCCTGGATTTTCATCATAAAAAGCATTCCAACCATTTACGTCATAATTGTCTAATTCGATACTCATCATACAGACCTCTCTCTTGGTCAACTCGGTCCAATCTTGGACCTACTTCTCGTGGTGCTGGAATTCAAACAAAGAGAATTCTCTTACTCTTCATCGTCCTTATCAGCGGAACTGTTATCACCATTATCCGACGAATCGTCTTCAAATGCAAAGTCTTCTGGCGCAGGGGGCCAATCGTCGCTATCAATCTCGTCAAACATCTTCTTCTTTAGGGCCTCTGATATGGTCGGGAAGAGCTTCTCGACCAGGGTCTTCATTTGCTCTTTTCGAACCGTGTCTGGCGCAGAAACCAGCGATAGGCTTCCTGCAATTTCAAACTCGCTCGCTAATCCGCGAACGTCAAAGTTATCGGCCCATGTAATATGCGCTGGGTCATGCGCCTGGTCGCCGTTCCACGCAGCTACCAGATCAAGTATCTCATTCTCCGCCTTAGACAGAGTTTTCGACTTGTTGATAAGCAGGGCGTTCACTCGCTCAAAGTCATACGCTTTAGCTACGCCGGAACTGTTGTCGATCCCCATAGAGTTATCCTCTTTGGTTCTCTCTCCGGCCATTCCGACTGAGTGATATATCTCGTTGATGATCGTGCGAATAGCTGTAATAATCAATTCAGCTTGAGTTGGGTCTGGCGATATAAATGCCGGAGCCATTCCGCCCTCTCCATTGAACAGAAAGATTCGTTTGGTTCCCATTTCGGTCAGCTTCTCAGTGGCCTTTTCTTCTTCGCCTGGCATCAAGCCTTGCGCTGGCATTGCCAACTGCGAGAAAGTCTGGTCCTGAATTATGGCGTCAAGATTGGATAGATAATTTGCCACCGCACGATCCTGATATGCGATGTCGTTAATTAACGCTGGCGAACTGTAAGGATCGTCGCTATCCATATGGTCGACTATTACGACCGGGACTATTCCGAGATCGTGAACCCCTTCGCTAAAAAGCTCAACCTTTCTTTTGGAATCTTCCGTTGTCTCAATCTTGCCTTCACTGTTCATTGCGTAACGAAACAGGTGCCAGGAATTCTTCCTCCACAATCTGAATTGTTCGCTTTGGCCTACGGCTTCACCAAATGGGTCGTCATCATTTCGATACTTCTCTCGAAGCAGAATCCAGTTTAGTTTGCCTAAGCTATCAAAGGACATGTCAAGAGCGTCTTGAGGACCAACCCAATATGCATAGGTCTGGACATCTTCTTCGTCAGCCTCAGAGTCTGGCGTTTCCGTCGCCGTGTTGTCGACGACGATGTAAATTCGTCCGGATATCGAAGACCGCTTACAGACCTGAGACATCAGATAATTAATGTCGTACCCTTCGGAAGTGGCCGACTTCCAGAATTTCTTAATCGAATCTTGCGCGTCATCCTCATTTCTGGAAACGTCAGTTCGAAACACGTACTTATTTACGAGATCGACGACCTCACGAGAATGGTTGAAGCGATATGCTCGCTCCTGTCTTTTTTCATATTCTTTGTCACCTTCCTTGATGTACTTGAAGATGTTGTCCTTAAACCAACCACGGCCGCCCTCATAACACGCCTCCATAAATTCCCAATGGGATTTACGTTCCGTATATTCGGGGTGTCGCCTCTGCGCAATCTTGGAAACATCGCGCTCTTGTGATTTCAGTTCTTCTGCCATTCGGAAGTGCTTCCTATAAGAATGTAAATTATCTCATCGTAGACGATGATTTACAAGGATATGCCAGCGATGATGATCTTGCGCAGCGGGTATTTGAACTCGATTGCGTAACCCAAGGCGTCGGCCGAGTGTTCTGTTCCCATCTTTTTATCTACTTCACGACAGCCTTCCTTGTAGATTGTTTGCTCCAATGAGTCTATCAGGTGTTGGCAGCCGCTGTCGACCCGTAGCCTGGTCGAACCATCTGCCGCCCGAAGCATTCTGTTCACGCAATTCACTCTATCAGCCACTGGCGGGTGTTTTCTTCGATGATAGATTCGCCTGTAACCAGACTCTCTAAAGATGTCCAGATCAGTCTCGCCTCGAGCATGTTGAGTGTACGCACCCGCTGGATCAGGAAATATCGCCGTGACACTCTTGTACCGCCAATGCCTTCTGTCCAGTTCACTCACTGCCTCTGCTGTTGAGCTATTTGGCAGCACAATCTCGTCTATTACCCAAACCTCACCGTTCTTCTGAGGCTGCATAACGACAGCAGACATTGGGTCTCTGTTGAAGTCCTGACCAACCCACAGTGGTAGCTCCTTGTTGAACTTGTACTCGCCAACATGAACAGACCTGTCAAATGGGTAGTAGACCCGGCCGCCCATAGTCTCGAACGACGCCTCAAACTCCTGCTTGAAAGATCGCTCGTCCATGTCTTGTCGTGCCTGTTCGATTTCTGACGCTGGAACAAACGGGCTGTCGATTGATTTGAACTGCCAGCTTTCCCACCTTTTGGCTGCGACTAGCTTTGGGTTCTGTCCGAACTGGTACACATCATGGAGATAATTGAATGATTTCGGCGTGCCGATGAAGGTAGCTCTGCCAGCAGTGGTTGCCAGCGTTGGTCGAAGTGCCTTCTTCCATGTGTCAGGGTGCATGTCCTGAAACTCATCCAGCACCACATGATTCAAACCTACACCGCGCAAGGAGTCATATTTGTCCGCACCCTTGAGTGTAATAATTGATCTGTTCTTCAGCAGAATATACAGACCGGTCTCGTTGGTCTTTCGTATCCACGCTCTAGGGATGGCGTCCAGAAGCTCCGGCCACATGATGGTTTTTGCCATCGCATAGGTTGGAGCGACGTACCAGACCAGTTGTCGTGGTAATGCGGCCGCCCTAATCATCTCGGTTCTGCCAAGTTGAGTTTTGCCCCAACGTCTACCGGCCACCACAACTTTGAATCGCGCCAGCGACCGCCACACTATGGCCTGGCCTTTGTGCAGCTTTAGAGCTTTTGCGCGAGACATTAGACTCCTTCCCCAGCTATCTCGTCCGCGAGTTGGTCGATTGTCTTCTCGCTTTCCTTGATCTCAAGATCAGGGTCACCAAGCCTTTCAATTTCATCCAACTCGTCTTGAGTAAACTCCTCAATCGGCAATACCGGAATCTCATCGCCAGCGTCTGGTTCGCGATCCAAACCTGTGATTGCCCACCTATCTGCGCGAGCCATCTGAATACCTGCCATCGCCAACTTCAACGTTGCAATGTCATCCTTCGCGTCAGAAATTGGAGTTTCGTCATTTATCGCCTTGGCTATTCTGGCGAATATCAGCTTCGCTATTGTCGTAGCGTATTTGTAATGCTCGTCCTTCGAACTCTTGATCCGCTTGATATTGTTTGCGGCGTCAGAGATCATCTCTCTTGCCGTTTCATCTTTGGCTGCTTCAGCGTAGACCTCTGCTTTAGAACCCTTCTCGATGCCGCGCTTCGATAGGGCCTGGCTCAGATACGATGCGTTCGCTCCGAATGTTGTGGCTAGGTCTACGAGTGTGAAATCACCTGACGCCCACATCTCCTCGATCTGGCCCCACTCAGTAGGAGTGAGACGCTTTCCAGTTTTGAGAGGCGTCTTTTTCTTTCGAATCGGTTTCTTTCTTATTTTTCTACTGGCAGCAGTCATAGCCCACCAAGTAAAAATGGGCCGTCGCCAAGAGGGACCAGGGGGTGTGCGACGACCCGTTGACAACCGTTGTAAAGATATATTTTATCACAAAATTCAATTTACTATTCCCGAAATCGCTAAATAAATCCCCGTGCCGGGGTCTTTTCTCAGCCGTCGTTTTCCCTTTGCTATAATAACTCTTGGACCCTTGGGGCTTAGACCTTAAATACTCTAAAAGCTAATTAAAGCGAAAAATTAAAATCCCCGGAATGAAATCCAATCCACAGAATTAGACCTCACTCGCAAGCTCCCTGGAAAGAACCCTGGACATGGCTTCTGGTGTCGAGGTTCTTTTTCTGGATACAAATTCGTAACCATTTTTTGTGGCACACAAGGTGATACGTCTCCTGGCTCTGCGCTTCTGGGTTTCTTTCTTTTCAATCATACCCTTTGATATCAGATTTCGAATGATGAACTGGATTGAGGGCTTATTTGTGTCATAAAAGACTCTCTGGATTATTTCGTCCAGATCACAAAAGGAGCCATTTGAATTTGCTCTTACAATGACTGTTAGTACATTTTCTTGCTTGTCCGTGAGTATCACGATTGTTCTCCATCTAATAAAATCAGCTTTTCTCCGGTCGCTTGCCTGTCAAAAGCCGTGAGTGGTAGGGTGTCTGGAATCTTGCGTCCAAAGTCTGGATTCTCGTACACGCCGTATTCGGGCATGGCAAAGACCAACTGTTGCGTGTTGCGCAACACACTCTCTATGGGCATGTCTTCCATTACTCGGCGTTTCTTTTCCAATCTTACATCGCCAACGCCCTGTTTTTCAAGGGAACTGCGATAATAATAGAAATTTCGAAGTAAAGGTTCCAGCCCTTTTCTTTCACTTTCTGACTTCGCCATCAGTTCATCTCTGAGGGCAATGTAGTCTATTGGGTTACAGTCGAAGTGCAGACCGAAAAACTCAATTCCCTCTTTGTAGTAAGGTGATCGACGCGGTTTGGTGAACAAGAATCCCGCCTTTTGAGCGAACTGATTGTATCTGCTCATGGAGGATTGTATTTCAGCGAATCTCTTACCTTCCATTCTGGCCGCCAGGTTCAACGCTCTCACCGCCACACCGATTCCTCGATACATTGTGTCGACCACGGTGCGCGAATTCAGACACACATTCTGGTTCAGCCATTTGAATCGATGAACGTTCGTTATTCTGGTGTCTCCTCCGCCTGCTGCCAATATAGGAAACAATTCATGTCGAGATTTCAGCAAACCACGCGGAGAAGTCATAACGACACACCCGACCAGATCATCAAACAGACTTATTCGATACACTCGTCCAGCCGTTCTGCCTGTCGATTTGTAATGCAACTCGTGCAGAGCTTCCCAATCCGACTTGTCTCCCGGCGAGATTATCATCTTGCGAAGAAGATCGAATTTAGCGGGCACGAGCAGGCGCTGGATCTCGACATCGACAATTGCTGAAGAATTTTTACTCATCTGTTAAATTTCTACTTTTTCTCTGGAATTGTGTTGACAATCTCTTTGAATTCGTCGAATGGTAAATACCAAAATGGATATCTTTCTTTGAACGGAGCGTCTTTTGGTAAGCTCGTGTTCATCAGATATGGAAACACTTCAGGGTGAGTTGCGATAAACGCAATGACTCTCAGCACATTCATTAGATTGCTGGCATCCCAATGCCCTGATCGTAAAGCTCGAAAGGCTACAAGTGCAATGAAAGAAAAGAATCCTAGGCCGTAGCCAACAAAGAAGCTACTCATTTTTATCTCCTCGAGAAATTTCCACTTTATCTCTGAATCTCTTTTTCACAACCAGGGATGGCCCCAACTCTTCCAGGAGATCCTCGTGGGTGGTGGCCACGATCAAAGTCTTTCCCTCTTTTCGAGCGTGTTTCTGTAGAGAGAACGCAACAATCTTTGCCGTAACGCGATCAAGAACGGCACCAAATTCATCAGCAACCCATACATCTGCTGGTAGATTTAACAGGTGGGCCAGTCTCAGTCGATATCGCTGACCATCGGACAATTCACTTGGCTTACGAATGAACAGATAAGCGTCATTCAAACCAACTCTGGATAGGATCATCAGAGCTTCTTTTGTAGTCTTGCCAACTTGGTCGACTAGCGGAACATTTTCGAGTTGAACATCGTCAATATTCATCACGACTTGGTTATCGAGTTGCAGCGCCGTTTCACATTGTTTCAGCAGCACCGTTTTGCCAGATCCAGATTGACCTGTTATATAGACGACATCTCCGTTTTCGATTTCCATTTCGAAATCCTCAAACAAGATGAACTCTCGATCATCAAGCCCTAGTCCAAAAGACTCGGCGACTTCGATTACTCGATCAGTTCGCGCTACCTTTGTGGAGAATTTCTTGCTAACTGTGAATTTCATAGCCTTTCCTGTGATAAATTTACGATTTCGATGAATGGATTTGGCTACCTGGCCGCCTAAGCCGTCACCTGGATGCTAATTGTTGTCAAAATAGTCTTTGGCTATTGCTACCAGTGCCTTTGCTGTGTCTACCTCATAGACACCTCGCATTGTACTGAGCCACCTCGCCACTAATTTTGCGTCCCCTGCTTCGAAAAATCCAAACCCCAGAACTTCCTTTATTGGAACGCTTCTGTCTTTTGCATCTGCGCTGTCTGATTTTGCGTCGGAGACATTTTCGTTTGTGATGTCATCTTCACCGACCAGGGCTGACAAGTCCATCGAGCCAAGGTCTTGAGACATGAACTCGAGTTCCTTTTCTGACAGACCCATAGCGGCCATCAAATCGTCTGCGTCGTCTTCTGCGATCTCCATGATCTCAGCGTTCAGGATATTTGTATCAACGTCGCCAACAGCCACACGATTGTCCGCTATGCGACTGGCGTTCGCTTCTTTAGCTGTCATGTCGGTTCGAACAAGAACGGGCACATGGGTGTACTTTAGATAGATTGCCGCAAGTCGTCTACCGTGCCCTTTTATGATTACCCCAGCGCCGTCAATTACGATTGGAACATCGAAGCCGAACTTCTGGATTGACAGGGCGATGCTCTTGACTTGCTTTTCGTCGTGAATCTTGGCGTTTCCTGGGTACGGGTGAACCTGCTCTATTGGCCAGCTTTCAACCTTTCCTTCGCCTGCTAAATTATTTGTAATCATTGCGGTATCTAAGCTCCTCTTTGAATAGCTCTCTTGAACTTCCGATTGATTTCTCTGAGTTCAATATGGTCTCAATGTGACTCGTTTTCATATCCATAAGGAATATTCGCTTGAGCGGTTGGTCGCCTTTCTTACCAAAAGTTCCCCATCTGAAATGCTTTCTGTTGTGTTCGTGAACGCCTTCTATTTCGACTATCGACAGGTCTTCTGCTTGGACCTCATTTGTTGATCGACCAAAATAGCTCATTCCTCCGTCTACCACGTAGAGTTCGCCGTTCTCGTCTTGATACGCCACGTAATCGTGTCGATGAAAGCTCTCGATGACTGTGCCGTCAGGGGTTTTCATTGCGTTGCGAAATATTCTACTCATCTTTTTCCCCTAGCAGCAGAAAGACCAAAGCGTCTCCTGCATTTGTGAGTGCATTGCTTCCATCGAAACCCTGGGCTTTCATTATTTTGTTGATCACCTCTGAAATCTCTTCAGCATCTCTTACTGGAACCTTGAATCTCATAATGGTATCGGTTGGCGGAGCTTTAGTTTCATCTACCAGTGGAACGTCGTCGTCATCGTCAAGGTTCAAATCGTCGATGTCTATTTCGCTAGTGGCGATGATGGCCGATAAATCGTTGTCAGAATAGGGAAGAAAGGTTGTAATGTCTTCCAGATCGAGTTCGGCTAATACTTCTGCGAGCTTGCCTGCGTCGTCATGACCCCATCGACCGTTATCTGCCAGACCGATCTCTTTTGCCGTTACATCGTCAATCTCGCCAAGGTTGATTACCGGTAACTCAGTGAGACCCAGGCGAATGGCCGATTCCCATCTGTGGTGTCCACCCAAAATCTCCAGAACTCCGACGTCCAATTCTCGCGCTATAATTGGTTTGAAGAATCCGAGTCTTTTAATACTCGCGTCCAACTTGTGTTCGGACGCTGGATCGAGGACGTTTGGGTTCCAGGGATTGCCTCTTAGTTCGTTGGGTTCTACTATTAGGTGAGTGTAAGCCATTGTCGCTCTTTGATTGTTGCTTCGGATTTCCTTATACTATCAGTCTAATACTTTGCAGGCAAATATCTTGAACACCGTAACGATAATCTACAATCCGGTGGCGGCAAAAATAGTTAGCCCCACGCACCAGGTGGACCTTCATATCCAGCACATTCTGTCGTATAACGTATCTGGCGCGGATATGAGTGATTCCTATCAGAGCGGTTATTGGGATGGTCGATCTAGTTTTTACGAAATGCGCAAACATAGATTCCCCGCTGGATTTGTTCCGGCAGTCATAAAGGGTCTTCGTCAATTAGGGTACGAGGTCAACTCTCGTCGAGCCAAAAAGCCAAAACCTCTTGGCCCAGAGCGTCCTATCTTTGACGAATTTCAGTACAAAGACGAACGCTACGATTTCCAAGCTGAGACCGTTGATCGACTGATAAGACACGGTTCGATGATCGCACAGGTTGCTACTGGTGGCGGCAAGTCTCGTATCGCTCAGATCGCCACCGCCAGGATACAACGTCCAACGCTTTTTCTAACCACTAGAAAGGTTTTGATGTATCAGATGAGAGGTCATTACGTCGACATGCTAAAGTATGACGGTATGCCGAAGCACCATAAAGTAGGTGTGATGGGTGATGGGGAGTGGAGTCCGGAACCCTGGATTAATGTCGGAATGACTCAGACACTTATCTCCAGATTAAAACCCGCTGGCGTACTTGATTCCCAAGAGAAGCAGGACGCTCAAGATAAACGAATACGAGAGACTATTGCCTTGCTCGAGCGGTTCGAGCTTGTCATTCTTGAAGAGGCTCACGAAGCGTCCGGAAACAGTTATTACGATATTATGAAACGATGTAAGAATGCTCACTATCGACTCGCACTAACTGCCACCCCTTTCATGAAGGAAGATGAAGAGGGCAATATGAATTTGATGGCATGTGCAGGTGCCATTGGAATAAGGGTTTCTGAAAAGCAGTTGATCGACTGTGGAATTTTGGCCAGACCGGTTTTCAAATATGTCGTTCCAGAGAAGCCTAAGTTTTTGCTTAGAAACACTTCTTGGCAGGCAGCCTATCGTCTCGGGGTCGTAGAGAGTGTTTCCAGAAATGCTTTGATTTTGCAGAACGGAATAAAGTCCTCCAAATATAACCTTCCCACTCTCGTGCTTGTGCAGCAGCAGAAACATGGAAAGATTCTCGAGGCCGCCTTTCGTAAGAATGGCGTCAGGTGTAAATTTATTTTTGGCCCAAGCAAGACGCATGAGCGCGATCTAGCTCTAAAGGAATTGGAGTCTGGCGTTATACAGGTCTTGATAGGCTCGAATATTCTGGACGTTGGTGTCGATTGTCCGGCACTTGGCATGGTCATGAATGCTGCTGGAGGAAAAGCTGAAGTCAATCTTCGCCAGAGAATCGGTCGAGGACTTCGAGCGAAGAAGGTCGGCCCAAACGTCTGCTTCTTTCTTGACTTCACCGATATTCATAATAAACATCTTGGAAAGCATAGCGCCGCTCGACGCGGTATAGTCCAGGCTACACCTGGCTTTGCTGAGAATATACTGCTGGATTCACAGGATTTTCCATATGATTTATTCTAAACCTCTCTTTTCTAGTGCTATCATGCTGATATGACCTCGAACGCAGCAGAAAAAACGCCTTTGACTATTTCTTTGGAAACCAAAACGCTTGGTGTAGTCAAATTTACGGCCTTTTCTAGTATCTCTGACGCTGCGGATTACGCAATCTTACTCATATCATCAGGAGAGGCAATACCCAAGTCGATCAGGCTTGGTGATGAAGTTGTTATGAGTGAAGCCGATATCAACCTCTATTGGGAATCGTCACTATGATCCCTATTCTTGGAAAACGGATTTACCAGAGTAGGAGAAATTATGTCTGATTACGATAATCGAGAATTGCTAAAGCTAATGAAGGAGCTTTCCTATCGACACTTCAATGTAGAATGGGAAAACGGACTCGAGTATATTCTTTGGCATTGGATGCACCATCCCTCTCCATTAACGGTTCATGACGAACACAGGCTTTACATGGCGCACTCTCGTGCTAAGGGATGGTTTGCGATTCTTGACGAACCCTCAGAAGGAGTTCAGTTTATGACTACCGACAAATGGATCAGACTGTTCCAGGATGAGTTTGATGGGGCGGTGAACTAATGTGGTCGCTGACAGCCCTGATGTATCTTTTGGACCGGATACGTGCAGCATATGTGAATGTGATTTTTCATTTGAAAATGAAGGTGGCGTTTCTGGCTTTATTGGTATTATTGGCGTCTCTTTCTGCCCAACATGTCATGCCGGGCTACACGATCTCTATCTCTCGTGGTACGGCGAAGACGACAACGACGAAGTAGGAGATAAAAATGGGAACTAATTATTACTGGCATGAACAACCAGCGCCGTGCCATGCTTGCGGTCACGATAAGGCCAAGATTCTGCATATAGGCAAATCCAGTATGGGATGGGTCTTTATGCTTCGCGTCGATCCAGAAGAGGGTCTGAACACGCTCAGAGACTGGCGAGATCGCTGGACTGAGCCCGGCTCAAAGATTTTGAGTGAGTACGGAACACTCATACAACCTTCTGGAATGAGCGAAATAATTCTTGATCGCGCAAATATGAGCGCCCCTTGGTCGGTTCAAAAACAAAAAGAAAACGGCGCTATACAGGGTCCAAACGGTCTTTATCGTGGATTCCAAAATTTTGCGCCTATTGATGACGCCACCTATGATCTTGTTGATAAGGAATTTTTCTGACATGAGAACCAAAGAAGAAGTCGAAAGTGTTAGGCTTAAAGTTAATCCATACGAGGGAAGCAAATTTCCAGGAATGACTTATGAAGAAGGTATTGAAGTTGCTTTGTCTTGGGTTTCAGGCGACACTGAAGACTTTGAGATTGAGGGAGACCCCTATTTTGACCCGGAGTACTGACATGATAATGAGCATTAAAGGCACTAATCTTCTAAAATTGATCGAAGAGTTTCGCGCTTATCCGTATGACGATCAAACGGGTGACGATACTGAAGTCTGGGAGCCAGGTGCCACCATTGGTTACGGCCATCTGATTAGCAAAGCTGAGTGGCCCAATTTTTGCGGCAGGCGTATCAGCACTTTTGAAGCTGATCGTATATTTGCAAAAGACCTGTTCCCTTTTGAACTTTGCGTTAAGGATGCAATCGAAAGCTCTTTCAAGCTATTCAAAAACGAATACGACGCTTTGGTTATGCTCGCCTTCAACATCGGGAGAAGTGGCTTTGCAAGTTCGTCGGTCGTAAAGCTGATCAACGATGAACATGCGGAGACGAGTTACGACAGTTTAGAGCAGGCATGGATGGCCTGGAACAAGTCGCAGGGCAAAGTCATGCGCGGACTGATCAATCGAAGAAATGCCGAATGGCAGATATATTCCAACGGGATTTATGAACGCTGGTAAGCTGCTATAATGAACACACACGTATTCCAGTGCCATATGACGCACGATCACTAAACAAGAGGGCGGATCGATGGAAGCACAGCAAACACCACTCAGAACGGCAATCATGCGCATAATGAGCGACATGCTTGATAATCCCTGCGAACACGGTCTGTATGATACCGGACGGTTCATGGATCGCATCGAACAACTTCTGTGCGACATGATGGCCGCACCAGAGGTTATGCAGTTGTCTGGTTCCGAAGCAGTCTTTGGATTGCTTGCCTGGTTGACAACGAGAGACGAAACTACCGTTCTCGGTCCTCATCAGCAGGTTGACGTTAGTATTGCTACTCAATTTGTAGAGGCTAATCGTCTTGCCGAACCACGAGAGGCTTGGCATGAGTTACTGACTCACCCTAAAACTGAAGTGCCGGAAATTGCCAGTCTGTCTAGCGAAGTGGATTTTGATATCGGTAAGCCCGAATGCGGTTCTCTTCGTGCCACCTTGTTTGATTTGAACGGTAAGGTTGTCGTCACCGGTTCGCTAGAAGAAGTTATTGGCGTTCTCACGGAGAAAAAGGGGTGATGCTTACTCTAACTCAAATTGCTACATCACTTACCGCCGTTGGCATTATCGGTGGTGGCGCTCTTACGCTCGACAGAATGCATGTTGCAACGGAAGACTTCAAAGAATACATTGAGGTGCAGCAGCAATCTGACGAAAGGGACTACGTTCTCACACTCAAAAAGGACATTCGAGAAATCAAACTCGCGATAGCGTCGAACCCAAGTGAGGTCTATCTCATTAACGCTTTGGCCGATTCTTTGGATGATCTTTGTGAACTTCGCCCAGACGACAGACTTTGTGAGGAATAACCAATGACGCCAGATCGTTACGATACTTTTGTGTCCGACTGTTGGATGGGCGGCGTACAACCTTTGAAAGAACAGGTTGCTGTAACCGCTCTTGGACTGGCTGGCGAATCTGCCGAGGTCATGGAAAAGGTTTTGTCTGCCGCATCAGCGTGTCTGGCTGCCGGAAACCATGCCGAGCGAATCAAGAAGGTCACTCGCGGAGACGATCCGAAACTAAGTCATAATGTCAATGTAGGCAAAGAGCTTGGTGATATTTTGTTTTACGTATCGAACCAGGCTCGCTTACACGGCATGACTCTTCAGGATATCATGCTGCTGAATTACGATAAGTTGTCTGGTCGGATCGAGCGTCTCGGAACTTTACGAGGTGACGGGGACAATCGATAAGGCGATCTCACTTCTACTATAATCACATTACGAAATTCAATTACGAGGGGTGGTCATGGGAAAGAATACGGCAAGAATCGACAACTGGTTTATAGTTGGCAATTGTCTTTGGGGCAATGTGACCGAACACAGCGTTCGACAGTTTGACCCTGACAATCTTCAGCGAACGTCCGATATCGTCAGAATTGATGAAGAGGCTGGAATTGCTGAAACTCTCAACACTCACTACACGCTCGGAAATAAACAAGAGGAACCTTTCTCATGAGAGACATTATCTTACGCGCTGTCGAAGTAGCCAAAGGCTGGCAGTTCATACCAAGTCATTCGTTCGTCAAGATTCCTGGTCTCACCGAACCTGCCGATGTGATGCGAATCGAATCCGTCATAATGAATGGTTTGGCGGCTCAACTCGTTTTGCAAATTGACGAGTCGGATAACTACGCCTTTCACTCAAACGATGACGGGCGATGTACCGTCACCAATAGCGATCCGAAGAAGGATCAGCCGGAACTGTCTTCGCATCACGGAGAGTCTCGCGCTGTTAATACTCTTCATGCTATGGCTCGCGCAGGATTCATCTAAGTGGAAAAATCGGATTCAAAACGCGAGCGCATGGAAGAGGGCGCTCTGCTAATCACCGGCTGTCCAAGAAGCGCCACTCGATCTGTCACTAAGTATTTTGAGGATCATGGTGTAAGTCTTGGCCATGAAACTGCTGGCGAAAAGGGCACCGTTGATTGGCGACACGCTTACACGATAATGGACACGAAAAACCCGGCTTTCATTATTCAGATGACTCTCATTCGAAATCCTATCGACACTATTCGATCACTCGCGGAATTACTTACACACTGTGATCGCAGAAGTGAAACCTGGGATTGGATACGGGCTCTTTCTACGCTTGGTAGTTGGGATGAGAAGCTGAATAATCTAGATTTTTTTGGTGCCGCCACAGACTGGTGGATAACCGTCTATGATCGTTTGATTGACTTTCCCGTATTAAAAATGGAGCATCTGCCGAAACTTCCACAGACGAATCGTCATGGGCGAATTGATCGAGGATTTGATGTCGGCGGGTTACTTAAGGGCAATGAAGAGCTTTGGCGAGTGGCAGAAATGTACGGTTATAACCAAGAGGATTATCTCGGAGACAGTCAATGACTGACACGATCTACAGAGTTAAGATTAGGAGATACCATCTCTGTCCAATCGAAAAGTTGGAAGTTGTAAGGAGAACCGCAAAAACGGTTACTGTTATTCTCAAAGACTTCTGGCACAAAGGTAAAAACTGCGAAAGCAGATATTCATTGGAAAGCCAAGACTATCTATTTTTCGACACGCTAAAAGAAGCTGAAAATGTCGCTGAAAATATCATTACCAATCGTATGCAGGAGTCTATAACTGAAACAGAAGAATTGCGTGAACGACTCCAGGAAATATGTAAGCATGTGGCTATCAACAGTCCGTCTGATGGCAGGTGCTGTCGATGTGATTTTCGAGTGACCAATCCAGAGGATTATTGCAATGGTGGATAGCTGTGAATCTCACTAACAGAAAAGGCTACTGGTTCAAATTGTTTGTTGCGTTGAGTATTTTGGTCAATGCAATATTTGGCGGTCAAATGTATGAGTCTGCTTGTGCAAAGGCGTGGCGAATGAGACATTACGGTGGATTTCGCGGACTGTGGGCTGTTATAACTATTTGGCTAATGAACTTTTTTGAAAGGGATCATTGCAGAAAAAGCGAAATTGCATACAAGAGAATTCAATCTGGACTAAACAAGGGCAGAATCGAATGATATATCATAAGGGTGAAAGAGTTCACGCGAAAATTTGGACAAACCAGGTCGAAGAGTCGGCTATGAAGCAGATCGATGATCTCTGTGGTCTGCCGTTTATTCACAAACATATAGCGGTCATGCCAGACGTTCATGCTGGTTATGGCTCGACCGTTGGCTCTGTAATCCCAACCAGAGGAGCTATCATTCCTTCTGCCGTTGGTGTCGACATTGGATGCGGAATGATGGCTATTCAGCTTGATCTTAATGCGGCCCAACTTCCGGACAGTTTGTTGGATGCCAGACTTTCTATTGAAGCCAGTGTTCCTCATGGTCGCTCCGCAAATGGAGGGCCAGGTGACAAAGGCGCTTGGGATAATTTACCGACTGATGTTGGGGATTTGTGGCGAGCCGAATTGTACGACGGTCTTATGGATATCTCTGAGCGTCATCCAAAAATTCTTAAAGGCCATGTCAACACGCATAGACATCTTGGAACTCTTGGTACGGGCAATCATTTCATCGAAGTGTGTCTTGACGAGACGGACGCCGTTTGGGTGATGCTGCACTCAGGCTCTCGTGGAATTGGAAATCGAATTGGCCAGTATTTTATCAATCTCGCCAAAGAGGATATGAGAAAGTGGTTTATCAATCTTCCAGAAAAAGACCTGTCTTATTTTCCAGAAGGCACCGATCACTTTGATGATTATTGGAAGGCTGTATCTTGGGCGCAAGAATACGCCTCTATGAATCGTGAAATTATGATGGCTAGGACTCTCGTCGCTCTTCGTCATTCGCTGGGTTTAGGAATACACATTCAAAAGAAGGCTGTGAACTGTCATCACAACTACGTCGCGCTGGAAAATCACTTTGGTGCCAATGTATACGTTACACGCAAAGGCGCTGTTAGAGCGCGTGTGGGTGACTTGGGGATCATTCCGGGAAGCATGGGTACGCGATCATACATAGTCGAGGGACTTGGCAACAAAGATTCGTTCAATTCCTGCTCTCACGGCGCTGGTCGAATCATGAGTCGCACAAAGGCTCGAAAGATATTCACCGTTGATGATTTGGAAAAGCAGACAATTGGTGTAGAATGTAGGAAGGACTCTGATGTGATTGATGAAATCCCAGGTTCCTACAAGGACATCGACGAAGTGATGGCAAATCAGGCTGATCTCGTTAAGCCGATCCACACTCTTCGTCAGATTGTTTGTGTGAAAGGATAATGGCGAGTAGCTCAATGGTAGAGTGCCTGACTGTTAATCAGGGGGTTGTAGGTTCGAGTCCTACCTTGCCAGCCAGTATTCGGAGTGTGGCGCAGTCTGGTAGCGCACTTGCTTTGGGAGCATGGGGCCGTAGGTTCAAATCCTACCATTCCGACCAATTTGAGTCATTGATATGCAAGCCTTAGACTGGATCAATGACATTATGCGCTGGTTCGGCCAGTTTATTCCAGAGTGGGACTTGCTCGATCCGACAGAGGGCGGAGTAAAGTTCAAACCTGGCGGTAAGATAGTCTTGCTGAAACCCGGCCATATTTATTGGTTCTGGCCTATTACGACCAATGTTTACACGATTGAGACTAAACGGCAGCCGCTAGTTATATCTCAGCGACTGACAACGGCTGATGACATTTCTGTATTGGTCGAAACCGTCATCGTATATGTGATTGATGATGTTGAGAAGGCTATCGTCGAAACACGCGATCATGAAGATACTATTTCAGAGATCGGCGAGAAGGTCACTGTTAAGCCCGTCATGAGTAGAACTTTTGAGAATATTCGAATTGACATTGCCGATTCGAACAAACTCAACAATGAAATCAAGTCCGGCGCTCGTTCTGAGTTGGGTGCTTACGGAGTCAAAGTTGTAGACGGTTACATATCCAGCTTTGCAGAAACAAAAGTATTCAGCCATGACGGGTCGGGCATGGTTATAGAGGAAGACGAATATGAAGAAGAGTAAGCCTTTTTTCACCATTGGTTTGATGATAATTCTAGGTCTGTCAATCGCAGCTACAGAGGTGTATGGCGAAGAATACTGTTATGTCCCGTATGGCGTAGGCGTCCATCCAGAGTTCGTTGCTGGAACCTCACTGGTGAAGGTGAATTGGATAGAGGGCGAGCGCGGGATGGAGGCTCAGGCTTCCTACATGTACGACGAGGAAACCAACTCCACAATATGTGTGATAACGGTTCGTATGCCCGATCAGGTTATTGGCGATCCGGATATGGATTCGTTAGGTCATGAGCTTTTACATTGCTTGACCGGTGACTTTCACGAAGGGGAACACTGATGAAACCTGTTAAATTCCCAGAGGCTAATCGTGAACTTACGAGACCTGATGGAATGACGGAAGAAGAATGTTCGTCGTTATTTGTTTGGTCGGACGATGAACGCTGTTTAAGTCTTTGGAGACCCACCTGGCGCGAACGATTGAGATTTCTTTTTTACGGAGAGCTATGGCTTTTTGTTTTATCCGGCGATACACAACCGCCAGTGTCTTTACAGTTTCACTACCCTTTTAAGGTGAAAAATAATGGCTAAGGTTCGATTCGAAATGGAAGTTGAGGTCATGCGACTCTACACGGTGCCTATTATGGCAGAAGATTTAGAGGGTGCAATCGTACAGGCCAAGAAGATAAACACGACTGTTCAAATAGAGGCTTTGGGTGAGCCTCAGGATCACGAGATCAATTTGGTGGGCATCTCACGCCAGGTCGGTCGGAAGATGTACCAATGAAAATGGCGGCCGTTCTTCTGTCTTTATTTTTGGTCGTAGGATGCGCCAGCGAAAAAGTCAGACCTTTTGGGTCACTTGGTCTCGGATATCAAGCTGAAGGCTCGACGGATCATGTTTTACAGCGTGATCGTGAATGGCAGTGCAAAAGATGGCAGCAAGCCTGGATCGAAATAGGGGCAGAATTTAGAAACGGATGCTCAATTTCGCTGCTGCACCAATCATGGTATTTATGTGGATCGCCGTTCAATGAGCGACCAGAAGTTGACATGAATACCTTTGTTGGCAAATGCAAGATTGGAGGGTTCAAATAATAGTCTCATGCCAATAGCCAATTACACAACTTCGATTAAAACCGAAAAAACTGTTGGTGAAATACAGAAGATGCTTGCTACCGCAGGAGCGGCACAAGTGCTATTTGATTTCGACGGGCCGAATGTATCAGCAATTTCATTTCGTTTGCTTTACAATGGCACGATGGTCTCTTTTAGACTACCTGCAAATGTTGATAATATTTACGTGGTGCTTCAGCGCGACGACGGTGTTCCTCGCAAACTGAAAACTACGGAGCAAGCTACTCGAGTAGCCTGGCGAATCATCAAAGACTGGCTACGGGCGCAACTTGCTATCGTTGAAGCAGAACAAGCTGAGATGATCGAAGTGTTTTTGCCTTACGCTCAGAATCCAACCACTGGTCAAACCTTATTTCGTGAATTTGAACAAGTCGGCTTTAAGTTGCTGGCAGCACCCGATTCGTAAGAGGAGAGAAAAATGAAGTCGTACATGAAAGCTCTATATATCGCCAGTTGGATTCCCGTTGTCCTGCTGCACACGTTCCCACTTGTAATGTTGTGGCCGTTCTTCGATCTGTCAGTGTGGCAGGCGTTCCTTCCTATTGGACTTATGCCGCTTGGTCTTGTCATGGTTCCGTTCGCACTGTCTCGCGATAGCTGGCCGAAATATCTTTGGCTCTGGTGTAATGACGAAGAGGGCTGTCCTGATTGGTGGCTTAACGTTGCGGATGGTAAAGGTGGTTTCATTGGCAAGTTTCCGCGTTTTTGGTGGTACGCCGTGCGAAACCCGGTCAATAACTTTCGATTTATATTCAAGGATCGCACAGCAGAACTCGATACCAACTGGTTCGACCCTAAACCTATGGAAGCCGCAAATTTGCTGGAAGCTGGCCAAGCTATGGCGTATCGATGGGCATACGCTGGCCCGTTCGCTGGCTATCGTCAGGTCTGGCTCAACAGCAGCGACAAGTATTCTGAATTCTGGATCGGCTGGAAAGTGAGTTCGATTGTTTCAGGTCTGGGATTCACGTTCCAGTATCGTCGCAAAAGGCAGATCGGTCAGTGATAATGTCCATCATTGGTCATCTGCTTGCGGTCTTGGTAATCTACGTTATCGGCTATGCCATTGGGTGGGCACATGCATTCAGTTACTCGGATCATCTGAGCAATTTGCGCGATCCAGAGGCTGGTGATCGGTGGTGACTACAACGCTCGAGGGCCTTTTGAGAATGACCGTTCCAATCGGCCCTGGTTGTGTTGCGCCTGAAGACACTCAGATGACACCCGACTTTCGTATTGCTGTCCAGGAAATTGATAGTGGAGGGGTGCGGGTCATCATTCACTCTTCTGGCCACGATAGCGACACGCTGGACTTTATTGTCATTGGCAATAAACTGTTGACCCTGGAGCAGCACGAACGTAGGAAAATACTCATAGAGAGCAGGGTCATTTTGCAAAGCGCCCTGTCGATTGCTTCTCGAGAAGGCAAAGACACCAATTGGTCTGCTTTCGGGAATCGATTGAGAGTAACCTTGGAATCTCAAAGTAAACAGTTAAAGGAGATATTGCCAGATGGCTAGATCATTCGAACTTGACGACGAGGCTCATGCTTTGGCGGAGCGATTCATAGTCGATCACACCTGCTCTGTTGATTATGCCGGGGCCATTGGTGGTAAAATCTCCTATGAATTCACAGAAACAAGTATGGGCCTTATAACCGAGGTAAAATGCAGTTGTGGTGATAGCCAGAACTTGACGGATTACGGTCAATGGTAGACTCAATGAAAATCGTCATGGAGTTCCCGCCCAACATTGAGGACATACGAAAAGTTCTCCCGTTGAAGGGTGGTGAAATCTTTGCTTGGAATGACACAATCTACAGCCCCATGACCTCTAAATTACCACCGTGGATGATCGTACATGAAGAGGTCCATCGAAAGCAACAGGCTGGAAATCCCGAAGGCTGGTGGGCCAAATATCTGATAGACCCAGCGTTTCGCTTTGAGCAGGAACTGGAAGCGCATCAGGCGGAGTATTTAGCCTTTTGTTCGATAGAGACTGATCGTAATCGTAAGCGGGTATTTCTGAAAGGAATTGCACGAAGACTGTCGGCACCAATGTACGGTCGAGTAGCGTCTTTTGAAAAATCCAAAAGACTCATCAAAAAACCCAAAAAAGGACCAGCATCATGAAAAAGAGTAAACGTAATTTCACCGAGAAAAGCATCCCCGAAGGTATAACTGCCTGGTATCATCACATTCGAGATAAAAATCGAGTCATCTTCGAAACCACCTGTGATCTGATCGACAGTGTTTCCGGCGAAACCCTGGTAACAGGTCATGCTCGAGTGTCACCCAGAGATAACCCTTCCAAAAAGATCGGTCGAGCAATCTCTCTTGGTAGGGCGCTCAAACTGTATCACCTGGGGAACTGACATGAGCAACACGGTTGTTTGTTTATTGGTGTTGGTACTTCTGATTCGGCTCGACACAGCTTACATCAAGGAAGATGGCCCCGCTGCATGGTGGGTTTTCTCGTTTGCTCTGTTAATTGCGGTGATTACGGATTTATTCAGGATGGCTATATGAGCAAATTCATCAAATTCAGCAGACCCAGGAAGTCGAAAAGCAAAAAGACTCAAATATGGCGGGTGCTAACCAACGACGACAGTCTGCTAGGTGAGATTCGCTGGTTTAGTCGCTGGCGCAGATACGCTTTCCATCCTGACGTTTACACGGTGTTCGAGCATGACTGTCTGCGAAAGATTGCAGACTTCTGTGAGGACGAATCAAAGAAACTTCGCAAGACTTGGAGAAAAAAGTAATGGACGAAAACGAACGAATGCTCGTACAAACAATGTCGGCAGTATCCCATCTCATCGAATTCCTTGATACGGGAGAACCCGTCGACCTGGCCACCGCCTTTGCAATGTTGAAAACCCCGGACATGACCAAATGGCTGGAATTCAATTCAGTGATGTTACCGCTTCGCCGCGATAGAAAGTCTTTGCTCAAGCGGCTGGCTGAAAGCAATAGTGTCGAATGAATAATCGAATAATTGAACAGGGCGTTAAAAATCTAAAGGAATTCGGCTATCCAGGTGTGAACGCTGATAATATTCTAACCGACATGATCTATAGCGAATTCTTCAGGTCAATGTTGAAAGACAATCTCGGCCACTCAGCTAAGGTGGATATAGATATCAATGAGATTCTGGCGGCGTTGCCGTAGCGTCCGGAAGTATAAGTGCTTGGCGAACGTGTAATTTCCTGGTTTTCCTGTGGCGCAGCCAGTGCGGTAGCATCCAAACTCGCCATACAAGAATATGACGCCGTTGAAGTGATCTATCAGGAGACTCACTCGGAACACCCAGACAACGAACGATTTCTGGTCGATTGTGAACAATGGTTCAAACAGCCTATTATTCGACTGGCATCTGATCGTTATCATGATATCTGGGATGTATTCGAAAGGCGTCGATATCTTTCAGGCACTAATGGCGCTCTTTGCACTTCCGAACTCAAACGCATGGTTGCCGAGAAATACATCAGACACGGCATAGACCTCGAGATATTTGGCTATACGGTTGAGGAGCGAGATCGAGTCATTCGTTTTTGCAAAAACAACCCAGAAAGACGAATACGTGCCGTTCTTCTGGAACGAGGTTTAACCAAAGAAGACTGTCTTGGAATAGTCAATAAGGCAAATATTGAAATCCCCGTCATGTATAGGCTGGGCTATAATCACAATAATTGCATAGGATGCGTAAAAGCGGGATTCGGTTACTGGAACAAAATCAGAGTAGATTTCCCCGACACGTTTGATCGTATGGCCAGGTTGGAGCGCAAACTGAATATGGCCATCTGTAAATCTGACAGAAAGGGTGACAAGAGCAAGCCTGTATTTCTAGATGAACTAGACCCCAATAGAGGGCATCATCCTACAGAGCCAAAGATAAGCTGCGGCATCATGTGTGAGTCAGAATTCGTTGAGTAGAAATGGAAGGTAGTATAAGGACTATTTTCTCATAGGTGCGGTAGTATAAGAGTGGTGCCAAAAGTTGCTCGATGTATTGTAGGCATGGTGTAGCCGATGATGGCCACGCTCTAAGATACACGACATTGGCATGGTTTTTGTTGCGAATCATTCTCATTTGAATAATCTCCAGCGCATGGGCAAAAAAAATCAGCGCCCAGAATTGGACGCTGATTTCGTTCGCTTTGGATCAGTCTAGAATCCAGCGTCACCAAAGAGCGTGACACGGAGCGCCAAATATACATCGCTCTCGCGATCCACGTATATTTTGCGCTCGTTTCCAGCATTGGTTCCAGCGCCCAAGACTTGCAACAGATTCGCACTTGTCGTTCGTTGGGTGCTTGCTGTAGCTGCGCTCTTGTACAGTTGGGCTTCCATGAGTCGAGACTTAAGATCGACGTCACAGTCAACTGTCAGAGCGTCTAGACGAGTCTTGTGCGACTGGTACACGCTATAAATAAGCTCATTGTCTACAGTGTCGACGTTTAAGACTTCGCAAGCGACGATGATCGAGACAAGATACTTATTTTTATTCCATGCTGTACGTGGGTCGCCACTGAGAAGCCAACCAGCGAGTGCCAGTAACTTATCTTGTGCTTTGAGTGCCAAGTAGTCATTGCCACTGCGCTGCGCGCCAGTCTTAGAAGCGAATCCCCAGACGCGTGAGACTGCTTCAGATGGCTTTGAGAAGCCAAAAGACTGAAACATAGCCAAGAGCATGGCCATGCACTGGCGACTGTTCCACATGCTTACAGTGCGTTTGACGTCGCTTCCAGTTGGTGTGGGATGATTTTCAACCAGTGCAGCTAAGTGCTTAGCTGCACTCTTGATGGCGCTCGTGATATGACTCTTTGAGACTTGAGCGATGGACGCCAGTGCCACTGCGCCCATGCGCTCTTTGACATGCTTCGAATCAATAGACGAAACGTCTGTGATTCGTGGTGCGTTAAATTTCGATTGGTTAGTCATGATTTTTTAACTCCAGAATTATGCTGTTATCGAACCAGCGACTCTCAGAGAACACGCGCCACAAGCCAATGCAATCGCGATTCTCTTATACGCTGGAAAAATCTCATTCGAATGGGATTATTTTCGCTCCCAAGTGATTGATTCTATTAAGAAAAGAAAAATAAATGAAAATAATCAAAAATAATTCAAAAACGCCAAAAAATGGCCCAAAAATCACCGATCTGCGCACTTCTAAATGAGGGTAATTCGCATCAAGAATCGTGCCAAGTCCGACCAGTCAAAAGTTGGCACGATTCTTGATGAGAATGATCCGCATCGGCCCGACCAGCGAGCCAGGCTCGGATGAGAATCATTTCCCTCCTAGGACGCGAATCATCCGTATCCGCATCGGGCCGAGCCGCGCCTAGGAAACGGCCAAATGAGAAGGATTCTCATTTGCGTCCTGCCCCCGTTCCTATAGTAAAGGGAGCCTTTCCCCTATAGGATTCAGCCGAGCCGTTTTCTTAGGATTTGCCGAGAGAAATTCCTAGGCAGCGGAAGTCCGGCAAATAGGTCGGACTCGAGAGCCCGACCAGTTGATTTGCCTACTTCTGAATGACCAGCCCGACAGGTGGCAGAATCCACCAGTCCCACGTTCCTTCGTCCAGTCCAGACGTATATTGCCCTATGCAAAAGCAGACCCATTTCGTAGGGTGGCGGTAGCTGACGAACTTGCACTCCGCTCCGGTCCAGACTTCAACGCCTCCATCAACGTGAACCGTGATGTCGCAATTTCGCCAGATAGGAGTAACGAACTCCACTGGCTCGACCAAGCCCTCTTTGATGGCGTATGTTAGGTCACAATCTGCCCACCCTGCTCGCTTCTTATGCTCGATGAATTCCCCACGACGACCTGTAGCGGGGTCAAACTCAAAAACCTTCATGATCTGCTCCTGGTGTGGTTGTGGTTCCAAATGATATGGTCACATAACGGGTGATGTCCTGCAATAGCCCGGCTAGGCTATACTCTTAGGCCGTATACGTATAGGCCGCGCGGCGAGAGACTGGTATTTCCTAGGTGCAGGGCGAGACACATTCGAGGTGGGCAATCCATGCCCACCTAATTAATGTTTCGCCGCCATCCTTGGTCGCTACCCAGGCGTTGCACCCTGGGACTCTTTCTTGCAGCTACTAACCTGTC